CAATTGTTGGTGGTAACATAATCATAAATGACCAACTAAAGCTATGCATAAACAACGCTGCTAGGTAATCATATTTATATAATTTCTCTGGTGCGTTATTTTCCCACCATGATTTTTGTTTAGCAGATGCTAACCATCCTTGTAAATAATAATCATCTACAATATGGCAGAAAATCATAGTAAATAAGATTAGTATTTTATATGCAATATTCATATCCTCACCTCTAAAATCCTGTTTGTTTTCCAATAAAATTGATTGGTTTATCTGTTACTTTATTAATCCCATGTCCAATTACTTCAAGGTCATATTCTTCTTTACTTCCATCTTGCCTAACAACGAATTGAACCGTTCCATAGAAATCTCTGATTATAGTTGTTGTAAAAGATTCTTTTAAATCACAGTCATAATCTGGATTATATTTCAATACTTCATCAAGGAACATAACAGATACCAAACCTGCATCTGCACAAAATCTTCCGATAGGTTCTTTGGTATCAGAATTAAATGTAATGCAAGACCAATCTCCATATAACGTATCACGTGTCATATAATGATTTATTCCTAATTTCTCCATATCATATCCGCAACAACAGATATTCCAATCTTCTTTGCTATCTTCTTTTATGATATAACATGGATCAGTAATCAAAATATCTCCATTAAAAATCATCGGATCACTATCTAAATATTCATGTAGAATCTTCTTTTTAGTGTACTGATTAAATAATTTTTCAATACCTGATGACCTTATTAAATCTAAATAATGTTCACATTCTTCATAATCATATCCACGTTTTGCACATTTATTAAGAATTGCCATCCTCAATAAAGTATCTGGTGTGCTATGATATTGTGACTCAAGGTCATACATAATACAATCAAAATCTTTGTCAGAAATTTTAAATTCTTCTTTTAAAAGTCTTACAATTTCTGGTTTTACACTCTTACACTCTTTTATTCTCTCTGCGTACCATATTTTATCCATCTATTTACTCCATGAAATCGAGATTTTATCGGATTAAACTACATCATCTACTTCCAGGTCTGTTGTTTCGATAGTAATTTTAATAGTTGACTTGTCTATTGCTTCACTGTTTGTTATTCTACTATACGATACAGTAACAAGATCTGATTCAGTATTAAATCTTTCAGCTACAACACTTACAATATCTTTCTCATTTAATTCGTAAATTGTTCTCATAAACTACAATCCTCCAATGCTTTAATTACTCTTTGTGTTTGTTTCTCTAATTCAACTTCTGCTTTTGCCTTGATATATTCTTCTACTAAATCAACATTTACTTCAATATCTATTACATCATTTTCATACGGTTCACCAGTTAATTCTTCTCCATATGTAATTTCTTCAAATGGAATAACGTAATATTCACCTGTTTCACCATCTGTGCAGCTAAATGTCAATTCAGTGTTTTCATCATAACCGATTTCTTTTAATTTTCTTACAAGTTCTGCAACTCTCATTTACCAATTCCTCTCTCTTTACATAATTTTCTCAATGATTCTTCTGTGTATAATCTCCCTGTATCTTGTAACCATGTTACAAATTCATTCTTATCTTGAAAACAATGAGAACATCCATGATATATGTAGTGATGATCCCAAAAATCATCCAAATAGCTACAACTATACATTGGTTCTCTTACAAATTCTTTCTTACATTTTTCACATTTGTACCAGAATAATAAAGGTTTTATCTTCTTTACAGTAATAGAATCCATATGTATTTTTATAAATCTTTCTTTTGGATCACGTTTCATTTATCATCACCATCTTTCTTTATACCTATATTCGCTATTTTATAAATGAATTTTGTGAATATTTTATTACTCTTTCGTTTCTTATGTCTTTCTCGAAAAATGCCAAATGCGAAAAGAAAAAATGAAAATCCTCCCATAAGAATTAGACTTATAACATAATGCGCTCCTCCTTTAAAATAATTCTCATCATATGGTTTCCCTCTCATATCGCGTACACACACAAGCATCACCGATAATAATCCTATAAGTAACCATATGCCTACAATTATGATGCACTTTTTGCCTTCAAACATTATTTTCACATCCTCTCTGAAACGTTTGTTTCATATGCTGCTAGACCATCAATTTATCGTTAATTTCTTTAATTTTAGTTCTCATATAATATCTTAAATCTTCTCTAAGTTCACGATTACACATGATTTGTTTAATGTCATTTGAAAATTCAGTAACCATTTTATTAACAATTTTATCTGCCATTTCTTCTTCTAATCGTGATATAATTCTCTCTTTTACTTTTTCAATATCAATCTTTTCATAACATTCTTTAAGGACTTCGTATGGAACTTCATACCTATTATCATAATTAATTTTGATAAGATCCTGCTTTGAAATGTCATTGATAATCTTTTTCTGAATTAAGTCATTAAATTTTTCTTCAAAATTTACCATTTACATATTCTCCAAACTATCTAAAAATTGTCTCATCCATAGATTCTTTTCTTCTACTCTCCTTAATTCTCCTTGCCAATGTTTATATGCTCTTTTCAATTTTTCATCTGCATTATCTCTTAAAATATCAATATATTTCTTAACTGTATCATCAGAAGTATCTAATTCCTTATTTATATCTTTTTCACACCATTCGTATAAAGCTGTATTCAATGACATATCAATTTGTTCTAAACAAAATTTCTTTAGATTTTCATGTTCTGGTGTTGGTGGAATCCATTTTTCAACTTCTTCTCGTACTTTTAGATACTTTTTATCTTCATCTTTATATTCTTCAAGTATTTTTTCTGCCCTGCCCTTATTATCATTATACTTAGATATTATATCTTCTTTTACTTCTTCAAGAGTCATGTTATACGCTTTTTCTCTTGACACTAAAGAATCTTTGTATGCTTTTTCATAATAAGGATGTGGCTCAAAATGATTTGGTGTTGGAACATCTAAAGATTCATCTTTTAAGTCAACAGCAATTCCAAATGCTCTTGTACATAGTTTCAGAAATTCTTTTCCAGATGTTATTTTCCCATCCTTAATGTAAGATGTATATCCTGTTGGCATTATTTATCCTCACTTTCCAATTCTTTAATACTAAACCAATCAATATTAAAATAGCCTTGCACTCTATACATATAAACCACTACTGGATATTCATTCTCTTCTGGTTTATTTTTAATTTCGTATTTATCAGTCAATGGATTATTAATCTCATGTTCATCAGAGTATTTATCACTAGGATCTTCTAATATATATGGAACTTCAAATACATCCATCCATGAACTCACACCATCAAATAATGAGTCTTCTGTTTGGAATTGTTCACCGCCAAATATGGCATCTTCACCTTTCCATTGATACATTTCTTTTGCGAAATTAAGATAATCTTCATAGTTATTGCATAAACTCCACCATGTATTAGTAAACCTTTTTGATTTGTGTACTATTACTATCACCTCTATTTAGTTGTATTTTTTATGGAATATTGAGCAGAAATGCTCTTAGAAAAATTACATATTATCTAAAGCTTCAACAAATTCGTTACCACAATCACAAAATGTATAAATCATAGATTTCATAAGTCCCCAAGACATTCCTGAGTGACCTTGATTTTTCATTACTTTAATACCTGCGACAATAGAATTATCCTTAACAGTTTTAATAATATCTAAACATTGACCTAACTCCATTCCTTCGTACAGATCACCTAATCTAATAGGTACACATCTATCCCATTCGTCCCATTTGTCTTGTGATAAAACTTTATGTCCTTCTTTAATCCAATATTTTGTTAGTTCTGGAATTTTCTTTTTATGTTCTTCTTCTCTTCTGATTAAATCTTGTCTCATTTTTTCTTGTTCATCTTTAAATTCTTTAAATGTTTTACCAGTACATTTAATATATGCTTCATCTACTGTCATATCAGATGTTAATTTGTGACCATTAAATTCTCCAAAATATTTTTTGCCAGTAGCTTCTGCCTTGCTATGCAATAATTCAACTGAATCTATAATGGATAATCCACAATCAAAATCAATTTTAATATATTTCATATATTCATTCCTCTCTTTTCATAAATGAAAGTTTACTTTCAACTAATTATCTTTTTTAACAAATTCACAACTTAGCATTCTAACAGAAGCTAACATTTCAGTAATATCATCTGCACTCTCAATTTCAATATTGCTAACCTGACCAAATTCATCAAACATTACAAGCTTAGAATTTTTAATAATCCCATAGAAGATATTATCTTCGTCAGAATCATCTTCCAATATATCTGATATATTATCTTCTAATTCTTTTATGAAATCGTACATAGGAATATTATTGCTTTTATACTCAATAACAACTCTTGAAGTCAGCCCATCAGCAGCAAACAAAAGTTCATATTTACATTTGTGGTATCCGTTTACATAAGTTCCACGACTAATATAATTTTCAATTTCTGTCGGAAGATTCTTTGTGCTTTCCTCTATATCATACATTACAAAATAATCAATTACTTCTTTTTCTTCATAATTTTCTGTTAAAATCAAATGCCTCTCTTCTTGAATGCTTTTACATGTATTTTTGTACATATCAAAATACGATGTATTATTTTCATCATGATCTTTCTTAAAAAATGATTTATATGTATCATTATTTATATAATATCTACCAATACATTTCCCGTAACTATCTGGAATTACTTTACCATCAAATTCAAGATCAATTTTATTGAGAAGCAACCCTAATCCCATATTTTCTAAATCATCTCTTGCAATTGCAGTAATTTTCATTTATTCTTACCTCCTGTAATTTCGTCTAAACAATTATCCCAATCATCATGATATCCAGTGTAATATTCGTCATGTGGAACATTAACAAAATCATCTTTCTCCGGTAATGGTTTTAATGGACACCAATTTGGTTTACCTTGACAATATCCATCTTCACAATCAATTTCTTTCATCAAAGTTTTATCTTTGTCATCATCTGTAATAGAACAACATGCTTTAGTACCTTCATGAAATTCGCAACAGAACTGACAATCAACACAAGTTCCTGGCGTATCTAAAATTAACACTGATTTACTCATTGATTCCTCCCTCAACAATCTTAATTGCATTTCCAATAGCTTTATTCCAGAGCCTTACTCTTATTTTTTCATCAATACTATCGTCATACGCAATAGTTTTTTCTTCTTCCAACTTTTTGACTATTAAATTCACATCAAAAGCTGTCGGCTGTTCTTGAACAGTTGTAATTGCAAGATGTGTAAATAAATCCATTGGACTTGCATCTTCTTCCGCAGCTTTCTGTTTTTCTTTATCCCAGTACCATTTTGACATTTCTTTAATTAACTTATCTGCATCAATTAATCTCATTCTTTATTTCTCCCAATCAATACACATCCACTAAGCAATACTATGAACAACATTTCTAAAATCACTGTAAATCCATCCATTTATCTCACCTCATTTCTAAATGAAAGACGCATTTCAGCTTATCTTAAATCTACATCATTTCGGGTTTCTCCATCAGAATAATAAATATTCCAATCATTAAATAAATTTATAAGCAAATCATTATCCCATTTGTCATATTCGTTACAATGGGTAATTGCAATTGATTTTGTGTTTCCAAAATCTCCAATATCATCAGAACATCTATTATATAGTTCTCTTAGATTAAGATGTCCATATCTTAATCTATCTTGAAAAGGATTTGGAACATTTGTTTTATCATACATATATTCGTTAATAAAATTTTTATTGCATTCTGATGGGAATTTCCCTGCGCCATGTCTTGTTAAATAAGTACGAGATACATAACAAGTTTCAATATTTATATCATCATTCCATTCAATATTTTCAATTATTTTCTTGGGATTTTTAATTCCAGTGTTAGATGGGGTAAGATGTGGAAAATAATCAATATTATTTTGATCAAGTAAAAGCCCTTGTGCTGCTTCAAAAATAACATTGTCATACTGATTTAAGAAATATTCATCTGAAATACACAATGAATGGCTATTCATAAAATCCAAGTCTTCTAAGAAATGTTCAAATATACCATTATCAAAAAAAATTTTCAACCATTCGCCTGATAATTCAATGTCCTCCTTTTTAAATTGTTCCAAATAGTATTCTTTAATATTGTAATCTAAATCAGTTACACCAGCTCTATATCTTTTAATTGTCTCAAAAACCCCTAATCCACAACTACCATGTTTATTTTTACCACGACTTTCCTCAACGATTTGATTAGCCATCATATCAAATGGGGTTGTTATCATGCAATTTTGATTAATATATACATTTGGATTATGATTAAGTTTTACTAACTCATCATATTCTTGTTTAAAAATAATCGGATTAATAATAAAATCCTCAGATAAATATGTACTTGCATTGTTAAATGTACCTGATCCAAAATGATGAAAGACATGTCTAATTGCAGTTGGTGTTGTTACAGTATGTCCTCTTTGCGCTCCACCATTTGAACACACAACAATACTATTGGATTTTTGCGAAAAATAATCTGTCATCAAACCCTTTCCTTCATCTCCAAAATTTGCTCCAATTACAATCTTAATGTCTTTCATCTTTTAATTCTCCTATTCTACCATGTAATTTCTTCTGAACCAGAAGATGTTGTAACTGAATTTACTACATTATTTTCTGCTTCATTAATGATAATGTTTACAATTTCATTCGTAATACTATCCATAGTCACTTTTCTAAAATGAACATCATCAAGATATTTTCTATAAGATGTTTCAATCTCATCTTCGTCCCATCTACGACCATGATTTACATCTAAATGATAAATATTAAATTTTTTAGAAACTTCATCATATAAATCTTTTGTTTCTACATCATCTTGAAGATTATCCCCTGTTGCTTCAATCAATCCGCTATAACAACCTCTTAACGGAAGATATGGATTAAGCTGTTCATCTCCCATAGTGATGATAATTCCTTTTCTTCCACGATTTAAACAATCAAGCTTTGTATGACGAGAACCAAAATACCATGCTGCGGTATAAGACTCGTAATTATTTCCACCACCACCAAATTCAAAATAAATTTTATCAAGCTGTTCAGCAATACGAATATCTGATTCAAACTGAGAAGCTTGAATAGGATAAATGTCACATGCTAAATCTCCAATTCCCATAATGAGAAATTCAACATCTGTTACTTTCTCATATAATTTAGTCATAATTACATTGAGTTTCTTTGCTACTTCAACGGCAGCTTGTCCCATAGATCCAGTAACATCTAATGCTAAAATAACTGGAACTGTATTTGGATGTTCTTCTGTGTCGCAACATTCCCTGATTACATTTTTGGGATCAAGTGCAGGATCAATATTTGTAGCTTTGAACATATCCTGATTAGAATAAGAACCACTAATTGTTCCATCTTTTGAAACACTTCTTCCTAATGATTTTGAATAACTTGTATAGCTAGCTTTTGTCCATGATCCACATCCCATATTATGCTTCCTCCTCTTCTTCTACATCTGTATCATTATCTGTATCAAAATCAAACATTCCATCAAACATTTCTCCCATATTTCCACCCATCATCATAAATGGTAACATAGCACTCATTCCTCCACTATTTCCATTTAGCATTCCAGAAGAATTGTTTTCACCTTTCATCATTTGTGAAAGCATCATATATTTAAAAATATTGTTTGTGCCTTTCTTTCCTTTTAAAATATCACTTCCAAACATTGAAACAATTTTCCCATAAAAATATGTATTACCCATAAATACATGTCTCTCAGGTAAAATAGTCTCTACTGTTGAATCTTCATAATTAATTACAGTAATTTTAGTTTTATCAGATTCAATGACACATTTTGGTTTATTATTAACTAAAATAATATCACCTTTTTCTACTTTATTTGTTGGAATTACAAAGAAAAATTCTTCTCCAATATCAAACACAAAATTGCTACAATTAGTAAGTTTACTTGTTTTAACATTGTAGCTTTTGTACCCGTTTGATGTTTTTACTGCAATTCCTCCATTCATTGAAAGCCTACACATTCCACTTCCAACTTTCCCAAACATCCCGTTTAAAAAATTGTTCATCATTCTTTATTCCTCCTATTTTATATATTATTTATTGTTATGTGCTTTATTTCTCCAAATGAAACTGCCGTTTTAACTTTAATGTCCAATCATTTCTTTAGTAATCTCTTTATATTTTGCTTTATAACCATATTCCCATTTTGAATTTAAAATTGTAAGAACAGAATTTTCTACATTATTAGAAAATCCAATTAAACAGTTTGCGTATCCATACCCCTTATCTTTATCGAAATCATAAGGATTTGAAATCTTTACTGTTTTAATTTCTTTTAGTTTTTTAACACATGCATTATGATAATATGGTAATTCCACTAAATAATATTTTCTATTTCTTCTATCCATTCTTCTTCATCTCCTCCAACTTCTTCTCAGCTTCTTCACGGGTGAGGAATACTGTTTTACCAAACTCTGCCACTGGCAAATATTCATACGGACTATTCCAATCAGTGATACACTTAATTGTAATTTCATAACTATCAATTATAAATTCCGTTACTACAACTTCCATTATGATTTCGTCTGATGTTGCATCTGCAAAATTATCTTCAAGATCTATTCCATAAAAATGATATAGTTTATTTTTAAGTTTACACGGCAATCTCACAAGCAAGCCCTTGTTCTTCTAAGTCTTTGTAAGACTTTAATTCTTCAAGCCACTCCGCAAGTTGCTCATGTTCTTCTGCACATTTTATGCAATTAGCTTTTATATCATCATCTATAGAATCAATTGACTCAAACTCTACACCTCTATAATTCTTTTCTGCTATTTCTTTTGCATGAGCAATAGATTCTTCAATTGTCAATCTCGCCATCTACTTTACCTCTTAAAACTGTATATCGTCTAAAGTTATATAAATCGCATGAGGAATAAAACAAATAATCATCACAATACATTTCAACAACACTAAGGGCAATGTTGCCATCATACAAAGTACACACCAACTACACGCCCATTTATTTTTCTTCCACCAATCAACAGGATTATGTGATAAATTTCCATTTTTATCTTTTAGTGTTTCATATACCAATTTGCTAATTGCAATCATCTATTTCACCTCTTAAATTCGCTTGCAAGAATTTCAAATTCTACGCTATCATGTAATTTACCATCCATTAATTTTGCTACTTGTCTACGATATCCACATTCTTTACCACCATGTTTTTCGACAAAATGCTTATATCCTCGCATAGCAGGATTCCCAACTATGCAACCCCATCCAAGTCGATTCATATGGTATTTTTCAAAAATATCACATATAACTTGGTATAAGTCGCTGGCAAAAACAGGATTTCCTTTATCAAAACTAATTGCCCCAAAGTTTTCTGCGTTCATAGTCCCACAATTAACAGAATATGTAATATACCCTATAACTTTGTCATTATGAATAGAAACAAAGTGATGAGATTCATAATTATCATCTGGTATGTTTAAATTACCATTTCCAAACCATCCAGAATAATACATATATTCAGGATTATACCAAGTTTCTATATATTTTTTAGTTACTTCTTCTCTATATAACTGAGCTGGTTTTATCAACTGCTTCACCTCTAAAATTCAATCTTCTTACCAATGTATTTCTCTATAATCGCATCCAATTCATCAGAATATGTTTTCACAACATAATTACGATCAATCTTTATATTGACAATTACATTACGACCGTCTACCCAAATTCCACCAACTGTACCACCAGGAACACGAATTGGGAAATTATGAAATCCATTGACATTTCGATAATCGAGTAAATAATGCTCATAATACTTATAAGCTTTTTTATCAAATCCTGCGCAATGGTCTAAGTCTTCTGTGAGTTTGCAATAATATGATTTATTATTATATTTATCTTTTAGAACCATGTTTTTCTCCTACAAATTTTGAAAACCGTGTTTAAACTAACTATATTTTTCTTCTATACCATCGGCTTCTTTAATAGTAAGATTTCTTACTGCATTAAACTGATCTTTATATGATAAATCATCAAATTCATATACTGTCATATCTTTTAATTCTTCTAAAGAATACAATTTACTTTCAATCATATTTTCATCACTGATAATACAAGCAAGACTAATCCCATCTTCATCTTTATAGAATTTGTCATCTATAAATCCTGTTGCATTATTGTTTACACTATCGTATAATCTTTGTCTGAACTCAGAAATTTGACACATATATTCTGCTAAAATGCTATATGATTTTACTGATCCAATTGATGTGTCACCGTAACTCTCTTTAAAAATCGCATCGTCTTTTAAAATATCTGAAACATAAATATATTTCCCATTCCTTCTCTCTAACACTTCTTCTGTTTCTTTGTCTGAAATATATCCTTTACCAAGCATCCAGAACAATAATGGTGTCCCGTTTACAATACGTTCATTGTAATCAATATAATCTTCGCCAGCTTCTTCCATAAATCTATGGAATACACAATAACATAAGAATGGATCTTTTAGTTCGTCTGGTGATTTAATAATATAACTCATAAATTATTCCTCCTGTGAAACTCGTGTTTCATCTAATACCTTTATACAATATGCACAAAAATTCATCTGAAATTCAACGAGAAATCAATATATTTCAACTTTTGTTTTGTGCATATTGTACACTTTATATCTAATATTGTTTTATCAATCTTTTAATAACTGTGTTTCCCACTTTTCTGCTAATTCTTCCAATAATTCATATGAAGTTTTCACACAAGTTCCTTTATCTGTTTCTTTTGTTAGTGAAATCCCAAGTCTTTTTAATGTTTCTTTTACTGAATCTTTCATAGTGTTGTTCTCCTTTAAATTGTATTTATCCATTATATATAAATAGTTTCTCTGTCGCTTTCTCTGCTGCAACTCTATCTGATTTCTGTTGAACATTGCGTTCTCTTTGCCAAATACATTTGAAATCATTTGGCATATTATATTCACTTACTAATACAATATTGTTTTTGGAAAGTTGTCGAAGAAAATCATAGAACTCATCATAATTGATATTTTGTATAGAATATTGCTTTGTGCCTTTATATGGTGGATCAAAATAAAATAAACAATCTTTACAATCTGCAAACTTTTTATAATCACAACACATAAAAGTTATATCTTTTAAGTGCAATGCTTGAGATTTTAAATTCTTTAAATTATTTCTATATTTGATTGTTGAACTATTTCTATCATCTGTTCTGCTATTTCTTGCAAATCCACCATCAAAATATCTACCACCATAACTAGCACAATATCCAATTAATGCCGTATATTTCATAGAATATTTATTTGTATGTAGTCTTCTATTCTCTCTTACGTCAGCATAATGTTCAAACGTACACATTTCTGGGGCAATAGATATTTCATTATCTGTTTGTATGTATTGTAATAAAGCAATTAATTCTGAATTAATGTCCCCACCTACTTTATTCTCACAAACAATTTTGTCAATAATATTTGCTCCACCAACCATAGGCTCTATATAGGTTTTGATATTATTATCATCAATATATTTCTGAATGATTGGTACTAAAAATTTAGAAATCCTATTTTTACTTCCTTGATATACCATTTAATTCTCTACCTTTAATCCCATTTCCATATATAATTCATCTACCGCATTACCTTTTCGCTGCAAACAGTTATATATTTTCTCGTCAATAGTATCTTTACCTTGTAAAATAATATATGTACATTTATTCTCTTGACCAATTCTATGAATGCGATCTTGGCTCTGCTTAAATTCTTCATAACTAAAACTCATAGAGTAATAGATGTTATATGTACAATTTACAAATGTAAGTCCAAGTCCTAATAGCTTCGGATGTGTAAATAACCTTTTAATTCTATTATTCTTGAAATCTCTGATAACGTCATCACGATTCTTTGTTTTAGAAGTAAGTCCCACACCATTGTATTTCTCTGCTAACTGTTCAATCTCATGTTGAAATTGACACCAAACGATTACAGGTTTATCACCAACTTCTTCAAAGCAATCCTCTAATACTTTGTTTTTACTTGTATCAAAATCTGTGATAGTTCCATCTTTATTGATTACGAATCCACTTACTATTTCTCTAAGTTTCATCAACTTTGCCGTAAATTCAAACTTCGACCATTCATTTATATTATCTTTGATATTCTGTAACATATCTTGATAATACTTATTCTGTTCTTTTCCTAATGAAAATCGTTTAACTTCAAATACTTTTGGTGGTAAATCAACGCAATCTTCTTTCTTTAAAAATACTGACTTATCTCTCAAACGGTTGTAATATGCTTGCTTGTTCTCATCCGTTTGATACCAATAATGCGGATCAGATAAATCTTGGGTAAAATAATGAGCCTGAAATCCAAAATAATTATTACCAAATACTTCTGCGTCAACAAATTTCATTTGTGGAAATATTTCAAGATTTGAGTTTGGTGTGGGAGTACCACTAAGAACAAAACGATGTGGAATTACCGTGATTAGTTGTAATAGATAGTTTGTGATTTGAGAAGTCATATTCTTCATTACTTGACTTTCATCAACAATCACGCATTGGAAATCCATAGACAATACTTCTTTTTTCAAAATCTTAAAGCTATCATAATTCATAACATAAATATCTGAATCCGTTTTTAATGCTTCAAGTCTTTCTTTTCTTGTATTTCCATGGCAATTAATTATTTTTAAATCTGGATAGAACTGTTTACAATCGTCCATCCACGCAGTTTCTATAACAGATAATGGACATAGCACCAATGTTTTACCATAATGTTTTGCAATTTCTAGTGAAATAGCAGTCTTTCCTGTACCTGTATCTGCAAAAATACCATAACAACCAGCGTTTAATGCGGTATTTACAATCTCTTTCTGATACTTTCTTAGGTATGGAGATAGCTCATATTGAACTATCTCCTTTTTTGCGACCTTAATATCAGAAGAAACTAACCCATATTGCTGTAATTTTGGTAATGCAGAATCTGGAAATTCCCATTTACCTGCTTTAAACTTTCGTCCCTCAATAGTTCTAACATAAGGGATTTTCTCTACTGGAATTTCTAGTGAAATCATATTACATCTCCAATTTTCATTTCTTCTGTTGCATAACACCATTTAAAACCTTTAACAGATAATACAGGACGCTTATATTTATCTGGATGATCTTGGAACCCACAACAAGCTGAAATATTAGCATAGTTTTTTAATCCAATGGTTTTAGATGCTTCTTCTACAGAATTAAAAATATTTAAAACAATGTTTGTGTTCATATCTATTTGTGCAACTTTCTTTTTTATCCCATAACAACCATGTACCGTATGTAATCCTTTAACATAAGCATGTTTATTATTGTAAGATCTATCACACCATTCTAAGTTATCAGAGTTATTGTTGGTCTTATTGCCATCAATGTGATTGACTTCTTTATATTTTAACGGATTATGATTTTTACAAAATTCAGTTGCTACTAACCTGTGAATATATCTATCATAATGTTTATTATTAACTGAAAGCATAACTCTTAAATATCCACTAGAATGTAATCTAGGCTTTAATATAACTTCTGATTTCCAACTACTATTTTGATTTGAATAATCTCCAATTCGTTTCACGTTACCTAAATTACTTACTTGATAAAACCCTTTAAATTCAGATACATCTTTCCAAATTTCTTCCAATTATTCAGATACCTCATCTTTTACAGATTCTTTTAACTTCTTAATCTCTGACTTCTTCATACCTAAGGCATTTAACTGTTCTTCAAGTAATTTAATTTCTGCACGAAGTTCTTTCTTTCTATCTCTCATTTGCTTCTGTTCTTCCTTTTCAGCTTTACCTTTCTCTTTATTGAGTTCTCCAATAGCAAGCTGTTCTTTAAAACGATCAATCATCTTATCATGGTTATCATCACATTCAAAAACAGAATCATCCCATTTATCAAAAATCTCTTGTGCCGCATTGTAGAATTTTTCATTTAATTCAATTCCAATAGCGTTTCTGCCATTTTCAATCGCAGCTCTATTTGTTGTTCCACTACCTGCAAATGGATCAAGTACAACATCACCAGGAACAGAATATAATTTAATAAGACGTTTACATAATTCATATGGATAAGGTGTCATGTGATTTGCACCGCCAACAGATGTATTAGGAATCTTCCAAACACCAGAAGCATATGAAGCCCATTCTTCAAGAGTAATATCAGAACCACTTTCCTTTTCCATTTCTCCTGTTATACTCTTCTTGTATACATATACATAACCAAAGTTTGCAGCGATAATTGCATCTCTTACTTTAAGATTTCTATACCATAATGAACCATCTGAAATCATAGCTCTCTGTGGTGTATATTTCTCCCAACAAATTTCGCTCCAAAGAACAAATCCGTTATCAGTGAACATTTTATTGATTTCACCAGTAAGGGATTCTTTTCCTCTTCGATTATCTCTACCAATAGTGTAATTATAATCTTCAAACTGCATTACAAATTTACCGCCTGGTTTCAAAACTCTTTCACACTCTGCGATTACAAGCCCTAACAAGTAATAGTATTCTTCATAGCTTTCACAGTTACTTAAATCGCTAGGATCATTGCTATATACTCGAAGATTATGGTAAGGTGGTGAGGTAATCACTAAGTCCACGCTTTCAGCTTCCATCTTTTTCAGTTCCTTTAAGCAGTCTCCGTTAATCCAATTATTGAATAATCTCATATGTATTCAATCTCCTTTTCATTATTTATTATCGTTTATATTTCTTTATAAAATCTAATTCCCCATTAGACTTTAATTTCTTGTATCTAATAAACCAGTGTTCATATTGATTAAAAGTTTCTATTGTTTCCCATAATGTATAATCAAATGGTTGATGTGTTTCAGTTTGAATTATTGTCGTGCATTGAGCTTTTAATATATCTAAATTATTCCAAGCTGAAAGTCTTATATCGTGTATGTAATCTTTACATATATAATTGTACATATATGGTGTATCAAAATTTAATATATCTTCATATAGTTTAGCTTTTACTTCGTAATAACAACGCACTTTATAGTAGATACTCTCTATATCTTTTCTTGATAATTCTTTTTCATTCAATTTTTATACCTTTCTATAAAATCTAATTCTCCATTAGACTTTAATCTTTCATATTCTTTCATCCACTGACGAACAGTATATCTATTGTTATTTATATTCTTCCATAAGTTTTCATCAAACGGCTTATCACATTCACAAATAAGTACGTGTTGACAAAACAGAAATATCTGACGGGAATATTCGGCAGAATAGCCACGAAATTTAGAGTTTGTAATATATGCTGAATCATATAGATAACTGTCAGCTAAAAAAGAATCATACATTTCAGTCTTTGCATTCCAATAACAGCAAACTTTATAATATATGTCGTTAATTTTATCTGGTGGATGTAAGTATATCTGACTTTTCCATTCATAAGATTCTAACATATATCAATTCTCCTTGCATTTAATCATCTGGATCAAATTTCAATCCTTCATATAGTTCATCATTCGCAGCCAATTTTAAAGCAAGATCACTAAACTTATCTCTACATGAAGAACACAATAAAACTTCTTTTGAAAGATATTTTGAAAAATATGTACAACCAGACGTTCCATATATTTTGATTGGTATACAATAAGATTTATTATTTGTTTCTTTTCCACATATATCACAATAGTATTTAACCATGTATTATTTCTCCTTAAAATATTTTAAATATAATCTTGTATTGTTCTTCTCAATTCAGAAATTTTATATTCAAATATTCTAATTTGCTTCTGAATCTTATCTATTCTATCGTTTTCATATTGTACTTTATCTTCCATAATACCTTCCGCAAATCCTCGTTTAGTCAATTTATAAGCGAAAAAATCTTTATCAATTTGATTATAAACAATAGTTTTGTTGCTTTTACTTTTAATATAATCTCTTGATACATATTCAGTTCCATAGCAAGCATTTTTATACTCTAAATCATATTTTCCATTTTGATTTAGATTTCTCTCGTACAATTCTTGTCGATCAGGTTCTCCACTTTCGCCAGTTCCATGCAATAAATAATGTTTTCCATCATAATCAAAAAGAATAGACCAATCTCTCACTTTCGTTATCTTTAATAATGAAACATCTTGAATATTAATCATCAAATCACCTTCTAAAATGAAATAAATTTTTCAACTCTTATGTACAACTAATAAAATATTACTCAGATATAAAGCATATAAAATCAAGTATGTACCACTTACTAAATATAATATTTTTATAAAAACATTAATCCAATTTTTCTTAGACCAGACGATTCCCATGATTGACATAAAAATTCCTATAAGTAATAAATGGACATTTAATATATTCATTGTTTCTCCTTCACAATCTTCACAGGATAACCAAGAGCTTTTTCAATATCTTCTAATGTCATTTCTTTTGGTTTTTGTTCATGCTCTATAATATTATTAAATAGCCATAAATCATTTTTGAATAATCCCGAAATTGTACATTCACCAGTTAAACTGTCTTGTTCAATATTTACTTTATCTATTACATCATCCATATCACCAATTACAATGTTTGTAGCATAAATATATGAATCTCCAAAATCTAATTTGATATCTAATAGAAACAGTTTATCTGATTTTTTAAGTTTCATATCTACAATTTTAACTAATCTCATTCCAAATTCCTCTTTTAAAATTTTTGTGTTTGTCATAATGTCTCCTTATATAAAAGCATCCGTAATAACATCTGAAAGATTTTTTAAAAGTTTATCAACTCTATTTTCATTCTTCTTTCTTACACGTTTTCTCTTATGATACATTGATAAACTACTACATTTAACAAATTGCTTACTCAATTTCGGTTCTTTACTCATATATTTCCTTTCAACCAAATGTAATTACTCCACCTGGATATTCTCTAAAAAATTGTGATACTCGTTCTAATTGTTTATCCGTCAATTTAAAATATCTTTTTCGTAAAAATCTTCTCAAATCTCTACGACTTCTAATAATTCTTCGTGGATAATTAGAAATCCTAAATGTGTCATGGTATTCAAGAACATCAGTATATAATTTTGAGCATTTTCCAATTTCTTTATATGTCTTATCTATGCCTGAACCATATCCTAATTGCCACCAATAAAATCCATATACACAAGGAATATTTTCATTATATGATTTCATAAGAAGATCATATAAATTCTTATCATATAATCCAATTTCAATATTCTTTTTAGAATCACCTGTTAAATAATATATTTCCTTTGGTGCGTTTTCTTTCATTTTCTCAAATTCTTTGTCTGTAATTGGTCTACTAAACCAAGTATGACATCCCATATTTAATTCCTCTCTTAATCATGATTTTCTTTACTCAACTCTTGTTTATATCTTCTGTTTCTCCTTTTATTTTCAATACTTTGTTGTTCTTTTAAAAGTTTACATCCATTGCAATTATTTCTATTTTTACAGAACCAACAATTATCAGTTTCTAAGAACCACCAGTAAGGTGGAGACGGACGATGTTTTCTTTTTGCTTTGCCTATTGAGAATCACCACCTTTGATACAATGAAAGATTTCTTTCATCATTCATCACAATAACCTTCATATCCTGTATAATAATTTTCTTTACATTCTTTGCACGTATATCCTAGATGTTCTTTTATATATTCGCATCCTTGACAAGCACAAGCTTCACACGTCATTAGTTTTATTTCTTTTGTCAATAACAGATCATGTTCTTTTAAAAATTGTAATATATAGTAAATAGAACTACTATTAAATGAATTTGAATATACCCAATCTGAAATGAATGTTAAATGAGTAATTATATTATAAGAATGATTGTATCCATCTAATCCTTTAACTAATTCCTCTAATTCAACATAATATTTGGGACAACGTTCTTTATATAAAGATTTCCATTTTGCATTCAATATTTTTCTCTGTTTCTTTTTACAATCTGCTATAATATCGTTTAATTTATCAAAATCATTTATATCATAAATAAAAGAATACATTTTGAAATCAACCTTTCATTACTATATATAGCAACTGCAATATGTGTCAGTTACTATATATAGTGTATATTTTTTACAATTACAAAATATAGTAGTTTTTACTCTCCCAATTCTGCAAGTGCCTTATCCAGTTCTTCATCTGACATATTTTCAAGTGCTGCGTTCTGTCTCTTAGCTTTGATTTCAAGTAGTCTCTGTTTCATTTCTGCATTCTTTTTAGCATCTTCTCTTGCTTTCTTTTCTGCAAGTTTTACGCTAACAATATACTTAATAATCCAAATCTTATTAGAAATCTCTTCGTCTTCCTTTGACTTTGCATTCAGTAGACTCTCTTCTTCATGTTTCTTTGCTTCTGCATTAAGTGCTTTAAACACCGAATCAAGATTTGTAAGAGATAAATCCCATAAATCAATTACGTTAATCATTCCTCTAAATGGGAACTGATAGTTTGCTCTAGTTGCTACCTCAAATAAATTAATATCACTCATATTAATCTTCTCCTTTTCTAATTAAAACTTAATCTTCATCACACGTTCTGTTGCGCCTTTTACTTTTACAACTAAATCCGATCTCTTTGTCATAGAGAATCCAATTCCTGAAAGCTGATCATCTGTGTCTTTTACATAACACTTAGCACCTAAAGCTTCAAATACTCTCTTATGTTTTCCGAGGTCACTCTTTAAGAACTCATTATAATAACCATTTGGTTCTTCACTATTGATACAATCCTTTAAAAAGAAGAATAAATGTCTGTGACCAATTCCATCCTGTTTATCAAAATAGTTAGGACTATAACTAATTACCGATACAGGAACAAACTGATTGGTATTTACGCCCCAAATCTCACGACTTGAAATAGTAGAGTTTCCAGACAACTTTTCTTTGATTAAGAAATTATCATTCTTATCAAGTGTCACTTCTGCAACTTGAACATTTTCGCCAGTCCTCATAGGATTACTATAATCAAATGAATAAATCTCTCCGTTAAATTCAACTTCTGCTCTGAATCCATGTCTCACTGCACCTGAATACTGATGTACAAAGAATCTATATGTTCCTGGCTTCATCTTTGATAAATCATTCCATGTAATATTCTCTACTGCAATATTACCGCATGGGTTGATTACATCAACATCTAATTGTCCACCCATAGATGTAATTCTAGGTGCTTTGTAACTACCATAATAAATTTCTGTTCCATCTGGTTCAACGCAATGTGCATCTAAGTCATAATTATCATGTCCATCTTCATTCCACTGAATAGAAAATCTTAGAATACCATCAACGTTACCACCAGCATTTTTTACATTCTGTTTCATATCTGAATCCGTAATATTACCTGAATAAGCCCAAGATAATCCATTGTTCCATTTAAACATTGTCTTAGCATCTGGATTAACGGGTGCAATCATAGAAACAAAATTCTTCTCATGTTTGTTTTCTACAAATGCTTCGATTTCTTTAGCTGTTGGAAGTACCTTGTCGATAAAATCCTGTGCTGAAATTTCTTCAATTTTTGAGAATTTCTTAGGACTTACAACTACATCTTTTTCCATCTGACTAAAAAGATCATCCGAATCAATCATTTTTCTAGCAACGCTTTTATTTGCGAACAGCACATTATTAACACTAATATCATTCAGATTAGCAAATCTTCTCTGTAATGAATCCATATAACCAAGTTCTGTAATAGTCTTTTTTGCGTCTTCAAGCATCTTTTTTGTAAAAATAGCCTTTGGACGCTTGTAGTTTGACGGAGCAACAATTTGTTCATACTTCTTAACCGCTGTATCGAGATTCATATCCTCACTTACATTAATGAGAAGTGTCCCGATAGAATGATTTCTAATTCTACCAATAGCTATACCCGCTGTAACTGACTTTTCCCATGCGTACAAATCCTTTTCGGAATCAGATGTCAACTTGTCATATTCTTTCTTGTATTTCTTAAACTCTGTGAGTACACCTTTCCACTCTTCACCTTTATAAAGTGTATTAGAATTAATAAGCTCAAGAATTGTATCAAGTGCTTCCATTGTAATTTCATCAAGAGAACGCTTAAATACATTTCTTGTATCTCTAAATTGTCCCTTAATTTCTTCGTCTGAACGACTTGTTTTGTTCACAAATTTATTCGGAAGTTCTAAATAAAAGTGATCCCACCGATGAGATTTTCCATTGATTTCCTCAAAGTTATAATCTGTTCCAATTTTAGGAAACTTTGTTATATAAATATCTGTAACTGTATGAGATTTTATAAACGTATCAAGTGCATCACATACTGGTTGATAAATTGTATCGCCAAGATTAAGCTCCCAAATTGTATGTATCTGATTATCTTTGATTATAACGGCTGAACCGATATTCTTGATAAACTGTCTACAACAACTACAATCATGCTCTCTACGTTCTCTAAAAATGTCGTTTGTACCAGTAGGAAAACTATCAAGATATACATTCCATAATTCGTCCTTATCAACATTTACTTCAAATAAATGTGTTGATTCTTTCTGCATATCATCAAAGTGATTTCGTAAAGCCTTCTTAAATTTCATAAATTCGTCCATGCTATTACCCTCTCTCTTTATATTATTTGTTTTTATCATTGTATTCTTTTTGCTTACCATCAGTTTCTCCACTCATACTCCAAAATCGTAAGAAATTATACTGAAAACATTCAGCGGAGAAGTTTGAATAACTCTGCAATTTATCTGGTTTGGCTTGCACCCTGTAGCAATGACTACGTTTAGGGCAGTCACTACTACGGCACATCGTAATGTCAGGCATTTTTCTTATCTTCTTTCTTCTTACGTTTCACAGAATCAGCTTTAATTTTAAGCTGTTCATTTTCGATTTTTCTCATCATTCCTCTAAATTTTCCTGTCTGTTTGCTTGTAATTCCCATAGTATTTTTCTCCTTTTCTTATTATGGATAAATTAGTTGTACAACTCCCTACAAAATAAGGGAATTGAGTCATTTAGTTGAAAATAATATTTCTTTATTCTTGGAAATAATTGGGTGATCACCCATAGAAATTTACTTGATATGTATTAACCATCCCACGAATTAGGATTCATAGGACATTCAGGACATCTACAGACTAATTCTCCATCTTTGTCCATGTAATAATCATCACCATAACCACCACATTCATAGCAATAGTCATATGGATCTTCTTCGTAATCGTCTAAATCATTCATCTTTCATCTCTTGCATTTACATTCTTTGATTAAGCAATTTCTGTGTACTCTCAATTTTTTCAAGTAATTCCTTGTTATAATCATCAGGGGGTATGTCCTTTTAATAATCCTAATACACAAAATTTAATATCTCCTAATTCTTCCATAATTGTCATCTGGTTTTCTAAAATTTGTCTAAATGCTGAGTTCATAAAATAATCCTTTCTATAAATTTAATATTAATTTTTAATTGTTACCTTTGGAAATCTCGACTTGAATAAGTCATAGAAACATGATATGATTTTCTACATAGATCACTGGTCTTGATCTATTCCAATAACTCTACTGATTGTCCACAACGTCAGTGGAGTTTTCTTTATGTACAGCAAAGCTATTTATATATTCTCTAAATTCTTCAAAATCTTCTTTAGAAAATATAGCCGATGCGTAGTAATAATCTTGATTGAATAAGATTGCAAAGATTTTTCGGAACTTTCTTCCTAATGTCCTAAAGAATCCGTTATCTTGATCACGATAAAAGCTACCATTCGTATATGTCATATACATATAATCTTCAAAATCTTTATCAATCTTAAAGTGGATTCCATCATCACATCCACATCTACAAGTTAAAATCAACTCTTTACCATCTTCTGTTCTTAATACCGCCACCGCTATATCCTCCTAAATCTTCAATATTTAATTTTTGTCCTGTTAAAACTTTCCAAACATAATTCTGAATACGTTTTTCAATATGTTCTTTTAATTCTTTCTCTTTATCCATCAATAATCTCCCAAATATCCTGTGATAACTTCTATCATCCACAATAATTCATACCATACAATAGGTGCAAAAAAGCATTTTAAAAGCGAAATTGCTAATAATTTGACCGAAAATGCCCCTGCTGCAATGGAAAATAATAGATGAAAGACGGGTTTCATGAACAAAAATCCCCATGAAATTATCACATTTGCTACCATCCCACCCAGAAAAACAACCCAACCTAACTTCCTACGAAATTTATGTATCTTTTCTTTATTCATTATTCGCCAATCAGCTCCTTGTATGCTTTTAATTTCTCAGCTAACTCAGGATTATCACTTGCATACATCTCATAACACTTTGCCTGATCCATTTCCGCAATCATTTTATCCATCTGTTTCTTAATCTTATCAGCTTCTTTCTTGCGTTCAACTTTCTCTTTACGTTCTTCTACACGTTTATCATATGCTGATGTATCAACTTTACAGATAACTTCTGCCGTAATATTCTTATCACATTCTTCTGGCGTAAGAATTGCTTCGATTGTAAGAATACCCTTGTTTGCACCACTTACTACAATTTTGTCACCTGCTACATATACTTTTCCATCATCATAAACAGCATAAAAATATTTCTTTTCGTAGCATCCTTCTTTTGTTACTGCAACCGCCTTATATCCTTCTAATTTTGCCATGTTATTATCCTCACTTTCATTTAACTTTATAAGATTTAATTTTCTTAATCTATATATTTCACCAGTATCAAATCTAACCCTCACCATTTTTATGTCGTAGTCATCAATAATTATTCCTTTTTGATTTTTTATATAACAATTTCCACCAATATATTTAACTCTAGTGCCTACACAACTCAATTATTTACACCTTCTTTCAATCGCAACAATAATTTTACGTGGGTATTGTCGTGAATATCGACATCGAAATCTTGTTTGATTTTACTAGATGTGAATGGTAAGATATAATCTTCAAAATATATAATTTCATATTTATATGTAGGAATTTTACTAAGTAATTGTTCAAGAGTAATTGGAAAATAGTTTTCTCTCACTTCTCTATCCCAATTCTCTTTATATCTATATTTCATGAGATAATGAATCAAATTCCTGTTATCTCGTAAACTTCCCCATATTGATTCATAATCCATTATCTGTAATTCGTCTGCTCCCCTGATTACTTTTGTATAATCATTAATATCGCTCTGCCTATTGACTGATCTACTTACACAAAAATCTCTGATAGCTATGTATCCATAATCATATCCAAAAACATTATTCCAAAACTTATCAATTCCATTAATATTTGAATAAGAATATACTTCATGAATCACGCTTGATAAATTTAATAATGTTTTATTTGGGTTATTTTCTTTCAAAGCTTCTTTTAAATCACTTACATATTGAATGTTTTCTAGTTCATGAGGTGTCCTTATTCCCGCAAGAGAAATCATATCCTTGCTATTATCATATCCTATATATTGTAAATCTGGCATTTCACTATTCATTTCTCTAATTAATGTGCCATCAGCACATCCAAAATCAACAACAGTGTTAATCTTCTCAATTTTACTCATCCAAAATAGTTTATCTGCACTTGATTTCCCCATTCCTGATGTATAAGAATCATAATTCTTAATAGTTTCTTCCACTATTTACACCTCTTTTCTTCTGCTAATTTAAGCCATCTCAACAATTTCTCTTCTTCATGTAACATATCAGAGTACAATTTTCTCACTTGATCCTGTTCCTTATAGAACTGCCTCACATATCGAGGAAAATCATATCCAAATAGCCATAGAATTATCTTTCTCTTAATCCATTTCATATACATCACCCATTATAATTTTCTCCATAGATTGCGATTTCTGGTTTACCATTTTCATCTAACACATAATATGGTGTAATGCCACTATAACAACTCGTATCTTGTAATACATATACAATTTTAGTAGTTTTATCATATATAAAATATTGACTGAACGTATATCCACTCAAATGAATGTCCGTTCTATTAATTTCAATAAATTGTCCAAATAATTGAACTTTTTCACCTTTATCATTTATAATTGTATCACCGCCACATCCAGTAAAAGAAAGTGCTAATCCTGCCATCAATAATCCAATAATCAAATTTTTAATTTTCATTTAACTTCTCGCTTCCTCAAGTAATTCTTTTGAATTTTCATCCATATATTTGCTTACTTTAATATATCCATTCTCTGTACTTTTCATGTCAAATCCACGATATTTTACTCTTGCAGGATATACGTTAATAATTTTCCCACGTTTAGAAATTTCAAATACAATTGCCCATCCAAATGTATGTAAAATCATGTTGATCCACCAAAGAAGTCCACTATCTTTAAATTCTTGCCATGTTTTCTTATCTACCATGTCATCCATATTTATTTCCCTTTCTACGATAAATCTCACATTTCATTACAAATCATCAAACAGTAATTCCATCCACTAAATCATTCCATGATTCTTTAAAAAATCCAATATTTTGAATTACTATTTCTTGAGCTAATTTTTGTTTATTATGTTGAATATTCCCTTTTATCACAGATCCATCAATTAAACTACAAACTACCTCTTTATTTTGATACTGAATATGTACATGAGGTGTATTATGACCATTTTCTTTCGGGTGAATAATTATCCTGATTCCAAATTTTGAATAAAGTAAATTAAAATATTTATCATCTTCAAATACATAAATAAAGAACTTTAACCAATAGTAATCCATAATCTCTCCTTTATATTGAATATTAAAATTACTATGAAACCACGCTTTTATATTATTCTTTCAGTTTAACAATATTAATAATCCTTATATTGGCACGAAGACCATTGTGAAATTCTGCAATGCTTTTTATGATAGTATCAATAAAATCTTCTGTGTATTTTTTTCCAACATCATTTGCTTCAACGATAATATTTTCGATATAATCCTTTTCTTTACAATTAGTTTCTTTATTCGCAATGTCTGCTACATATACTACAAAATATTTTCTGTTCTTCATATCTTAACTAACCTCCTCAAATATATTTCCAATCTGATGTCCAATCATCTTCCTGTCCTTTATCTTCTTACATTTCGTGCATCGACATTTACCAATGACAACTTCCAATCCGCTGTAATCATACTTTAAATGTCGTGGTTTCTCTAGTAGTACCCAATTGTGATCACACATTATTTGTTCCATCCTTAGTATCATATTTTAGTAATTCTCCATCTCTATAAATCTTTCGTGAACATACCTTTTTGATACATAAATCGGTGTCAAAGTTAGATTTTAATTCCACTTTTGTTACAACAACAGGGGCAACACCAAATCTTGTACCACAATAGATTACATCACCTTTTTGTAACATAAGACTCATATATCCCCATGTTTGCGGTAATCTCCAAACGTATTCTTTATCGTCTTTACTATTAGGATGTTTCCCATATACATAAGCTGTTGTCTTTTCTTTGTATGTAATGACATGTTTAGGCGAAGTTAAACGTCCATACTTTTTGCGTTGTTTATCAGTATAAGTATGTTTTCTTAATGTGATACGTTTTGAATCACCAAATTCTACGCCATTATTTTTAAGTACTAAATACATTATGTAACCATCTACTAAAACATTCTTTTCATCTACTACTATGTACCTATCCTGGTTTCCTGTTTTGTTATAGTAATTCTCACATTTATTATATTTATATGTATTTGGAATACTGCTTTCAAAATCCGCAGAAATTTTAATTTCTGAAAGTCTCATGTTCATATATATTCTCCCTTCTTATGCAACTGCTTTCTTATTAAATGCAATCAAGTCATTTCTCATATTGAGATAGTTCTTTTTCTGATCAACGTCATATGTATTATTTCTATTGAAATAGTCCTTGAACCAATCGTCACAATCTACATCGTTCTGATAGGCATATGCAATAACTCCAATGATGGAATCATGGTTAGCGGCATCGAGAAGTTTTGATGAATTGTCAACGTCTAAAGTAATCGTATCTAAATATTCTTCATAGTCCTGTACATCAAGTTCTGAAACTGCCTCATCAACACAATCCTGCACAAACTTTAATGCAGATTTCATATCAGTATGAATTGTGTTATCAATTACTTCTCCGCTCACATGTTCAATTTCAGTGTTTCCAATCGCTGAATACTCTGTTACTTCTGCGATAGCAGGTTTCTCAGGTGATTCTTCGACCGTTTCTGTATCAAATAAATCATCTTCAACGGTTTCTGGTTCATGTTCTTCTGTGATTTCCTCAACAGAATCTTCGATATGTAAATATTCTTTCATCAGAGTAAACAAATGATTGAATCTTTTTGTTACGGAAGAACGATCCTTTGTTCCTTTCTGCCCATTTAAGCAATCGTATGTAATACCATCAATTTCTTTATTATGTAATGTCTCTTTAAATTCCTGAATAAATCCATTAAATTTATCATCTTCAATGTTATATTCTAAGAATTTATCAAATAAAGCAAACCATAAAAATGAATTTTTGTTATTAAAAATATCCGATGTATCACCTCTTAACACATTAGATAACTTCTCCAATGTCAAATAAAAATCAATAAATATTGATTCATTTGCATTTTCAGTTAAGTAAGCACACATTTTACCAAAGTCTTTATCAAAATGGCTAAGATATTTAGATGTCATTATTGCTTCAATAATAATTCTTCTAAGTGATCCATTCTTAATATTCGTATTTGAATAACTTGACTTATCACAATCAACATTAAAGAAGTCCATCTTTAAAATCTTATCTACATATTCAGCATAGGATTCTTCTAATCCTAGCCATCCTGACTGAGAAACGTTCATTGGTCTACATCTGTTGAATCGTGCAATATCATAAGCAATATCTTTCTTTGTACAATTCAAATTGAGCATTACAGGAACTTGATAATCTCTAAATTTGTCTTGTAATTCTTCTGGCAACTGAGAAAATTTCTTTCCACGAATATCAAACGTTTTACTTTCAGGTATTGGAAATCCATCTTCATTCAAAATTACATTGCCATATTCATCTGTTTTGTCGCTCTGATATTCAATCATATATCTCTGTACATTTTTGGAAATTGCAAATCCATCTTCCAGATAATCTTTTAAATTTGTAGAACGCTGTTTACCATCAATTAACCAGTGCATTATAATTCCAGCTTTGATTTCCTCTGAAATTACAATCTGTAAAAGTGAATTACCTTGTAAAATATCAGAAATTAATTCACTTTTTGTAAGTAAACTCCATTGTCCAGAAGTTCTTTGTAATGGATGATTGTCTCTTAATCTGTGCTGTCTTAACTGTTTACTAAGAGATTCTATTGAATAACTGGTAGACTTTGTTCTTTCTGATGTTGTTGTTTTTGTTTCCATTGGTAATTCCTCCTCAATATTTGCATTCTCACATTCTTCCGTCTTTAGAAGTTGTCTTTTTTCATACTCTTTCATATCAGAAAGATATGTATTATATTCTTTGTCCGAAAGCTTTAATATGCTTTTGATCTCCGTAGAATTACATCCTTGCATTATTAAATCTGCAATTTTGCGCTCTATACACCCAAGAGAAGCAATATATTTGACTACATTTTCTCCAAGATTTAATAGTTCTCCTGCATCAATACTGCTTTCTATATCAAAATCAGAAGGAATTATATCAATCATCTTTGTTTTTCCATCGTCAGACATGAGATTATCTAATGATGTTGGATAAATATATTCCTTAATTTCCTTTCCATCTTCTATCTTTGTTACGATTTTACAACGCTTTTGTCTGTTTTTTCTTGTAATATGCATCTTAACTTTTCTGGAAATTGCAAAATATATAAATCCATTGAATTTATCTTCATCAAAATCTTCAATTCCTTTATCTAATTGACTTTTGATATATTTTGTAATCTCTAAATTTGCTATAGAATAACATTCATCCCTGTCAATATCGGTGATACCACCAAACTGTTTTAGAATTTTATCTACAACATTATGTAATTTCTTTGCTGATTCTTCTGGTTTATACTCATTTACTTTATAATAAGATTCCAGAATGTCTTTGTAGTGCATTCGTATCACCGATCCTCTCTGTTGATATGCTGTAATTATGTAATAATTATTTTTTCTCTTTCGTTACGCCTTTCGCATAATCTTCGAGATATTCTTTAGACAAACGTCTGTATTTATATTTAGAATTTGCAATCTTATCAATCACTTTCATGTATTTCCTGTTTTTAAATCTCTCTACATGGTATTGGAAAAGTTTTGCACAATTCCTATTTCTTTTACATATAGCACGTTGACGTTCATAATATTGCAATAAGTAACTAATTCTACTCATTGGCACTGTTCCCAATTTTGTTTCTTCATCTCGGATAAAATGTCTTACGTCAAGAATTTTCAGATCATATTCTTTAATAAGATATTCCATATTCTCAATGTATTTCTCTCTATCAGAAATACAATCAATTACCATCTTAAAGAAATTGCCGATTCCTATATCATTCATAGAAAGTTCTTTCTCTAAAGCAGTTTCTCCATGATATGTATAAGGATTATCATACTTTGGATTTCGCTGATAATCTTCATAGTAATCGTCAAGTTCCGCTAAGATACCGTTAATATCTTCTGGTAGTTTTTCTTCTTCAATTGGTTTAGGTTGAGCAGCGATTTCAGAGACTAGCTGAACATTAAAGTGAAATTTTCTCAATGGTTTAGGAAGATTCTTGATAATGTTTTTTGCTTTATCTTCTGAAAATCTTTCTGCAAGTACCTGACCGCATGTTTGAGGACTACCATTTGAATCTAAACGGATATATTGCTTGCCGTTTGTAATTAAGCAATCCAATTTACATCGCCCCTTTCATTTTTATAAACGTTATTTCTCCGTTTTGAATGGAAATTGTGGGACTTGAACCCACGCCCTATAGTTTATGAGACTATTTCTCTGACCAACTGAGATAAATTTCCATAAAATACTTAAAAATGAGTACAAAAACTACGATGAAAGCCGACTTTCATTTGTGATATTTCTCCATATTTAGTTGTAATTAATTGGAACAATCGCAGAATTGCTAGACTTTTATCTTGACTTTTAAACTAAAAAGACTTAAACTAAAAATGTATAGCAAGAGGTTGTACCAATCTCTGTTATATGTGTTGTTTGTAAGGTTCTTATCTCATATGGTGTTCCCGCACCGAGATAAGATCCTTACTTTTTTATTATCTTGTGAAGATGTTCATATCATATACCAAACATTTGTTTGTGTCAATACTTTCCAGAACATTTGTTTGTATTTTTTCGATTTTATATTTTCATATGTCCCTTCTCAGCAAATAATATTGTTTTCTCTTTATTTTTATCTTGCGTTTTTAACGTAGACATTATAAAGTTTTTATTATATGTTATCGGAAGTCCTGTTGTAATAGCTTTAATCCCACAACTAATACTAATTGGAATAGCTTCACAATCAGGTGATCTTGTGTCTAAATCAAATGAGGAAAACAACACATTTTCGCCACCGTTTTTCTTATATTCAGTTAACAACTTTATAGCTTCATCTACGGACACAATTCTTCCACTCATGCTAATTCCTCCACTCTGATTTTCTTTTTACCATATAAGTTTGCAAGGAAACATTTTTCTACTAAAAGTCTATCCTCTTCATTGTCAATATTTCCCCATTTTTCAACTACATCACGCTTATCAATAGTAAAAATTTGTTCCCCTAAAACCATTGAGTCACATTTTAAACCATTAGATTTACTAGCTTTAATTACTTCGTGAGTGGGCTGCTCAACCTTTTTGATTTTACTGGTTAAGCACATGACAATCAAAGTAGGAGCAAACTTATTTCCAGAATCATTCTGAATTATAACAACAGGTCTTTCGATCTGCTGAACGTGTGATTTAGCTGATGTATTAACATTTGTTTTGACATAAATAATATCAAATATATTAAACTCCATCATATCGTGTGTGCAGCTCCTTTCTTTATCTTATGTACCCATAATACCACTCTTTAGATTAGATGTCAAGATATAATCTAAAGATTTAATCTAAAAATCAATTTATTTATCTCAAGTTCTATGCTATAATACAATTCATAGATGGAGGGATGTATTATGATGAAACTTGAGGTTAAAAAATATGTAGATGATCATTATAAAAATGTTAATCAATTTGCTGTTGCTCTTGGGATAGGATACCAGGCAGCTTGTAAAATTTATAATGGTGAAACTACAAAAATTGCATTTGATACTCTTGAAAAAATGTGTGAGTTATTTAATTGCACCCCAAATGATTTATTAATTTCAACTAATCAACCAAAAAAGAATATAATTAGGATTTATCATTCACAAAATCAGAAAAATAATAAAAATAATTCTGATGCTTATGTATCTGAAACTAATGATGAACTAAAAGAAGCAATAGATAAAGCAATTCCAAATATAAGTCAAGCACTCTATAATATAGCGTTAGAAGTGTTTAACTCGAATAAAAAGGACGATGACAAATAGTCATCGCCTACATAAATATTGTTTAAAAGCAACCTTTCATCCAGTTATTCCAAATCATTAATAAGTTTCTTAACCCTATCAATTTCTTCTGTTGTATGTGGTGTTCCACCAGCGTTCATATCAATATACCATTGCAATACTTCTCTTTCTGTTTTTAAATCATTCACATTCAATTTAATAGTATGGGTATTTAACATTGCTAAATCCGTATATTCACTGAAATATGATCCAAACACTTTTATTTCGTTATTAATAAATCTACAAATGGCGGTCAATCTCTGCAATCCATCAACACATACAAACTCATTGTATGCTCCATCTGGAACTGACCAATGCCACGATGGACAATTAAAGTATATAATATTTCCGCTTTTACCACCTTTAAGAAAGAACTCCAACCATGCGATCTGCTGTTCCTCTGTCCATACATGTCCTCGCTGGAAATCTGGGTTAAGCTGCAAGTTCATATCTTCTTCCATGTCTTTTATCCATCTAGGAACTCTACTGATATTTACATCACATTGATAGTTACCATCTCTTGTAAACTGTGGTATATCACCAAACTTTGTATACTTCATAATGTTTTCCTTTCTTTGAAAGCTGGATTTCATAACCAACCTAAGTACTTATCATTTCCTATAATAAACTCAATCTGTAATTCTTTAGTTTTCCTTACAACATCTTCAAATGATTTACCTCTTATAATTTCATGTCCAAACTTATCTACAGATAAATAGTATTTATTTGTAGGACATTTAATAACATCAAAAAAATCAAATTTTATACGTTTGGTCTTTCTCATTATCTCAAGATTACTTTGTCTCACTATTCAACACCTCACTCAATTCTAATGTCTGTTACACTACCATGCATTTCGTCATATAACTGAGAAGCAATAGTTTCTAAGTCATCAAAATAATAATCCCATAAGTCACACTGGAAGCCATCTGGTGTATCATTAATATAATATGTAGTGTCTAAATCTGTATCAATTGCCACAATAATGCTATCGAATCCACGTTTCTCCGCATCTACATACGCAGAAGTAACTTGCTCTAAAAACTCATCCTGATCCATACGTCCAGATTCTATATCCACACGCTTTGCTTTAATTTTTTCCATATTAATCTCCCACACCTTCTAATTTTGCTCCGCAATTGGGACAATACTTTTCAACATCTTTAATTAAAACCTGCTCTTTACAACCTGAACATTCCATAAAACTATAAATATCATCATTAACAAACATCCATCTTCCACCATGATTTTCTATAATCATTCTATACCCTGTGTCTTTTACTTTTGCCATTTGTAACACCATCTTTCTCACAAAATGAAAGTCGAAATTCATTTATTTTCTTCGTACCATAAATCAGCAATTGCATGAGTTAATTCAATTTGTAACATCCATGTTGTATTTGATCCAAAGTCTTCATTATAAGCCTTTCTAATATTGTCTAAATCTGTATCTAAATCAAAGAATCCCGTTTCCTCTACTTTAAGAAATTCTCCATACAATTTTACCAGTTCTTCTTTTGACTTAGTTTCAAAAATATTAACATGTCCCATATGTAATACCTCCATAAAATCAGTCTTTCATCTGCATTATCAAACTATATCTTCCAATAACTCATCTCTCATACCTTGTAGATACTCCAAAACATCCAATCTACCACCGTATATACAATGAATTTGAGTTAATTTCCCTTGATCGTATAACCATCTAGCAGCCGCATATCTATGCCATCCATCTACAATCACAGCTTGCGGAAGGATTTCATTATTGACACATTCATTATCAATCTCAATATCTTTTATTTCTTCTGGATGATTGATAAAATAAATAATTCTTCCAATATGCCAATCTCTTGATCTGTGTTCTAATACAAGATGATCCAATGTATCTCCATATGATTCGGATATTTCAGCAATATATTCATGTATTCCAATTGATATATCGTCTAAATCAATCTTTCCACAGAAATCCCATTCCCAGTATTCAGATGGTAGAAATTCAATGAGCCTATCAATTCTTATAATATCCCCTGTATATTCTTCCATAATATACCTCTATTCTTTCTTCTTCAAAATCTTAGTCACTTCGCCAACACTTATACAGAATCTTTTGGCAACATCTTTCTTATCACCACTTCTATTGTAAGTGTTAATAACATCCTCGTATGTAAATTCTTTCTCTACTGGTACATTCATAAAACTATCCATAATCTATATACCTCCAAAATCTTTCTATAATACACTTCTCTGTTGTTTTCATTAATTACTCCTATTCTATCATATCTGAATCATCTTGTGGACATAAATAATCTTCCGGTGTTTCTTCTTCATTCGAGAAAATACACATTCTTTCCTGGTTTTTAAATATTTCTTCATCTGTGATGCAAATATATCTTAAAGTAATACGCATATCAGCATGTCCAAAAATAGTCATAAGCTGTATAAGAGCCTGTTGTTTGTCTGGTGCAGCTAAATAATAACTATGTCCAAAAGTCTTACGAAGTCCATGAGTACCAATAGACTGTTTAATACCTGCTTTTATTCTATTCCTCTCAACAGTTCTATACCATGTCATTTCTCCAATATGTTCACCTTTATTAGAAGAAAAAATATAATCAGTTAACTCAGGAGTTTCATTATGATCTTCTAACCACTTATGCCAATTCTGAATAGCCATCTTAAAATCACTGTCGTATCTTAATTTGACATATTTTCTTTTAATTACATTTCCACATCTATCTCTACGCTCTGTTTTTTCTGGAACAAACTTCTGTGACTTTTTAATTCTCCATCCATCTTCATATACATCTTTCCATGTGAGTTTGCAAAAATCCCCACCACGCAATCCAATATTGATCGCACATATGAACATTGTAAGATTTCGCATAGCGTTCTTTTCTTTATTAACAGTAGTTGCATTATCAACATCTGTTTTAAACATATTGTATACAGATAAAATTTCATCCTTATTATACAAGCATTCCATCTCTGTTGACTTCCCACGCCGTAATGTTTTCTGTTTTGGGAAGTTGTATATCGTTGCTTTCTGTTTTTGATTGATATAACACGGCTGTTGGATTGCTAAAGCTGGCATAATTCCACCTCCTAACTATTTTATTTCTTCCAATATCCATATAAACAGCAATCACCAGAATCCCATGTATCATAGAAAAATCCATTAACACAACATACATAATGATTTGCAACTACTAAGACATATGTGCCATCATTATTCATTTTTGTGAAATGTTCTACGGTAGGACGTTTACTTCCTTTTTTATTACTAATTCCAGTGTATTCATATCCATTCGATCTCAAGATATGTTCAAATCCTGCTTTACAATTCATTGGACATTGTACTTCTCTTGAAAGTTTATACATCATATCATAAGCATCCAACCATGAAAGATTTTCTGCTTTACATATTGATCTTACTGCACAATCTCCAAATTCATCTTTTGTATCTCTTTCATTCGGTTGAAAGTATTTATAATGTTTATTTGTCATTTGATTTTACTCCTTTCTCTTAACTTAATTATATTATACACTATATGTGTACTTTTGTAAATTGACATAGTACACAAAATATTTACTTTTCAATTGTATATTTTGTACACGTTTTGTGTACTTATGGTAACTTACAAAAAAAGAAGATATATTTCAATCTTCTTTTAGTACATATTCTTTTTCACCTTTTATTATGATTTCCATACCTAAATAATTTGCAATCAGGTACATATCTTTATCTGTAAAACTATCACGAGTCATTTTATTCGTGAAACCTTGTTTACTAATACCAATTGCATTAGCTAATTCCTGTTGCGTAATCTTCTTTCCAGAGTCTTTACGATCTTCTAATATCTGTTTTATTATTTTGGCAAATATCTTAACCGCCTCCCATCGTATATCTTCTTATTATAAAGGAAATTTATCTACGTAGCAAGTGTCAATATTTAAAATATTGTCCAGGATATGCATCCATATGTCCAAAACAAACATTGTCAAACCAAAGATATCCTTGATTGTCCCACTCAATTATATCTCCTTTTTTAATATTGACTTTTACATTAGAATTTTCATTATTTCTCTTATATCCTGATCCATTATAATCTCTAATACATATCGCCGTATTCATTTTTACCTCCAATATATACCATGAAATGTCTGTTTCAAAAATATCAGTCTTCAATTATATAATCTTTAAAATTTTTATCATATAATTTCCTACTTATAATTAATTCTTTCCCGTTTACATTTTCAAGAACTAGATGAGTATCATTTTCAAACTTGCAAGCCCATAATGAACCTTTATTTATTATTTTTTTGTGTAAAACACTTTCCTCCACTACTTGAAAATCATTAACACATATCCGAATATCTTTATCTCCAAAACAATTGTTGCAATCATTATTACAATTATCTCCAAGTATATGTTCGTAGTACCATTCACACGGAACAAAAGTCATTTTATCTTCCCACCTTCCAATTGAAAACAATCTTTCAACCGTTTAAATTATCTTCAATGTTTCCAGAACAAAAATCACAAATTTTATTTATATCTTCTATTGTTAAATTTTTATGATTTTTTAAATATTCCAGTAGATTATATCTTACATTTTCAATGGCTTGCCCGTATCCATCATAAAAACCTTCTTTAAAATCATTAATCATATCTTATTTCCTCCTTGAAAGCAATTTTTCAACTGTAAAAATTTAGTTTATAAATTTTCTCAATGTGCCTAAGAAAATCATTTTTCATATGATCTCTTTTCATTTGATTACACACTTCACACATTGCTTCCATATTTTCCAAAGTATTAGAACCACCTTTTGATATTGGAACAATATGATCTACGGTAAAATTCAAATAACTAATCTTATCACCACACATAGAACATTTTCCGTTTTGTCTATTATAAACCTGTCTTCTTATTCCATTTCTCACAGCATGTCTATGCACAATATCACCTCTTTAAAACCGTCATTTTATAGTTGATAATTTACATCATTTTCTATTTTAAACTCAAAATTTTCTATTGCTTTTATTAATTTTTGTGGAATACTATATTTAATATCATATATCCTATTTAAAATATCTTCTTTTTTAAATTTAGCATGAACAGCATATGCTTCTTCAATCGTATCATAATAACCATATGTCTTACTATTATATACAGCTAAATATTTTCCATTTTTCTGTAATCTTACGCCATTTGGTAAACCAGTTTTATTTGGGATATTTATAAATAAAGCATTTATGCTTTGAGGAACTAATATACATGTTTCTGAACTATATACTTTATTTCCAGGATATAAAATATCTTTATCTACATGTAATCTTCCATCACATTTATATTTATTGCTTTCATACCAATCTCCAAAATTTTGAAAGTTATGCCATTTATCGCAAACTGTTACTTTATTATAATAACTTTTATTATTTTGGGCATTTGACTCAGAATAACATCTCCTCAACATTGAAGACCATGCTTTATAAACATCTGTAATCTTCTGTTTAATGGCAACTTTATGTATACCAACTCCAATATATCCAGCCGTATATACAGTAATATCATATGGATTTTTAACTTGTCCACGCAAAAAATTAATATATTGTACGTGATCTTTTATATATCCATGCTTATCAAGGAACTTTACACTTAAATTATTTTTATTTATTATTTTGATAATTTCCATTTTAGTTCCCTTAGTATTTTTGTTAATTTCTCCGATATAACAATTCTTATCCAATATAAAAATCTCCTTTCAAATATAACAATTATTTATATTGATATATTCTCCATTTGATTTTTATATTGGACTAAATAATATTATTTATATAGAATATCAAATTTTATCCTACTAATGGTAAAATCCCAAATCCACCATCAATAATATCAATAGCATCTTCCAATGATTTAGCTTCGCAATTGTCCCAGTTGCTTAATCCATCCCAATCATCCAGCATAATAACCGCTCTACAAATATCTTTCGCTTTAAACTGATCAAAATATCCATGACAGGTATTTTTGTTTAAATCCGTTGGTAATCTTTTCTTATGCAATTCAAACAACTTATCAGCGACAGCATAAATATCAATCTTGTTTCTTTCTACAAGATAAATTCCTTCTTCATGATTGTAGTTTTCATTTAAGTCTTTACTAATTCTTGAAATCCAAAAATCGTTTGTGTCCATACAAACATATACACCAACAAATTTATCCTTCGTTTCTGTTGGATATGTGTCGATTTCTTCTTTTTTCTGCATATCATCAACAAGTCTTGTTACATTATAATATTTTGCAAACCTCATAAAAATCACCTCCTGAAACTTAGGTTTCATCATCCAAATACTTTTTCTCCAAATATTTCTTCTGGTTCTCGTTCCTCAAACTCTGACCATCTGATTTCTTCTGTATTAAAATCACTTTCTGTACATTTATCATCATCAAATAAAGAGATTTCGCCCTTACTATATAAATTCCATACCGCTTTTGAAATATTCTCTTTTGGATCAAATGACGGTAAATCATCTTTATGATTTTCAAGCCATTGTTTCACTTTCTTTACATCTTCATCTGAAAGATGTACTGTGTACCATGTCATTCCAATAACTTCTATGTCCATTCCCATAATATTTACCTCTTAACATTATCTTCTATATCTTTCATGTATTTTCTCTGTGAAAAATTTCATTCATCTGTAACATTAATTCAAGCTGCTCAATTTCCGTTTTCAACTTTTTCATTACCAACAAATCGTTAATTGTATTATCCTCATAGGTGGGAGAATCCATGTTTTGTATATTTATTTTGAAATATTCCTGTTTCTTAGATAAATCTTCTTTCAAAGAATTTATTCTTGCAACAATCCATTCATTCATATTTTCACCCCATGAATCTATTCTTTCATCTATTGAATCTTACAATAATCTCTACTCATTTTTACAATTTGATTTGTAGAATAAGATGAATAAATTTTATTAAGTGCTTCTCTATATTCAATAACATTAAAATCTTTTAATTTTTGTTCTGAAACTACTTTAAATAACTGTTTTGTAAATCTTTCTGATAATCCAACTAACCTCATATGTTTAATTTCTCCTGTTACAGCATCCACTAACATAATTGTCAGTCCTAATCCTTGATTTTTTCCAACTGAACTTAATTCTGACAAATTCTTGCTCAAATGTGACGAATATGGAGCGTCCATCCAATTAAGATTTCCGATTTTCGCCGTAATTATTATCAATCCATATAATTCTAAGAATCTTATTTCAAATTTATTTCCACTTTTAAATTGATTAATTTCATCTTGTGTTGGATTTCCAAAAAATATTATTAATGTTGCACCATCATCAGCAATATCAAAAAGAACACCTTCATGATGATTTTTAAAATTTTCTATAACCTGACCTACTCTATATGATGTCATTTTACTTCAACCTCCTTAATATTATTTAATTGCTCAATATAACCATCTATTTTTATTTTTGCTGCATTAGTAAATCTAAAACCATTTTTCTCTGCAAAAACTTCCACTTCTTTATAATGAGATACATCTACAATTACGCTTGAAGTGTCCCAATCCCATTTTGAAGTTTTTATTTTTCTCGCATCTTTATATATTTTATCACTTTTGCCTTCCCATTTAATTGATAATAAGGTTGTATCTTTTCTTGAATATATCCATTTTGTATATTCATGTTTATATTTTCCGTCAACAGCTTTTTTAAGAATATCTTTATCGTGAATACAAATACAAAATCCATTTTTTAATAATTTATTTCCAATTTCCGCAGCTCTATCAGAGAAATCTCCAATAGTCTCTGTTAGGTTTCTATACCATGTTCCATCCCATTGATACTTGTTTGCTTTTACCAGATCAATAAAATCACTATTTTTTTCATATTGTAATACAATTCTATTATTATTTTTTACAATTTCTACAATTCCGTTATGTTTTATTTCGTCAGGCTTTATACTATCTAAACTTACTAAAAGCTCATTCACTCTTTTCTTTTCATATTGACTATGATATTCTTTAATAAACTTACCATTTAAACAATTTCTATTATCAATCCAAAATTTCGATTCTGCTTCATTATTTATTATATCATTAATATCAATATTTCTTTTTTCGCATTCTTCATAAAAATTAAGTCTAATGGTGTTAGCCCATGCTATCTGCTTTTCTGTGCCTTTCAAATCTGGAAACTCGTATTCTTTGGAAGTTTCCATTGATTTTTTATTCGATTCTTCTATTTGTTTAGCTTTGCAATTTTCACAAATTCCTTCAAAATGTCTATCTATCTTCCATTGTCTTTCAGACATCTTTCCAACTACATTCACTCTGCCCTCATGTCCACACGAATATGTTCCATAATACCATGCCATAATATTTCTCCTTCCGTAATTTACTTTTCTCCGAAAATCTCCATAAATTTATTATACTTAATAATCTTCGGAATATTTCCTTCTCTTTGCATTACAAATATATATTCTTTATCAATCATTCCAAGTGGCATGATAAATAATTTTGATCCTTTATATTCATTTCCACAATCATCCATGTAAAATGTATTTGCGTATACTCCTTCAGGAAAGAATTTAACATCATAAAATTCATATCTTTCACCATTGTAATTTACATATTTTCCAACGAGATTCCGCAGTAATGGAAATGATCCTTTCCCGAAACCTTTAAATGGTTTATATTCTGGAATATATTCTATGTATTCAAGATCATTTAATGTGTTATCAAGTTTATATATGTCATTATCAGAGAATTTATGCTCAGACACAAATGTTTTACTATAAAAACCATCAACTTCTGAATGACAACATTCATAAGCATATAATGTTTTCCCAGTTTTATGATTAACATATTCTATTTCTGTCCAAGATACAAATGACTTGTTAATATTAATATCTCTTTCTTTATATTGTATATTATTTTTATTTAATGCATCAATATAATACTCATCCACTTTGTCAATTACTACAAATTCTACCCCTTCAAAATATGTTTTCTGCATATTATCCTCCAAATTATACTAAAACCATCTTATTATTTTACCACATTATATACAAATTGTCCATGAGATAAGAATACTTTCATATATTAACTACGTTTCCGTTAAAGTTTTTCAAACGATTAAATTCGCTCGTAGCTCTCAATAATTCGCCAGTTTCCAGAAAGAAGAATATAGTTCTTTTCGAATCCTTATGGCTCTTCTGATATTCTTCTGGTATAAATCCTTTCAGCAAATATCCTGCCATTTTCATAGAATAAATATTTATATATCTGTTATTATTAACCCCCATTATATTTACCTCCATACATATGTAATATTCGTGTTGTTTGTAAGATTCTTATATCTAATTTTTAAATTTAATATTTCTTTCCTCTAAATAATCAATTAATGGTCTAAAATAAACATCTGGTTCTTTGATGCTAGAAATGTTATTTTTCTCCCATTGAAGTAATTTTTCTGATAATTCTCCACCATTCACTAAATAATTCAATTCAAGAAGATGTAATTTATCTGCTACATCTAGTGGATATTTTTCATATAAGTATTTAGATGGAAGCATACATATCCATTCTTTTGCCAAATAAGTTTTCATCTTTAATTTAGTAATTTTCGATTTTGTCAATTCGCTTATCAAATCAATTCCATCTTCTTCCATATCATTTAATCGAAAGAAATTCTGTATAACTTCTATATCAGTTCTGCCAGAAATCTGTTGTTCCGTTACTAAATCTTTTAATGTAATCATTATCTCACTCCCTTTGAAAACTGGTTTTCATCTACTCTTTTCAATCATATCAAAAATTTCATCCCAATCAGAATAATTCTGTAATTTTTCTTGCGGAACTAATAATTCATATTCTTCTTCAATTTCTTCTCGTGATCCATATCCATTAAAACTAGGAAGACTACCAAATAATTCATTATGTTTTTCCATTTGTCTAAAAACAACAATGCTTTTCTCTGGGAAATTTCCCATATGTGTAGCGTAACTATCAATTTGAATAATTGACTTATCTTTTTTGTTTACATAAATATCTCCAAGTTTCATTTTATTTTCCTCCATGAAATTCTCGTTTCAGACATTCTCGTGCAAATATATCCTCATAAATTCTTTATAACATTCATCGCACAAATGAATGGCTGTTGTATTTGTAAAATATTTATCATCCCGTTTGATTGTAATATCATTACTTTCAGTATACGGATTCATTTCTTTTCCGCATTTATCACATATTGCTATTTCTTTTATCATGCTTATTTCCTTTCCACTTTTCCAACTACATTTACATAGCATTCATGAAATATCGTTACCTTTGCATTCTTCTTGTCAAACACATCAACCCACGCAGATAATACTCTATAATTATTTCTTCCTCTTTCAATAATTTCCATTGCATCTTTTAAATGTGGTGCGCTATCTGTCATTGAAATAAGATATGGTTTACTCTCTTCATCGTCCTGAATTAATAATGATACCCAATAATTATTGTAGTGTAAATCTCGTTTTAACTTATGTACATAGCTTTGAAGTTTGGTCAATCCTTGTAACATAGATTTATTATTATTTTTTAATGCTTTAATGGAATTTTTCAGTCTAAAATTTTCTTCTTCCAATTGCGATACATATAATTGAAGTTCTTTTAATTCGTCCATAATAAATTTTTCCTATAAATCCAGTAACGCAGCTATAATCACCACTACAAATCCAAAACAAGCAATACATCCTAATGTATACATTATCTCCTCTCCTTTCCACTTGCTACACATAAGCAAGTACACATCATTCCTGTAACTCCACCAATAATTAATCCAATTACAATTCCTGTTATCATTTATTTTTCCTCTTTCTCAGCAAAATACTGTCTTTGTTATATGTTTCGTAGCTTCATAAGTTCTATGTATTTCTTTTGCAATCTCCTTATTGCTCATGCCTTTTCTCAACATATTTTTAATTGATAGTTTCTCAAAGTCTGTTATTTTATTTCCATGTCGCTCTGGTTTACCGTTATCTTTCTTCCATTCATAGCAAATCCAGGACGGCTCTGGAAATAATGTTTCCCTTTCGTATTTCTTCCAGTTAATTATCTCTTTATGATTTTCAGCCCATTTCCAAAACTCTACCGAATCAATTAAATATCGTGTCTGATTTTTTAATTTGACCTTTTTACAAGGAAGATCATATTTGTCAATCCATCTCACTACTACGCTTATATCTGAATGAAAGCATTTTGCAAGTGTTTTTGCACTAATTCTTTCCCCATAATAATGATTTAGTCCCATTTTGCTTGCTTTATGCTTCACAGAAGATACACTTCTATCCAAAAATTTTGCCGTAGTTTCAACTGATTGATTCAAATACCTTCTATACATATAAGTTTCTTCATCTTTTGTCCATTCTCTTCTTCCCATACAATACCTCTTAAAGCCTAATATAATTCACCTATGTAACATTTCCCTCAACCATACGTTAAAATTGAAGTTCTCCATATTTTCTTCTCTTTCTGTATAGTTTCCATTATAATTACGGAAACAGTTTCCAGAATCACGTTTGTCTTTATCCCAATATTCTACATATTTATTTGTCCCTTTCATTCTTTCTTCACCTCTTCTATTAGATATGCCAAACCTTCACTATGATGGCGGTTAAACCAATCATACACATCATTTTTGTTAGTTCCTTTTGGAAATGCATACCATGCAGTTTTAAGATTTCCGTTACGATCAACAGGAACGTTCTGAAATTCTTTCCATAATGCTTCTACATTCTTATCAATTATATTCTGTAGCGTTAATTCTTTTCCTTCCATATAGTTCTCCCATCATTTATGAATTTGTTGTATGATTTGCAAAAAGGATTAAAACATCTATCCACTAACACAAATTTCCCATTAACAAAATCAAAATACTGTTTTCTGCTTTTCTGTCCGCATACATAACAATCAATCATATTATCACTCCATTTCTGATACTGAATTACAAATTTTCTGATTAAGTCTCTGATATATTTCCGCTGATTCATCTAATGCTTTAATTACAGATGTTTCATATGTTAATTTTTCCGCTCTATAAACATTGTCAATTAAACAAATCAAACCATTTGATAAAATACTTATTTCCTTTGGTGTAAGTTCCAATTTGATTTTCCCGTTATTGTTCATAATATTTTCCTCCTGATCCTCATATTAAGTGAATTGCATTCTAATTTTCCTTAAATCATTAACCGCATAATCACATATTGTTTGTGAACTTACGCTATCACAATCATCGTTTACCACTTTTGTTAAATCTTCGATAATTCTATCAAGATCATTTCTTAACTTTTCTGTTTCGTTGAATGTAAGAATCGTGCATTCTTTCAACATAAATATTTCCTCCTACAAATTAGTTGCGTTTCCATCTGCATCGTATTTAATTGGCTCAAAATGTCCTACATACCCAATATCTGTTTCCTTATCATAAATTCTTATTGAATGACCTGTACCACCTTCAAATGAATAACGTTTATCATCAGATTCTAATAAATTAATTATATGTTCAACAATATTACATAACTGTATGGCTTCTTCTTTCTGTTTTTCGACTTTTGTTATTTTTACATAAAACTTATGATTAAAACACCATTTAAGTGAATGTAATACATTTAATGTTTTATCGTACGTTCCACCAATAACACATCCATCTTCATAACAAAATCCTTTACTATCATCAAAATAAATATATTCATCTTCTTCTAATCCATCAGAAAATAATTTATCTGTATTTCCTAATTGGACAGAATTAAGACCGGCTTGTAAAGTAACTTCTCTATATTCATTTGTTGGATAAAATTGCATATGTATTCCCTGTTCCTTTCTGCAAATTAATTAGTTTTATAAATATTACTTTATGATTCGTAATTTCCTTTTTGAACTTCATTTTTAATGTAAAGTGGAATAATCCCAAATAACCAAAATGAAGTTTGCTTTATATATTGTTCACCAACTTTTGTATAATAACCAGATTGCTTAACTTTTTTAATGTAAAATCTTTCTCTTTTAACTAACATATAACAATCTCCTTTCGATCAAAAATCTATTCTAATTCTTCTATTGAAAATCCATATTTTTCTTCGAATTCATTTTCCCCGTAAGTCTCTAACATATCCATAATATTAGGATGTTGCCAATCAACAAATTCAAATAATTCTTCTGCTACATCTTTGTGTCCATTACATTCTTCTACAAAATCATTTCCCGTATAACAACTATGAAGAACATTTTTAATTTCTTCCTTATTTAATTTTGTATCTATATTAATTTCATTCAAATCAATATCTGGAATATAAATAATATCATCAGTTATTTCAAAATCACTTTTATATATAATACAGTCCTGTCCATCCGAAAAATGAAATAAATCTTTAAGTCTATATCCTTCGATTAATTTTTTCTTTAATTCTTTTGCTGTCATATTTATTATTCCTTTCTTAAAATCATCATTTCATTAAAATCCTAAAATCATCAATATAATTGCTACTACTAACATTACAAATGACATCAAAGCTAAAAATACTCTCTCACCATCTCTTTCGTCATTATAATTTGTAAGTATATACCAACAAGCCAAACTGATTATCGCACTCGAAATACTTCTCATAATTTCCTCCAATTCTTCTTTTATATTATAATTTGTTAATTTCTTCTGCAATTTTCTTCAATACATTACCGCCTTCTATTTTCTCAATGCTATCTCCATTTTCCCATATTGTTAAAATTGGGTAATCATTATATTGTGGATCAAAATAAGTTTTGTCACACATTTTCTTTCTTATCATGTTAATATCTTCTGATATACAAGCAGTGCGCCCTGTGTTGTATTCTTCTAATATATATATTTTCATTTAATTTTCCTCCTGAAACTCTTGTTTCATTACTGCTCACATTCTGTTCTAATTCTTGAACCAACAAAAAACCAATTCTTAGGCTGACTTCTCCATGAATTAGGATCAGCTTCTTTATGTTTATTGTCATATCCGATCAATAAATTATTTCTATCCAATGAATTAATAACTCTTCCATTAATCTTATAATCATAAATGGGTAAACATTCTTTTTCACCTGTTTTATGAATAATAAATCGCACTCTCCAAAAATCATTAATATATCTCAAAAATACATTTCCCTTACCATATTTTGATTCTAAATATTTATATTGTTCTATTACTTCATTCTGTTTTGGTGTAAGTTTCATATTTTCTTCCTCCAATTCTCAATTTGAAATATCTCTTTCATCTATTGATTCTCTGTTAATTAAAATAGGTGGCACTCTATATCAAGTACCACCCATAAGTATGTAATATTATCGTTCTATGTATTCCCATTCCGCAATAAAGTCAAATGCTTCATTGTAATACATAGGGTTCAAATCCTTGTAAGAACTACATCCAAACTTTTCCTTTAACTCATTCCACATATTAATGAAATAGCTTTTTGAGTAACATTTGTATTTAGTTCCATGCGCTCCATCCAGAAGTTTATTAATTCTGTCTTTCGCTGCTTTATACAACTTCTGTTGCTGTCTAGTGGATAATGTCATATTTTCCACCATCTTGTTAAGCATTTCCGTTTGCTCTCCGAGAAGATCTTCCATTGCATTAATCTGAACTTGCATTCCTTCGATACGTCCTGTGAGTCCTAAATCATTATGTAATGCTTCTTTCTGTTCTTCTGTCTCATAGAATGCTTTATGAAGTACATCCGCAGCATTTAATTGATATTCAAGAAGATTGCTTACCGCTTCTGGATTTTCCCTTTTCATTGTTGGCGTTAAACGAATTTGAGCTAGCCACATAGGAACGAATTTTTCCACTAAAACTAGCGTATTTCGTACCTGACCGTCAAATTTGACGGGTAGGTTTATCCAGCTATTTTCAAATAAAACATTTGACTTTACCTTCTTGACTTCATTATCTGCTTGATTCTCATTAAGTCCAATATCAATGCTTGCTTTTCTAATAGCCAACCAAACATTTCCATCTTCTGTCTTAACTCCAAGAAGATTGTTTCCATTAAAAGGGATTAATTTTACTTCCATTTCATTCATAATTGATTCCTCCTGTACTTGCATATTATTTAGTTCTCAATGTGCATTTGTAAAATATTGGAAATTTTCTGATTGACTAATCGTGTTGAAATGATATATAATAGATAAGTCAATCAGTTAATGGTTTTCCATGCTGATGGCGGTTAATGGTGGTTTCTAGTTTCTCAGGCTGTGAACCACCATTTCTATTTCTGCTTATCTTTCTCCCGTTCTACAAGAATCATTCTTATGAGATTAGAAAAATTTGTCCCCTTTTCTTGTGCTTCTCTTTCCAATGATTCCTCCAATTCTTTTGAAATATAAACAGACTTTCTTATTCCATTCTGCTTAGGTTTCGCCATTGGATTTCCTCCTTACGTCTATTATATTATCATTTTAACAGGTACTTGTCAACATCTATTTTCATTATTTTTATGTTCATAAGCACTATCGTAGTTACTAAAATTTCCATTCTAACAACTACTAACTACAAACGAATCATGCTATATGTAATCCTGATGCTTTCAATAATGCCTCAAATGTGTTTATCAATTCTATCCTCATTTTCTTTTTTGCCACTGAACCTTTTCCGCCTTCTCTTATACTATCATCCAGGCGTGTTTTGTATTTTCTTACTTTATCATTCGCAAACAGATCAATCTCTTCTATTTTCCATTATCCATCTGCATCCGCATAAAAACATGTGTATTCTGTTTATTTCTATCTGTATATTCTATAAAACTTGCTAAATTCTGCATATGTATTTCCTCCATCAACTAAATATTGCAATAAGAAATAAAATTGTAAGACCGATGCCAATACAATAACCTAACTCGTACATTTTAATTTTCCATCCTCCTGTTTTTGAATATAAAAATAGCCTCATAGATTTATTCTCTACAAGGCTACATAGTTTCCGTTATTCTATTAATTACAAAAGCCCTCAAATATTTCTATTCAAGAGCTTATCAGGGGAGTTAATACCATACACATCATTCTCAAACATCACTCCCGTATACTTTGTAAGTATATATAAATATTAGTATGTTGTCAATCAAAAATATATCTGATATTATCCAGATCAATCATAGTTCCATTGTCATTAATCCCTCTGAAAAAATTAAATGAGTCACTTTTCATTAACTTTGATGTTCTAGCAAACTTTTCTAAAATTTCCTTTGAAGCTTTATCATGCCCGTTTTCTGTCCAACAATCTGTTTCAATTCCACACCAACAAACTGTTATATTTTCTGGAATACTCACATAAGGTTTAAATATTTCTGGAATTAAAATTCTCTTAATTTGTGAAGGAGTAACTTTCTCTGTGATATATTCTATGTAGTCATCTTTATGTATTTCAATATCTGACATTTCATGCTCTGTTGCTGAACAATCTACTTCCAATAAAGCTGCACCGTAGTTAGGAAATGAGTTTTGATTTTTAATTGGTGAAAATAGATATACAACAGATGTGCTATTATCACTACGTTTTCCATCACTCCAATTATTATTTCCACATTCATCCATGCTCAAAATTCCATTTTTACAAATGGTTTCTAAATCACAAATATCTACGTTCTTATATAATATCATAAGATTAACTCCTTCCGTTTTCTTTCTATTATATCAGTATTTTTCGCTTTTTGAAAGATACATTTCATCTGTTAGTCTTCATCTGGTTCATCCCATCCGTATGTATCTCTAACTTGTTCTAAAATATCATCACTGGAAATCATAGCACTACAACAAAGACATATAGGGATGGTTTTCTGTACACGTTTTCCATTTTTCTTTCCATGATATGTATATTTCCCAATAGGCACTCTATTATTAGTTGTATTACAATACCAACAATTTGACATAACTATTTCCTCCATAACGTTCTTTATATATTATTTCCTATCATTCCTTATATAAAGGATTTACACCAGCAGATTTTTCAATAGTCTTTCTTGCATTCTCAATCATCTGTTCTGCATTTCCCATATTGTCAATGTTTACTTTTAAATTTTCCATAGCTTCTGAACGTGTTTTCCCTTTTGCTATCAGCAAACCAACTCTTTTAACAGATATTTTCCATTCGTCATTATCACGTAATATAAAGAAATCTATTCCATATTTAGTAAAACATTCTGCAATAACTTTTCTCCATGCAGAATGATCTTTATTATGAAATACAATGTAAACTTCCTGGATGTCTTTTTCTTTGTGTTCTGCTTTCTTACGTGGATTATACTCAACAGGTTCTTTAAAATCTGAACTCGTAATATTTTCCAGATATGCCATTCTTTCCTTATAACCTTTAGGAAGTTTCAAGCCTGTTACACACTCAAAGATTTTAATGCTTGCTTTATTTCCATTATGTAAACGTTCTTTAATCTGGTTCTTACAATATGGAATATCATAATAATGGATTAATGGCAATAAATTATAATTCCATTTCTTTTCCATGCCATATACATCAAGAAAAATATCATCAATAATTTTAGTTTCCATTTCTGGTAAACGTTCCATATCTTCTGCAAGTAAAGTCTTAACACGTTCTATTTCTTTCCGTTCCTGTTCTACTTTTCCCAACGCAGCACGTTCATTTTCTTCCTGTAAACGTTTCTGTTCTTCCATATATACTTTATGGTCTGCAATAGCTTTTTTCATAGCTTGTTCTGTATCAAGTCCGTTATTGATAAGGTATTCAACAAAACCATATTCTGTCTTTTTCAATTCTATATAAGTCTTTTCATTCTTGTTGACAAACTTATATAATGTTTTCGGTTTGGTCAATTCGCCATTACGCTTATAGTATGTATAGTTCTCTACTTTTTCCAGATAGTAACCTTCTAAAAGCTTTAAGCAAAGATAATCTACCATATTATATATTTTTCCATCATATCTAATTAATTTGTCAAATAAGTTTTCCACTTTTGTTTTACGTGGTTCTTTGATATTGTCTGTAAATCCGAAATAAAAGCTATCTGTTTCAATCATATTCTTATCCTCCATCACTCACATTTAAAACTGTCTAATACGTTCTTTAAATTTTCCAACTGATTCTCTGCTTCTGTTCTTGCGTATTCGTCAACAAGAAATTGTTTTCTTTCCTGTCTACATTCTTCAAGAACATTCTGTAGTTTTGTATCTATACTATTAATGATAACAGTTTCCGCTGTTTCCCAGTCCTCTACTTCTTGCGATTCTCTTTCTTTAAGGTAACGATTGTATAAATCACGTTCCTGTAATTTCTGTTCTATGTCATCATCTGGAATAGGATCGTCAATCCAATTCTGCATACAGAAATGTAACAATTCTATTGATTTTCCATTGTATGTAGACATATGGAAACTATTTCCACCAGCTACGTCATACCACATTGTTATAATTCCATCTTCTGAAATTTCTACAATGTAGCGTAAATTTTTATTCTCTAAAGCTGATTTATACGCTTCAATTCCTTTATGGATGATTCTTTCTTTATTCTGTTCAATCAGTTCTAGCCATTCTCTGTTAGTCATTCTTATACCTCCAAAATTTTCCACTAAAAAAGGAAACTAATTCAATTTAGTCTCCTTTTTAGTATTCTCTATTATTCTATTCTTCATCATATCTTTCATTAATGACATCTATAATATCATCCAGATACATTTCTTCATTGTATGTTGATTGATTAGAAATTTCTAATATTTTATTATCTATATCAAAATTAAAATAAATACCGTAATCAATTCCTCCTGCATTAATTGTCACTGTCCATTCATCAATGTTATTTACTCCGTTATTTACTTTATTCAAACAATACGCAAGTGAGTTTACACTCCTTTCAATGTCCACTGAATATCTCATTCTTATTTCCTCCTATTCTCACATTCCATAGAAAACACTTTCTTTTCTATTTTTAATCATTCTAGCATGCTGATTTTACAATTCTATAATCCTGTTCTTCCCATCCATCTGCAATAAGATCGTCATACAATTTATTAAATTCTTCTGCATTGTAAATAGTTCCTAAACCCTCTGTAATATCTCGATACTCACCATCTCCAAAATCCCAAAAGACTTTCTCTTCCGTTCCTTTTTTTATTACTATATCCATGTGCTATCCCCCTTTACAATATCTCAACTTCTTTCACATTCCATGTGATTTTTGTTAAATCATCAGAAATTTTCCCATCATAACTCTGATGTGTAGAATCCCATATGAGTTCTACTGTATCATCTGGACGTACACAAGCCCATAAATGATCATGATTTACTTTTGTGATACAGATAATTCCTGTATCGTCAAATGTTCTATGCTTTTCTGCTCTTTCCTGTTTTAATAATTCCATTGCTTTTTCATAATTTGTCATAGTATCAACCCTCCATCACGTTTTGACCTGTTTATATTATTGATTATATTACAATGCTTTTAATTTCACAACACCATTATATATAGTAAATTTTCCATATACATAATTGTCTTGTGTAAAATCATAATCGTAAACGTGCCATAATTCCAATTCAGTGTTACATTTCCATCTGTTCTTATTTAAGATGTCGCAAATTTTCTTTGCGCTTCTATCCGAAGCAAAGAAAGCATATGTTTTTGAATGTAGATACTCCGTTCCCTTATTTGTCATTGCAATTAATTTCATGTTATCAATTCCTTCCTTATTATATAGTGTTCTGTTTGACCGTTCAATCGGCATACAGAACTATTTTCCGTATGCCTATCAACGGTCAAACATTGTTGTATAAGCGGTCAATTGTTCTCATGATCTTCATCATCAAACCATATTCTGTTAAACCTTCCCACATAACAATAGAAGTCTTTCCGTTTACGGTAACAAACACGCTTTCCGATTCTTCTGAATATGTCACTGTTACTCTGTTTCCGTTTGTATACGGATTTTCTTCTAACATTTCATTAAATTTGTTGATCCATTCCATTTTTCTTTTCTCCTGTTCATTCTATTAATTCTTCTATTGTTTCGCACAATCTTAAAAGAGCAGCTTTCACCACACTATTTCCGTTAAGTTGTGATAACTCATTGTATAGTTCTGTTTCCGCTTCTTCTCTGTTTTCTTCATCGTCATAGCCATCGGAAAGACAGTCGATAATCTTTCTTGCTAATTCTGAACTATTCATGTTTATTTCCTCCCTTGTGGTTTAATGAACTTTCCAACATTGCCAATAATAATCTTCTTTTGTTGCTATTTCTTCTGGAGTCATATCAGGATTAAACATTTGTGTTCTTCTAATAAAATCTTTGTACTGTTCATTAAAATCATCACAATATGTAATTTCTTCTGATAAAATTCTCCCATCATCACTCGCATATTCATAAATAATACTTGATTCATCACTATTGTATGTTTCCAAAAATTTATTAATTGTTCTGCCGTCTTCTGTTTCTATTAAATAATCTTGTAAACATTCTTTTGTAATTTTAAATCTTACTTCTCTTTCTACATCCAAAGTATCATCAATATAGTTACAAATTTTTAATTCTACAAACTTATCCATACCAGTTTACCTCCTGTCTGAAATGTGAATTTCAACCTGTTATATATATTTTCCTATTACTTGTTTTTTTAATAAGTGTTAACTCTTTAATTGTTGGAATTTTAATATTATAATATTCTTCTAAGATACATTTTAAAGAACTGTAACTCATTCCATCCCATCCCCATATATTTCCTGTGTGTTCTCTTTTAGTGGTTTCTTCATTTTTGATTTCTGCAAACCATTTACCATTTTCTTGTGTAATATGATCGAGTATATACATCTTTCATTCCTCCATATCCTGATATGCAAAATTTAAGCGTTCTTTTAAATCTTCAATGTTATCATGTAAACTGATCAATGTTTCATCATCTGCATTATTTTCCAATGCAAGTTTATATTCACGTTTTAAATTTGTAAGTGCTTCTTTTAATGTGTTTGGTTTCTCATACTGTTTATACATGCTTCACCTCCTAAAATTCCGCTTTCAGCTTTCCATTGTACTTTTCCGTGTATTCAAATTCAGGTTCACCAAAATAAAAGCCTGTTACTTCTGTGCTAATACAAAGATTTGTTTTCTTTTCGATTATATCCGACATAATAAAAGTTGCATCTGCTTCTGCTGAATAACATCCATACACAACTTTTTTATACGCATCTGCTTTGCCTCCGTCGTATGTAATAGTTTTCTTTTTCTTATCTTTAATGATAAACATATTATTTTCCTCCATGAAATTGTACTTTTATCTTGAAATTTTATCCGCATATTCCATCATAAATTGAGCTGTTTTCTTAATTGTTTTTGATTTGTCGACTACTTCATCATTAAAACAAATTGTAAATACATCGCGAACATTGTCATCAACAATCCAGTACGGTATATTCTTACGGGGTTTCCAATATGTTGTCCAATAATTATAGTTGTAATTGTCACCAATTATATTTTTTCTATAAAAGTTAGCATCTTCGATTCTTACTGGATGACAAATACCATAACCATCAAAAAGCTCTTTTGTAATTATTCTACTATTTTGATATTTTTTAATTGCTTCTTCTTTACCAAAACAAGCAATCCAATTGTATGTTAAATCTTTTTCCGTATCATTAAAATATTTATAATTCATCATCTCTTTTTCGTTCCGTGGTGTACTATATGACATTTCCCAATTAAAAGGATTGTCTAACGCCGGATTTTTCATTCTAATAGGATATGCTTGATCTCCATTTTTTCTAAGTTCAATCCATGCATTTTTTCCACTATCAAGACATGATAATAACATTATCATAGCCTTATTTACGTTTGTTGTTGCTTCTGTCCATGTTGTATGTACTTTGCTCATATGTTTAAATTCCTTTCTTTATCTATTCTTTAATGCCTCTATAACGCTGTTAAACTCACTTTAACAGTGGTCAAATTGTAACTATTTCCGCTGTTCTCTACATTGATAACTTTTCCACCTGCATAGATATTAATTTCCATTAACGTTCCACCACCTCTCTGATATAATAGTCTTTCAGATAACAACGACTTGAGCGTGGGTTATTACGCTTTATAACGTAACCTCTTCCGTATCTGCCCTTATACGGTTCTTTGATTTCTTTCCCGACAGGAATATATCCCCTGTCGCTTGCGGTATGGTGATATGTATACTTAACTTCTTTCATGCTTTCCACCTTCTACTGTATAAAGTCCCAACGTTCTATAACGTCATCATCATAATTGCTATATGGGTTATATACGCAATAAGTAATGATTGTATCTCCAATTTCTGCATCATCTACGCTTGCATAGCTGATATAATAGCCTCCATCAACAGGCGGATTGAGTACAGTTCCGTTCTTTTCATTATCGGTTACTTTTCCGATAATGCGCTCAATGTACATAATGTTATGATCTGCTCTTGTTGTAAGCATTTCCTCTGTTAAGTCATTACAATCAATGACTTTTGTGATAGGTGCATTTTTTGCGACATCTGGAAATGTTCTTGCCTGTACAGGTGCGCTTGTTACGTTTCCGATAATGCTAATACTTGCAAGTGTTATAATTAATGCTTTCTTAATTCTGTTCATCATAGTTCTTTCCACCTTTCTTATATATAATTAATATCCTTTTGCAATGTAGTCTAAAAACATCCAAACAGGCATTGTAAACAGGAAGAAAGCGCAAATATATGTAAGTGCTGTTTTAACTTTCCGCTTGCGTTCCTGTTTAAATACTGCTTTCCAATAACTTCTAGTTCCATAAATCTTTTCCATAGTAGTTCCCCTTTCTTTTATGTTGTGTTATTTGCCATTATAAGCACTATAAAAGGCACGAATGATATAATTTCCATTCATGCCCTATTTAGTGATTATAAAGCGGTTTAGGCTTCATGTTTCCGTTCTAATTCTTTGCAAATTTCAGAATCGTAGCTAAACGGATATTCTTTCACAAGTCCATTCTTACTGTAAATACTTGTGATAAACTTCACATCATAGAATGATGTATAATTCAGTGAATATGTAATTGTGTTATTAATATAAATGTTTACGGATTGCCCGTTATCGTAATACTGAAAAGGTACGTCCGATATTTCCAGATCATCAAGAACTTTCTTTCCTTCATAATAATTTCTTTCAAACTGTTCTTTATTTCCCCATGTTTCACCTTTTGTAAGTTCCTGTAACATTGATACGATTGACATATTATTCCACCTCTTCATTTCATCTTTCAAAATCAATCTGTAATGGTTTTACTTTTCCGCTTCTCAATTCTTCCAGTGCGATTTTATTAACTTCATTTGTAAAATAATCCACCTTGTAAGAATCAATAATTTTGTTTTGATTGTTCATTCTGGTATAAAATTCTTGTGAATTATCTTCCCAGTACCATACAAAATAAGTATGAAGAATACAATTTTCATCATCATATACACGCTTACAACGTCTTTTATTTCCATTCATTAAGAAAATATCTTCTGTTACGTTTAATGCGTCATACTCTGTATTTGAACAATGATGTTCTACTTCTTTATATGTCCAGATGACCGATCCGCCCCAGGTTTTTCCTGTCACAATAGCTCTATGAGTTCTTAACCACGCTTGCATTTCTTCTTCTGTTCTCCATGCGTGATTCTCTATAAAATACTGATAATCACTATCTGATTTTCTATGAGACAGATAATATTTATCATGTGTTTTTGTGGAAAACATTTCTTTATTATCGTTACATTCCCACAAATTAACAGTTGCGGTAAAATAAACTCCACCATTTGCACATGCCCCGTTATGTCCAAATGTCCAGAAAATATTAGTTGTCTTTCCAATATATGTAAATCCGTTCATTTCATGATGGCTAAATGAACCACCAGAAGTACTATGACAAAATTCGCCTTCATAAATATTTGTATACATGCTACCGTGTTCACAAATTTCCGCATCGTCATTAATTTTGGTTATCATTGCGTGTGAGAAATATTCCCCGTATTCATTTGTATATTGCACTACATCCCCAACCTGGACACGTTCTCTTGATCGTGAATTTTCGATCATGTCAATGATTTTATTGGCTTTTGTTACGTCTGCTTCTCTAATGCCATGTTCATAATCAAAATGATAATTTTCTTTCTTTAATGTTTCCACTGTATATCTTGTCATGTTTTTCACCTATTTAACCTTTCTTTATAAGTTCTGATTCTTTAAAAAATTGTAGCTATTTACTTTATACTGTTCTTCTTCATCTTCATAAATATCAGAAGAACATTTAAAAGTATATCCATGTTCATTTGTATATAATTCGTTACAAGTACCTTTATATGATTGATTTTGCAAAAATAATTCGTTACCGATATAAAGACAACATGGAAAATATTTCCGTTCTTTTATGTACTTCTCGACATGGTTTAAATCATCAAATTTTAAAAATATTTCCATTCCTACGCTTGCCACATCTGGTAAAAACTGCCCAGATGATTCTAAAGGGATATAAATTTCTTTCCCTTTACAATCCGTTGAAACAAGACAAATTGCGTTTCCAACGTTTTTATAATAAATGTATTCAACACCTTGATATATGTAATAATTCGGCATTGAAAAATATTTCTTTGATTCTTCCAATGTTTCCTTGTTTATCTCTGAAATGGATTTTGTAAGTTTCCCGTTCCTGTCTCTAAATCTTTTGTTTATCATGATCTCATTTCCTTCCGTTCTCTATGATATATATGCAAAATCACCTTGCACACCTGTAACAATTACCATTTTCCCGTCATTACGACGATAAACCACGCCACAACCACGGCTATTTGACCATACACGCCAACCTTTATTAGTAACAGGTTGTTGATTCTTATAGTCATAAAATGCAAAGTGTGGATTAACTCCGCTTTTTTTCTGTTCTAATGCATTATTGATGATTTCTGATTCTGTAGCCGTGAGAAGTTTTCCATCCTTTTCACCTATGACATAAGTTAAATTTCTTTTCATTGTTTTCACCTTCCCATCAAAGCGTTGATTGTTTCAACGTTCTTTAAAACCTGTTTACGTGTTTCTTCATACTGTTTTGACATTGCTTTAATTTCTGCAATGTCTTTTTTGATAGCTGTCGTATAAGGATTTTTACGACTGAATAACTTTTTGAGCATTCTGTACACCTCCTCACATGCACCGACAAACCAAACCGCCTCTTGTGCGGTTACGTTTCAGAATTGCTAACTCTTTTTCAAGAGTGTTTAATCTTTCGATCAGGTCAACGGGTACAGATTCCTGATTCCAGAAGTCATAGCAAGCGGAAATTTGACTTTCCACTTCTGAAAATTCTTTTTCGAGAGCGTTGATTCTTGCATATGTGCCGTAAAATTTAATCATATTACATTCTCCTTTCTTATTCTCTGTTTATAAGCATTACAAAAGGCACAACGTTTATTCTTGTTGTGCCTTCTCCAAAACTTATAACGCTCTTTTTACTTTTGTCATATCGAGAACGCCTGTCTCACAAAAACCTATAAAGGCTTTTACAAGATCGCATTCTATAAAATCTGTCGTATAAAGCATTGTGATAACACTTTGAGCGACTGATTTATGTAATTCATCATTTACAACATGAAAGTCTCTTAAAACTTCTTTAATTGCCTTTTCTGCCTGTTTTGTGTTCATTGTGTTTACCTCTCTTTCTTATAAAACATGGATTTCATTTTGTGTAATACTTCTGGACATTTATTGTGTCCTCTAAATCACACATTTTGCATCCCTTGACATTTTCAATTTGTTCTTGAATATCAACGGGGAAAGCAAGACTTTCAAATGTAGCTTTGCATTCCTGGAATATCTGATTTTGGATTGCATCTGGCAACTCACACACGTATGTATGAGCTGTTATTTTAACTTCACTTGTTTCGATCTCCTGTTCTTCCTGTTCATTGTTATTTGAAAATCTAAAGAAATCACTTTCATCAAAATGTAAATCATACTTCCATAATTTGTGTAACTTGCTTTCGTTTGGCTTACGATGAAAAACAAGTTCCCCATCATTATCATCTGCCCATACGCTAAAGGAGCAACGTGTACCCTGTAATGTAATGTACCAACCTTCTTTATAACAGGTTAATGTGCCTTGCTCTAATATCCATGAGGAAGTTAATTCAAAGTTACGCTCTAAAGCGTTAAGTAATACACGCTTTTTACTATGAGGCATTTCCTCTAATATCCATGTAACAATGTTTTTTAAATCTCTGTTAAATTTTGTTAAATCCTTAATCATTTTTAAATCCTCCTGTATATTATGTATTCTCTTTTTGTTTTCACCTTTGCGAAAAACTGGAATGTTAGAAACTGACCAGACAACTACTACTTGCTAATCAGGTACAAGCCTTTCACGTTTGCCCGTTGTTTTTTATGTCTGCTTTGCTCACTCTTTTATTTTTCGCAAAAATCAAAACAAAAATCTTTTATTGATATAAGATCAACTCTGGAATTTTTGTTATATCGCTTGAACACTTTTTTATCCTAACCAATTAAGGCTAGCGGAAATTGTCATTTACAATCATGTATATCATCACTCCTTTTTATGGAATCAAGATTTATAAGTAACAATTGCTTTTTCAAGATTTTAAAAACCTTTTGAAATATCCGATTAAAAGCTAACCAGATGTCGTTAGACTTGAGGTATCTACTTTTTTCAAGTCGGCGTGCCATTTCTGGTTTATCAAACGGCTGTATTGCTACAGATCTCACGACTATTTCGCTTTACCTCACAAGCGGTAACGACTCCGCTTGTCACGATATGAAGTTTTCAATACAACTTTTCTGTTGATAAGATTACTATACATGTCTGACAATTATATTTCAAGTACTTTTTTATACGTCATACCTATATTTTTATAGTCGTTATGCACAATTCAAAAGTTATTTTATAGTGCATATTGTACAGTTTTTACAAAGCAGATGATTTACCTGTACAAAATTGCTAATTTAGATATATACGTATGACGTATATTTATGTATTATCACAATAAAAATGGCATTGTGCAAACATAACAAAGTTTTTATATTAAATTATGCAAATTAAACAAATTGATATTTTGTATTGTGCTATTTAGTGCATATATAATTAAAAATCACTTATATTATTGTGCATAATTATTTTCATTAGCACTCCAGGATGCACTGTGCTAAAATAAAAATTTAATGTATTGTCATATTGTTTTAATTGTATATAGTCTTTTGTGTTAAGTTATATATTATAATTTATTATTTTCAGACAATATAATAATAATCAAGCTATTATTTATACGTATGACGTATTTATTTTACAATTTAGCTTGAATTGTGTTAGATTAAGACAAAATTATACAATTTGCACAAATGAATTATGCGCTATTATACAAAATGATTGCATTATTATAATAAGCATGATAAAATTGCAATATATGACTAAAAAAGGAGTGTGTATCATGACTGTAAAGTATAAAGATGCTCATAACAGAGCCACAAGAAAATATGATGAGGCACATTATAAACGAATCAGTGCAAAGATACCTCTTGATATATATGAGAAGCTTGTAAAATGTGATAGATATGACAATAATAACCAAATCATCAATCTACTTATATTAGAAGAGATTGAAAAGGATATGAATTAATAAGCCTGCTGTAGCTGTCTGGACGTTGTGAGCAAGCTGTGGTTATAGCGTAGCTGTGGGGAAATAACAGACACGAAATAACCACATATAAATAATAGGAAGTAATACAATCAACCTATTATGATCTGTATAACCTGTTATCATGCTCAAAATGTACAGATAGCCATATAAGCGTGTATTTGACGTTTTAAGCGGTTTTGGTGCTTATATGATACTTATATAGGGTTATGTGTTTAAAGTCGTTTATATGGCGTTTTAGAGCGTTGTTTTGTAAGTAGGATGTACTTACAATCATATATCTGGACTGTTTGAAACGTGCAGCATGATGATATTTGTATATCATTTTAATATGTTTTTGAACATGATTTTATGTCAAAATGCGCGCTATTTTATGCAAGAATATTGTATATTTATACAGTTTGATTGATGTATTTTTATGCAAAAATTTGTATAAGATAGCGTTGTTTTTATGTGTTGGAATGAGTAAAATATTGCGGTAAAATTGCGGTAAAGTGTGTGTATTTTTGTCTGAAATGTGATTAAAATGTGATGTATTTTTATCTGTTTTTAGTGTGGTTTTTGGCGTGAATATGTGATAATTTCATCTGTTTTTATGTGGTATTTTATGTCCTGTTTTGAGATAATTTTATTGTGATCTGCTGTTATATTTTAATGCCTGGACGGTGCTAGAATGTAGTATATATAGGCATTTATGATGGTAGAATTGTGATGGAATTGTTATGCAGATATGATGTAATTGTACATTGTTTGGTGTATCTATATTGTGAGTATTTATGTGAGATTATGTGAGTATTTGTGTAGTGTATTGCATGGTATATTATAGGCATTATAATAGTAATATTATGAGCGTAATGTTAGGCGTATAGTGTGAGTATATCATGGATAGATATAGATATATATTATATAGTATGATGTGAAATATGATGTATATTATGATGTATATATTGTATGTTTATAGTATGAATTAAGTGTGAGTGTTTGATATGATAGTATGTTATGTTAATATGATTTTGTAGTGTGTTTGGAGTGTAGTGGTGTCTGATAAGATGTGATCTTATCTGTTGTTGTGTTGCTTCCTGTTTGGTTATGTCCAGATGGTTTTATTGTGTTATATCCATGTAGTTTTAAATACCATATATTATGAATAATCCATGAACAAAATATGTATAATTTATGCACTATTTATGGATAGATTATGAATATATAATAGTGAATGAATTATGAATATTATGTATAGATTATGTATGAAATATGAATAAATTATGAACAAATCAAAATAGGAATGATTCCTATTATCCTATGCACGAACCCCGTGAACGGTCGTTTACTTACAATTGTATCAAATCCATAAACAATTTAAAAATCCTATCATATTTTACCATCTTTCCAAATTGTCTATACAATTAAAATCTGCTATTTCTGGTCAATCTCCTGTTATCCCGTCCGTGATCTGCTGTCCAGAATACCCGATAAAATTTTAGTTTCATCACAAATTTTTTGTCTGATGCACCGCCCCCGTGTTTTATCTAGTTACAAAAATGTCAAATAATAACAAAACTTGACTTTTTTACACTTCCCACAAAAGTGCAAAAGTTAGTTTTATTCAACAATAGCAAGGCTTTTCGGGAATTGCATATTACACTATTTTAATCCGATTTTATGATCCTGTTTTATAATGTATATCAGTAGGACGGGGATAGTTTACATTTGTAATTTTAATATGATATTGTCATATCCACTGATGAGTTCAACTCACACTACTCGTCCAAAAATCAAAACTGGTAATCCATCATCCCACACTCGCCTCCAACAGAAAAAATTCTCACCCTCATACCACCTCACAAATTGCACCAAATCTACGCACAATTCACCAAAATAATCAAAATTAGTTCGAGACAGAGTTCGACCGCACCCTTACATATCAACGCAAAATAAATTTTCTGACAATTTAAAATCACCAATTTTTACCCAAATTACCTACTCCAAATCACAAATTCCCTTGCAAACTCTAACAATTTACGAAGTCCTCTCGAAGTGATACCTAATTATATATCTCAAGATCATAAACTTAATTTAATTTTATCATCCTGCAATAACCCAAATTCCCTTACCACATCTACCTAAAACGCAGCAATCACTTCCTATTAAAAGCACACATCACTCCCCTATCTCAACCAAAATTATCATCCAAAATACCTATCTCGAAGTCCATAATCTCACATCACCAGCAAACACTCATCTAAATTGTGTCAAACTTTCACACAATTCTAATCACAAAAAATTCATTCAAAAATACATCATAAAAACTCGAAGTGCCAAATTGACACCTCAAGTTTCAATCTCCCAAAACTCTAAAATCAATTATATCCTCGCTATTCTAATGTACAGCTTAAAATAAACATCACAATTACTCTCATCTGAAAACTTGACACTTGAGCATTACAATTTTCAAATTAAGTCTACATCATACAATCTACAACAAACATCTCAAAAAAAAATATTTTAAGCAGAGAATTATACATATAGAGATGGGGGGGTACTTTTACATCCACATAAAATCACTACTCTCATATCCCACCTATCTCAAAATTTTCACCAGCAAAAATAGATCCTCTTTATTTCAAATAGAGAGTATACAACCAATAACATACAAACCAAATATTTCAATCCGCAAAGAGAGAAATAATAATTATCAAAAATTATCAAAATAAAAAGGAGATTACACAAATGAATAATAAAATTAACAGTAATGAATATTTGACTAAATATTTTAATGGCACAAGATTATATCCTATCAATCTTATTAATTATTTTAAACATTATTACAATTATGATTTTTGCTACCAACATAATGATAATAATTTTGATGAATCTTTAGATATTATTTTGGATTATCAAGATGCATATAGATTAATTACTTCAAATATATTTCAACCACTTACAATATACAAATGGAATTTTTCATCGGCAACATTAAACAAAATCAAATCCATAACAAACAAATATCTTACCGATAAGAGAATATACATACCAGGAATAACACCAAAATCATACTTCTATCCCTCAAGAGGGAACGGTAAATCAATCAGAGAATTATGTTATTTCATAAAACTAATATCAGATTCAGAAAAGAATCAATTTTCCTCTAACCTATATTCATCAGAATATACAGTGCAAAATTATAAATCTGATATGGAGAATTTATATAAAAAGATAATATCTGAAAAGATACTTAACTCATATGAAACACAAAATAACTCTACAAAACAGAGAAGTAATAACAAAGAAGAAATGAGCTGCTTAAAAATTATTGCCGATAAAAACAATATAAATAAGAAATTTCACAAATAAAGGAGATCAACCATTATGAGAAATCAAAAGACGACAAAAATAACACAACTACTACTATCACACCATTGACATCTAATGAGACACCAATTGAGATTGCATTACAGATTGACAAAGATGGAATGACAACGGCAAGTAAACTATATGCTTTCTTAGAATTATTACCATCAAATTTTGCTAGATGGTGTAAGAAAAATATCGTAAATAATAAATTTGCAACTGAAAATGAAGATTATTTCCCGTTCATCATGCAAGAAGAACGAGATAAACCAAAAAATCCAAAACCAAAAACAGACTATAAACTTACATCTGAATTTGCAAAGAAACTTTCAATGACAGGTAACACTGAAAAACATGAGAAAGCAAGAAATTATTTTATTGCTTGTGAGCAAGGATTAAAAATCGCTACTGCTAAATTACAGGCAAGAAATGATGATATTCAAGCTTTAGCACAGAGTGTAAATAATCTTGTACAAAAGATTGATAATAAATTTGATTCATTAGAAGCTAGAATATCTACATTAGAAAACACTACCCCAAAATCATTACCAAAGAAACAACGGTTCACATACTGGCAATCCAAGATGTTTCCTAAATATCAAGCATTAGCAGAATATTTTGAAATTCAACTGAAAGATCTCTATAAGAATCTATATAGAGAATTTCAGAATATGTATCCTGATATTGAGCTAAACCAGATTGTAGATGATTATTGCTATGAGAATAAATTAGAAACTTGTTACACCTTAGACGCAATAGAGCATGATAAAACCGTAAGAGTATTATTTGAGCAGTTGGTAGATACTCTTTTGGAGAAATATGATTTAGTACTTCATAAAGAAAAACTTGTAGTGTCAACAATTTTTGACACAAAATAATTATCCTTTGTGAGAACAAATAAAAAATACACCAAAAATCAATTTGAAGGGAGAAACACATAAATGTCCACTAAGACCATTACAATTGAAAATCACAGCCCAAAATATAATAGATTACTGAAAAACTTAGCAAACCAATCAACTGATACCATCCTGGAATGGAAAACGTATTTCAAGAAATGCAAAGTAAATCCAAAATGCAGCACTGAGTATTTCACAATGGCTATTCAAGTGTGTGAAGATATTCTAAAAGAAAGAAGAGAGAAATAATACATATGACAGATTTAGAAAAGAAATTAAACAAGATTTACAATTATACTGATTTAATCCATTCGGAGAATCTACTAATACTATCAATTATTGGCTCTCTGTTAAGAGAGTCTGATAAATCAGAGATTGAAAAGTGCATTAAGACTTATATTCAGCAAAGAGAAAATATTCAAAAAGGAATATATGAAGATGATGTTGAGATTACACAATAATACAAGCAAGATGTGGTTTTTAAAATATATTTTATTTATGAATGTAATGAATAAATAAAATATATTTTGTCTGTCTTATTTAAAAGTAGTATATCTTCTTTCTGTTCAGTTTAGGACATCCAGTTGATGTCTAATTTCTAAAATTGAAAATCATACAGCACCCAGGTGTCGTAAACTGAACGCTCGTATAATATGCCCAAGTCAAAAGGAAGGTGAATATTATAAACAATTACAAAGTATATATACATACAAATTTAGTTAATGGAAAAAAATATGTTGGGATTACTCAACAAGCAGAAAAAGAAAGATGGAGTAATGGTAATGGATATAGAGAAAATAAAAAATTTTATAAAGATATTCAGAAATATGGATGGAATAATGGATTTTCACATGAAATTATAAAAGAAAATATCAGTTACAAAGAAGCAAGAACTTTAGAGAAGTTTTATATATCAAAATATGATTCAGTATTGAAAGGATATAATAATTCTAATTTTAATTTGGGTATAGCGTTTCAATTTGATTTTGATGATATTGTTCCAATAAACAATCCATATGTTGAGAATAAACACAAAGAATATTTTACCAGAGTTCCAAATAGCTTTATTCAGGTAGACATTAAAAAGAAATATCATTTACATAGAATTTTTTATCTTATATATATCTTAATTGATAAACATAGAAGTTATGAAGATCAATCATATATTGTGATTTCAGAGATATTCAATTTATGTAAATATAAGCAAACAAAACACAAACCTAAAATATTTTTTGAAATAATCAAATGTTTATTGTTTTTACATGAAAGTAACATGATTAATATTACTTCTGATTTTGATATTCATAGTGTTGGATATAATGAATGTATTCAAATGGATATTATACCAGAGAATTTTGACGCAACAGATAAATTTTCAAAAATTACATCTTCGCAACTTGACTTCATAATGATGAGTGAATCAAGTATTAACAAAGAGAATATATTAATGGCATTCCTTTACATCAATTCTTATATTTTTATTCGTCCAAAAAATAAAAATAATGAAGAAACAATAAGTAATCCTAAATCTAAACCAGAAGCATTTTTTCGCAGCATGGAAAGTATGGCAAAAGAATTGGCAATTTCAAAAGATACATTAAATCAATGTATTCAATGTTTAACTTCTTCTAGCGAAAATCAAAAACCTCTTTTGATAAAAAGAGAAGTAGGTAGTATACAACCAGATCCTAAAAAGCCACCACAAAATGTTCCAAATATCTATGTACTTAATAAAGAAGGATATGAACAAGAAATTGAATGGGCTATTTTAAAGATGTTAGAAGTATATAATGTAGATTCATTTGGAGAATTAACAGGTAAAGATGTGAAATAAATTAAATCGAGATAGAAAGGATGCTGATGATACATATGATTGAATAAATAAAAAAAGAGAATATACATATATAACTATTAACCAGTATCACAAAAAGGAGTGATGCAATTATGAATTTTAAATCAAAGGAGAACATTAAATATGACAGAGACAGAAAACAGAAAAAACCATGAATACAGCTATAACAAATATTATATTATGCCAAGTAGAGAAGAATTACATAGAGGATATAGTGGTTGGCTAAACGATGCGGATTTCATTATGTCAAGAGGAAATAATCAAAAACAATCCAGAATTGTAGAAAAAATTGCATCCGATTGGCGATTCGATGAACAATGTCATAAAAATATTCTTAGTAAAGAAAGAGAGAAAAACAATGACTGAAAGAAATTTTGATAACAATAATGAAAATTGTATTGAGTTTTTATCTGGTGAACGATATGCCGTTGCAACTTTTACAAACAGGAAACATATCACTCGTTTAAAGAAAATCTATGCTGAAAGAAAAGATGAGATTAAATACTTTAGAGAAAATAAAGATGGTAGTATTTGTGTGAAATTTCCTCTTAAATGGGTTAAGATAAATCCTGGTTCTATACCTGATCCAAATAAACCCAAAAAAGTATTAACAGAAGAACAAAAGGAAAAATTGATACAGAATTTGCAAAAATATCGTGAGTCTAAAAAGAAATAGTATATACCTCTACTCTCTTATGTCCAGTTTATCGTAAAATTATAAAGAAATGATAGTCAAATTTCAATTCTACGGTATCTATGGTTAAGTTGTTCTACCTACAACTTAAAATCGAAATTTACCCAAAATTTATCAATATATATTGAGAATAATTAAATAAGGAAAATATGATGAGAAAAATTGATTACAAATATTTCTCAAAAGCCAAGCAGATTGCACAGGTGTCTGATTTTCCAAAGGTACATATTGGATGTATCGCTGTTTATCAGAATCGCATTATCGGAATTGGTTGTAATACAAATAAAACCCACCCAACCCAGAAGTATTATAACCGATATAGAATAGATGACAACGATTTTGATAATTCTGAATCACTTCTACCAAAACTCCACGCAGAAATAAATTGTATAAATCAACTGAAACATTTGAATATTAATTTTTCAAAAGTCAAGTTGTACATATATCGCACTAGAAAAGATATTGTGTGTGGAATGGCTAGACCTTGTGCAAGCTGTATGCAAGCGATAAAAGATCTTGGAATTAGAGAAATATATTATACAACAAATGATGGTTATTCATATGAAAAGTTAGAGAAAGGATGTGTTGCTTAATGGTGTGCGCAGGTTGCCACATGAGCTATTGTCCATCAACGTGTCCTAACTATATTCCTGAGAACGCAACCCACTACTGCTCTATTTGCGGTAATGGAATTTATAACGGTGAAGAATATATAAGGAACGATGATGGCGATTATGCTCATTGGGAATGTATTGACGGAAAGAAAGATTTAGCTGAATGGCTAAATTATGAGATTGGAATTATGGAGGAAAGATAAATGATTGATTTAACAACAGGTGTATATATCCCAAGTGTGGACGCAAAAGATATTTATCTTTCCGCACATTATTATGATTACGAAAATCACGACTACGATTTAAAACTTAAAGATGGTAATTATAATTTAAGAAAATTTGTTAATACTCTTGATTACAGTTTGGACTTAATTGAGTTACTAGATATTTATCATAAAAAATATCGCAAGAATGATTTTTTATTTACTGTAAAAAAACACAAGTATACTACAAACGTTATTAATCTTACATTCAAATACTCTGTAAAAGAATGGAATCAGATGAACAAGAATACATTTGTAAAGTTTGGTTATAATTATAGAGATTTGACGTTTGATGATTGCATTGCCAAAAATAAGACAGGGGAAATTGTTGGTATTCAAATAAATTCAAAAGTAAAAAATAAATTAGAAATTCCATCTCCGTTTGTCGTGAAAAAAGTTGAAATCAAAGATAAGAAAGATAAATCAATTGTAAAAGAAGTTCAGTTACAATATCAGAAAAAAGGTGAACCTAAGACTTTAAAAACAAATGCTCAGTTAAGAAATGAATTATATAAAAATGGTTTTACTTGTAATGGATCTAAATATTGTAGAATGAAACGGTCTACTGGATCAGCTAGAGTTGGAAAATGCCTTTTTATTAATAAATCATTATTTAAGCCATTACTAAATTTTAGTTCTGGTGCAATTCGTTTGAATCCTGGTGATGAAATAGATCTTGCTGCATACGAGGGATACATTGCTCTTCCATCAAGTAGCATTATTGATACTCTACCAATTAAACCAGAGAATATTTTATTAATTGATGATTATGATAGCGTATTCAATGAAGATGTAATTGAAACTCACGATGAAAACAACTGGTTAAAAACAACTGAAAAGAATTGTACTATTACAAATACAATATGGGATGGACAATCATTAATGGATATATCTTTGTTTGGAGATTATTCAGAATATGGAATGGTGCTTCTCAGAAACTTAATGTTTAAGTCATGTTGTTTTAATTGTAATATTCAACAATGGTTTAAGGATAATAATATCACAGATATATCGCAATTAAATGGGAAAACAAGAGCTACTAAAATCGAAGATGTAAAATTAATCACTACACCAAATAGTATTAAATATTTAAAATTTAGTACATGGGACGAATGGTTGAATAATTTGTATCCTAATTTTGGAGTTGTAAAGCATGATAAGAAGACTCATTTTTTTGAAGGTAGACTTGTTCAAACTCATTATCAGCTTTTGAATACATTACAAATGTCAAAAGATGAAGTTAATGAATTTTTATCAGAAGCTTTAGACTTTGCGCAATTATTACGCAACAATCCAGAGGTTGTACGATATTATATTAAATATCCTGATATTGATGAGTTAGATCCATTATCACAACCTATGAATAGTAAAAACGATGTCGTATATAATTTGATGAGTGTTAATGATAATTTCACCAAAACAAAATATTATAAAGATTTTTTAATTGATTTACTCAGATCATATTATAAGAATCTAAAAAATGGACATGTTTATGTAAATGGAAATTATTCTACTTTGCTAGGAAATCCAATTGAAATGTTACAACAATCAATTGGTAAATTCGATGGTAAAAGTCAAATTGGAATTGGTAATATACATAGTATACGATTTGATTATAATAAAACATTATTGGCAAGTCGTAGCCCTCATGTAACGATTGGTAATATTTGGCTTCCGTATAATACGGAGAATAAACTAATAGATTGCTATTTTAATCTCACACCTGAGATTATATGTCTTAATTCAATTGGAGAAAATGTTTTACAAAGATTATCAGGCGCAGATTTTGATAGCGATACCGTATTACTAACGGACAACGAAATATTAATTCGTGCAGCAAAAAGAAATTATCATTTGTTTAAGACTCCTACTTCATTTGTATCAGCTCGAAAAGTCAAAAGATATTATACTCCTGAACAACAAGCGGATCTTGATATCAAGACATCGGTAAATAAGATTGGAGAAATTATCAATCTTTCTCAGGAGTTAAACTCTTTATTATGGGATAGAATGTATCACGGAGAAACTTATGATGATATTAAAGAACTATATTATGATATTTGTCAATTGGATGTAATGTCTGGTATTGAAATTGATAAAGCAAAGAAAGAATTTGATGTTAATAATGTTAAAGAACTTGATAAGTTAAGACAAAAATATGCACCTATCCTTGAACACATTGAAAAAGATGAAGAAGGAAGAGATGTTAAAAAGAAGAAAGTGCCACATTTCTTCTCTCATATTTCCAAACAAAAAGGATTCTATAATCCAGAGAAAAAATATTATTGCAAGTATCATACGACTATGGATTATTTACAAACAATAGTAAATGGATTCAGGATCAAAAATCCATATAAAAAAGATTGGTTGACATTTGTATCTTTATTGGATAACAAAAAATATTATAGTTCCCATGTGAATAATACTCAAATAAATAAAATTTGTACATTATTAAAAAAGTATATAAATGATAGGAAACTAATATATTCATCCGATTCCGATTCCAAAGAAGATAAAAACGAAAAAGATTTAAAGTTAAAGAAAGATTTGATTTCAGATATTGAATCTGAAACAATTGGATTTTCTACAATGTATAGATTGTTATCTTCAATTGAGGATAAAGAAAATGCACAAATAAAAAATTTATTATTAGAAATATTATTTTTGTGTGGAAATGAAAGTTTCAATAAAGCAATTATTCAATCATCTTCCGAAATAAAACAATTAGAAATAGACGGAAATGATTTAAAAATGTTCAATATTGGCTTTAAAATTACAAAAAAACGGGTAAATTCGCAAATAAGTGTGTGATTTCGTCCTAAATCTAGGACGAAATTTAAGTTACTATGGAGAGGGTAGTTTTCAAATTATTATTTTAACGATTACTACCCTACTCTATCTTGTCTAACTTATCTTAATCTGAAACAGAGGAGGAATTTAACATACAAGAAAATTATACATATATTTCTCAAAAGGAAATTTCACATGAAATCGAAAAAAGATTGGGTTGTTCTGCACATGATGTATTTAAAATATTAGATACATTAAGTGATGTGGTAAAGGATAAAATTAGTGATACGGATAATGCAGAAATAAAAATATTTCCTGGACTAAAAGTAACTTCTAAGTGTGTACCATCAGAACAATATAATTCTAATTTAAAAAATGTAAATATACCATATAACCATGTTTTAAAATTATCTGTATATTTTACACATGATTATAAAAGAAAAATAAGAGAAACATATAAAACTCATTAATTGGCATATAATCGGCGGTTGCACTGATTCTTCCCATTTCGTTACAGTGCTTCCGTTGATTAAAAATATAATAATGCGGATTAGAGAAGTAGTTAACTCGCTTGGCTCATAACCAAGAGAACATTGGTGCAAATCCAATATCCGCTATTTGATGCGTTTTATGACGCATCATAAATTTTACAATGTTATTGTTACGATTATGTGGCTTGACACAGATAATATATCGTGAGGTATATAAAGATAGATTTACACCCTATCGCTATAGAAATATAGTCAATTCAAGCAAAACTGACATACCAGTAACTCAAAAGGTTGCGTTTCGCAATTGAGTCTATGCGGAAATAGTATGTATTATAAGGAGCGATAAAGTGATTTAGGGGCGACCGCTGAGAATTACTTTTTGACCGCAAATCAGATAGCTCATGCAAACTTATATGCATATAATGGTGAATCAGGAGGATAAATAGTGCGAGAAATTATTAATCGAGTGCATTATCCATTTATATGAGTATATTACTTATATGAACGTTTAGTAGGGATTATAACTGAAAGACATGAAGGTGTGATGTATTTTTGTTCTCAAAAGGAATGAAAGCGTCTGGTGTAGCACATCTTCTGTAACTTGGACTTAAACTTGTTGTAAAGTAGAATAATATTATCGGGAATGGTGGAATGCCGTTTACGTTTAAAAGGTAAAAGAATATTTATATACTTAAATATTACATACAAAGCGAAAGTCTACACCTCTACATGGTGAAAACAACCTAATTCCATGGTACTTATAAGAGTATAATATGGACATTAATAAGTCTCGCAAGACTTTGAGATGTTTGATCGAGTTTGCACAGTTCTCTTAGCGGAGATTTATAGCACGGCGGTGTTAATGGAATAATAAAATCAGAGTAGTCATGTAGTAAAAGAGAAATGCCACTCTTTCAAAAAAGGCGGTTGTGGAAGTTTACTATATATGCGTAAGGTATATAGTGGATACGGAAAGAACTCATAATGTTCTAAAAGAACTTCTGTATAAATGTGTAATCTCAGCATTTATAATAATAATAATAATGATATATAGCTCAATTGGTTAGAGCGATTGTTTCCGTATGGATTTGGTAGATTTAGGTTCAAAGCCTAATATATCAATTAAGCCAGGAATAATCAAACTCTCTTAAATATACTGGCGATAGGGGACGTTGTGAGATGTCCCCTAAATGAGTTAGAAAGTTGGTAAATTATGTATGTAGAAAAAGATGGAATACCTTATATGCATGATAATGAAAATAAAATCAAAGATAAAATTTTGACAATTCTCTCACATGAAGAATTCACTTTAGCTACAACAAAACATCTTTTTGATAGAATTATTCAAGAAATTAATGAGAATAATAAAATTAATTTATAAATTTTCAGATTGTTCTTTTCTTCTTTTATCATTAAGTTCAGAAATTTCGTTGAATGCTTCTGTATATGCTTCCATATACTTTTTAACGAATGTTTTTACTTGAAGTGGTTGAGAACCAACAGAAGCACTTCTTTTAGCTACATAATCAGCTAATTCTTTAATTTGATTAAGATCTAAAGTTGTATCTCTCATTTGTATACATCCAATGTATTTTTCTTACAATTATACAACTTATGATGCGATTATTCAATATTTGATTATAAAAATCCAACAATGAGTGTCGATTATTACGTTATTCGACTAATAAAATGCGTGTTAATAGTATGTTTGATATATCATAAAAATACATCACCGCTACTACTCATGGCGGTTGGATAAAATCAGTACAGGTGGCAGAGTCAGGTTTAATGCGGATGCCTTGAAAGCATTTGATGGATAAAACCATCCGTGGGTTCAAATCCTACCCTGTACGTTACTCTCCTACTTGGAGAAATAAATGCAAAGGACGTGAATTGTTATAAAAGCAATTAGTAAAAAAGAAATGGAATACCTTATGAAGAAAGGGTTTAAGTTCCATGAAGACATTTTTAAGACATATAGTGGTAAGAATAAATACTACTATAGAGAATGCAATGCTATTAATAAGGCATTAGATGATTACCATAATGGATTAAATGTTGTGGAATATAAATGACAGAAAAGAAAGATAAAATATATAGGAAAGGTGGTAAGTTACCATCGGAAAGAAAAAGCATGAAGTAAACATTGAAATTATAGGTGGCAATGCGGAAGGAGTTACTGGTAGCTGTACTAGAATAAAAACTTCTAATAATTGTTATCTTTTTGAATGTGGGATGATTCAAGGTGAACACACTGTATTAGAAAATTATAAAGCTAATATGAAATATATTCAAAAAATACGTCCACAAGAATTACAATATATTATTATCGGACATGTTCATCAAGATCATATAGGGATGATTCCGACATTATATGCTCGTGGGAAATGTAATGCGAAAATTATTGTTCCAAAAGGATCTATTTCTATTTTAAAAGAAATGTGGCTTGATAGTAGTTTTATAAATTGTCGTGATGTTGAAGTCATAAATTTGAAAAATGATAGAAATTATGAACCATTTTATACAGAAGATGTGGTATATAAAACCCTTGAGTATATTGAAGAAATTGATTCTGATAAAATAGTTTCTTTATCTGATGAATTAGCCATTCGATATACAGATGCAGGTCATATATTGTTATCAAAACAATGTGAAGTGTATATAAATGGTGGTTCTCGTACAAGAAAAATATTATTTTCTAGTGACTTAGGAAATATTTCTACACAAGACACAAGAGTTTTTGTTGAAAATTTTAAACCTGTTACATCGGCAAATATTGCAATTATGGAATGTACATATGCAAGTAAAGAAAGACAATGTACAAAAGAAACATATAAAAAAGATGTCACAAAAATAAAATCAGTTGTTGAACAATATTGTATTGATAATAATAGTCGTGTTTTAATTCCATCATTTTCTCTTGATAGAACACCATATATCTTGTGGATTTTATACTCATTATTTGGCAAAGATGAAAATTTTAAAATACCAATTCTAATTGACAGTCCGTTAGCCAATAGACTTTTAGATTGTTATTCTTCTATTTTAGATGGAGAGAAAAAAGAATTATTTGATGAAATAATGTCATGGAATAATATTAAAAGAGTTATTCAACCAGAATCCAGTAAAGCTGCTATTGCAGATAAAGGCGCAAAAATTATTTTAAGTAGTTCTGGAATGTTAACAGCAGGACGGTCTGTAAAATGGACACAAAGTATTTTACCAAATGAAAATGACTGTATATTATTTATGGGTTACTCAGGCGAAAATACGTTAGCTTGGAAGATAAAATATGGGAAAGACCATAAAACAATTAATATTAATGGTAAACCTTATAAAAACAAAGCACAAATTTACGATTTGAAATCGTTCTCAAGTCATATGCAAAGAAATGAGATGCTAAATTATTACAAATCTATTAATTGCGAGAAGATTTATTTAGTTCATAGTGATTCAAATAAAATAGAATTTAAACATGACTTAGAAAATGCAATTGCAGATTGCTTAAAATCTACAAAAGTTGTTGCCGTTAATAGCGGAACAAAAATTTCATTATAAAAATATTATGAAAATCGAGGTGTCTATTATTAAAACAAAACCTATTTTCAATAGTTTTCTTGCAAAGCAATTATTACATTGTGGAAATCCAATAGTTGATTTGCAGAAAAATCATAAATTAAGAAATGCAACAGTTTTCTTCTTTGAAGAAACGGAAAAGTTTATACAAGATTTAAAAAATTTGACTGCTGAGTAATCGGCAGTCTTTTTATATTCACTAATAATACAATGAAAGGACAAGGTGATGATTATGGCAAAAGAATACGTACCTCTAGTACCATATTTATATAATGTTGGAGATGTTGTAAATGGATTGGAAATAATCAATCAGACATATGCTTTGGATACTCATGGATGGAAAAGTAAAGCGTATTATGTAAAATGCACAAAATGTGGATACGAATATGACACACCAAAAAGAGAAGGAAATTTAAAAAAATATGGATGTATTGTATGTACTGGAAAGAAAGTTGTTCCAGGAATAAATGATATAGCTACTACTGCTCCTTGGATGGTAAAATATTTTGAAAATCCAGAAGACGCGACAAAATATACATATAGTAGTAATAAAAAAATAAATATGATATGTCCTTATTGTGGAAAAGATAAGAAAAAACTTACTCCAAATACATTATATCGAAAAGGATTTGGTTGTGCTTATTGTGGGGATGGTATTTCATATCCTGAAAAATTTATTAGAAATTTATTAGATGAATTAAATATAGACTATATTTTTCAGTTAAGTAAGAAAGATTTCAATTGGTGCGAAAATTATAGATATGATTTTTATATTCCATCTAAAAATATAATAATTGAAACGCATGGGAGACAACACTATGAAGATGCATTTTCGTCAAATTTTATTGAACAAGAAAGAATTGATTTAATAAAAAAAGAATCTGCATTAAATAATGGAATTAAACAATATATTCAATTAGATTGTAGAGAATCTAATAAACAATGGATTATTGATTCTATTATTAATTCTAATTTAGACGAAATATTAGAATTTAATTATAAAGATATTGATTGGAATAAAATTGAATATAATTCATTAAATTCAATATTGCTTGAATCATGTATACTTTGGGAACAAAATGAACGATTGACAACATATGATATTGGTAAAATGCTTCATATCAATGGGGACACTATACATAAATATTTAATTAAAGGATCAGAAATCGGAATTTGTAATTATAGCTCAGAATTAGGAAAATACAGAAGAGGATTAAAATCTGCAAAAAATATATCAATGGTATGTTCAAAAAAAATTTTTTACGATAATAAAATATATGACAGTATATCATCTTTTGCAAATTCAATAAATAAAAGTCCTTCCGTAGTTGGAAGATGGATAGGTGGAAATGTGTTACCAAGAAATCATAATGATAGAAAATTTTTATCAGCACATTATGCGACAAATAATGAATTAGAAAAATATTCAAATTATAGTGCGTAAATATAAAATAGAAAGAGGGTTATTATTATAGAAGTTTTAGATATTGCTTTACCTCAAAATTTAGAAAATATGTCATTACCATCACCAGAACTGGTAAATTATTATAGATTAGCTGAAAATAGAATTTTTTATATTGATTATGAAATTGATGAATCAGTATTAGAAGTTCAAAAAGCAATCATTTATTATAATATTATTGATAAAGATATTCCTGTTTCTGAAAGAAAACCAATTATTATTCTTTTAGATACTCCTGGTGGATTACTTGTAGAAACATTTTCATTGGCTCAAACAATGGTAATGTCAAAAACAAAAGTGATTACAGTAAATATTGGTACTGCTTATTCTGGCGGTGCATTACTTTTACTTGCAGGACACGAAAAATATACTCTAAAATATTCAAAAGCTATGATTCATTCTGGAAGTACATCTGGTGGAGGCGGCACATTTGAGCAAAATGAGGCGGCACAAAAGATTTATAAACAACAGATTGATGATATGGCAGAGTTCATCTTAGAAAGATCAACTATTGACGCTAAAGTTTTTAAGAGAAATAAAGCAAAAGATTGGTATTTTAGTTCAGAAGAACAAGTAAAATATGGACTTGCAGATAGAATTATTAAAAGTTTAGACGAAATTATCTAGGAAGAGTGGTTATCACTACTATTCTATTTTTATGCAAATATATAGATTCAAGGAGAAGAAAACATGATCAAGATTAACGAAATTAAAAGTAAAACCACACCACGTAAGAAGAATATTCAGCTTAAAAATATTTCATTACATGACCTAAATCTTATTGATACCGATACAGGTGAAAACATTACTCAAGAAGTCATTGATGCCTTACCAGAAGGAATAGAAACAATTGACTTCAATATTAGTGTAGAACTTCCAGAAGAATAATAAGTTGGGTGGTGGATGATATAAATAATTTACATAGACTAGATGGCGAATCAGATTTTGAATGGAAATTAAGATGTTGTCTTGCAAAGAAACGTAGAGAGACAGATATGGATTGGGTTGAAATTAGAGATATGCTTGGATTGTCAATAACTCCTGATCAACTTAGAAAACAAGCAGTTGGATATGAGGAATATGACAATTATATTAATGGGTATAATGGAGTAGCAACTACCATTCTATCAATTTCTGATTTACATGTTCCATTTCAATTAAATTATGAAGTGTTGGAAAAATATAGAAACAATATGGACATTCTTCAAATTAATGGTGATGTTGTTGATTGTCAAGCATTATCAAAATTTCCAAAGCAGTATAGAATCTCTCCTATGGAAGAAATGATTCAAGGAAGACAATATCTTATTGATTTGATTAAATATATCAATCCCAAAAAGGTTGTATGTAATTATGGGAATCATGATATTCGTTTTGCAAATTATTTCGCAAAGAATATTGATACAGATATTTTACAGCTACAACCTAATACATCTCTTGAACTTATTTTTGAAGATGGATTTAGAAATTATGACAAACTTAATAGAACAAAAACTTGGTATGAACCAGTAACAAGTGTATTTGAAGATACTGGAATTGAAGTTAAGTTTGTCGACAATTGGAAAGTTAAAATTGGGAAAACTTGGTTTGTACATCCACTAGCATATAGGTCAAATATTCTTGCTACTGCTGATAAAGCCAAAGATTATTTACAAGATACTGATAGAGAATCTTTTGATTGCGTCGTAATGGCGCATACACATTCTGTAGGTGATTCTGAAAAAGGGTACATTAGATTGATTGAACAAGGCGCATTTTGTAATGTAGATAAAATGAGATATTCAGATGGAAAATTGCAAAAACCGCAGAAAAAAGGTTTTGCAATTATTGCACAAGATAAAAATGGAAGTCTAATTAAAGACAAAACAAAAGTAGTAGTATTAGATTAAGGTAAAAATATATGAATGTAAAGTTTGATGTAATAGAACTTCCAAAACAGCTTACGGATATATTTGTAAGTATGCATAAGTATTGAGCTAGATTATTTTCTAGTACAGACCAATTTGTAATTGGATTAATTGACATGGAGAGTACACCGCTACTCTCCTATTTTAGTATAAATATATAGAAGAAAGAGGTTTTATAAATGACAAAAATTGAATTTGTAGATGCAGTTGCAAAAGAAACAGAATGGACAAAGAAAGATTCTGAGGAAGCTATTAATGCTGTGGTTAAAGTAATCACAAATGCTTTAGTAGCAGGTGAGAAACTTTCTATTGTTGGATTTGGAACATTTGAAGTTGTTGAAAGAGCTGAAAGACAGGCTAGGAATCCACAGACTGGGGCTGCGATTATGGTTCCAGCATGTAAAGTCCCTAAATTTAAACCAGCAAAGGCACTTAAAGAACTTATTAATGCATAATAAGAGGGTTAGTTATATGAATAAAATTCCAACTATTTGTTTTGAAGATATTTATGAATTCTGTGAATCTATGGATTCTGAATTTAATAGACGATATTATGCATCTAAATCAGATGAATCTGTAGATATTTCAATCTTTGCAAAATATGACAATGCAAGAAAAATCATTAATCTTCTTACTGACTATGATTATGAGCTTGCTAATATAAATTTTCATGATCCTGAGATTGATGGATATGAAGATGAATTTATAATTACGTTATGCGCAAGAATCAGTAATCATGATACGCCTGAAATCTGGGTTGAGCCTGCTAAACGAAAAGACGGTTACCTTCTGAATGAAGCAGATGCAACTTATATTCTTGACGAATGTAGTAGAGCACTTTTACCACAAGTAGAAACTGCTAAAACTTACTTTGTTGAGTTAAAAGAAAATGTTGACGATGAATATGATGATTTTGCAGATGACTTAGAATTAGGTAATTGTTACGATTGCTGTTGCCATCATGATTGTGTAGATTGTGATATGGATGACGAAGAATATGTAAATGTGACTCTTCCTAAAGAAGATATTGAAACTTTACATATGCTTTGTCGTATTTTCAAAGTGTAATCTATCTTTATCAGGGACATAGATCTCCTTTTAGAGTGCGTGGGTGTCATAGCTTACGCACTCTTTTTATATCCATTGGATTGTTTTGTTCAATGGAGAATTAATTATTGGGTGGGATGGATAATCCCTCAAAGAGCAAACATAGGATGGTTGGTATTCTCCTATCTCTGAACCTCTGTAAATATTAACTGGTTGGTCAGTTAGACCAATAAAGAGAATTACAAGCGTAGGCTTATCTCTACCTTCAATTGTATTATTGGAGGAATTTTTAATGAAAAACGAAATCAAAATTAATGGAACTCAAAAATTTATGGGAATAGATATTCCTGTTGTAGAAGGTGGCTTTGGTGAAGATCAAAAAGTCATACTAGCAAGAACTGTAGCTGAAATTCATGGTGTAAGGATGAATGATATACAAGATTTAATCATTCAAAATTATGATGAATTTGAGATTGGCGTTGATATTCTTGATTTGTGTGATGATAATTTCAAAACCGACGCTATCGGTTTAGGATTTGTAACCAGTAACCGACAAAAACATTGTTATCTTCTTTCTGAACAAGGATATGTTTTACTTGTTGGATTCATGAGAACTGATAAAGCAAAAGAAATCCGAAAGAATTTAAGAAGAGAATATTTTACAATGAGACAAATCATTAATTCTGATGAACAACTAACGGCAAATTTATTATTATCAATTTACAAAGGTGGACAAGATGCTGTTGTAGCTTCTAAGAAATTATCAGAATTAGAAGTTGCTAAAGCTACTGCCCCATTAATTCCAAAAGCAGAATATCATGATAATGTTCTTAACAAAGATGGTTTAATTTCTACGACTATTATTGCAAAAGATTTAGGTCTTAGAAGTGCAATGAGATTAAATCAAATTATGAATAAAAACGGAATCATCTGGAAGCAATCTGGTGTATGGAATCCACGTGCAGATTACGCATGGCTCATAACGGAACATTATGCTGATTATCAGAGTTATGAAAACGATAATTCTGCACCTTGTTTGAAATGGACTGAAAAAGGACGCAAATGGATTATTGAAAATTTTGATAGTTGGGCTAAATAAATATTAAGTACATAGAGAGACAGTTTTAATACTGTCTCTTTTATAAAAAATTTATGAAAGGAAGTGAGATTATTGGATGGTAAAATCGCAGATAGATCTGTTGAAATAACAGATGAAGAATGGCAAACAGTAAATGAATTTAATAGAGAAATGGTTGAGGATTATCTTGATAATCAAGCTGACCTTTCTGTAAAAACTTTGCCAGCATATAAATCGGGATTAAGGATTTTCTTTACTTGGGTTAGGGATAATCTCAAGGACAAGAATTTTACAGATATTAAAAAGAAAGAATTTCAAAAATATCTTAATTGGCTAACTAAACGAGGGTTTTCTGATTCTGGTATTAAATTTAAAAAATCTGCTGTAAGTACATTTTGTAATTATGTAATGATGATGTATGAGGAAGAATATCCTACGTTCCGTAATTTCACAATTGGGCTCAAAGTAGTACAAACTGGATATGTTCACGAAAAAGTTCCACTTACACCAGATGAGTATATTAATTTATGTCAAGAACTTGAAAAACGTGAAGAATGGCAAATGTTAGCATATCTTACATTTTCTTACAGTACAGGATGTAGACGTGCAGAAGCTAGACAATTACTCAAGGAAGTTATTGATTATTCTGCAAATGAAAAGAAAATCAAAGTTCTTGATGAAGATGGACATGAGTATGAAACTATTTCAAAACAGTATTTGACTCACACTATTCGTTGCAAAGGAGCATCTCTTGTAGGTAAACCACGTAAACTTAAATTCGGTGATGATGCAATGCAATGGTTGAAAAAATGGATTGAAGTGCGTGGTGAAGATGACTGTCCTTATATGTTTGTAATTAAATCTAAAGATGGAAAAGAAGTTAGACAGGTGAGTGAAAGCACTTTTAATAATTGGTGTCAAGGATTATTTACACAAATTGTTGGACGTAGGGTGCATCCCCACCTGTTCAGAGAATCAAGAGCTACAAACCTTGTCGTGTTTCAGCATAAAGCACCAGAGGTAGCTCAGAAATTACTAGGACATAATCAAGTCACTACAACTTTAGATCATTATATTATTCGTAATGATGAAAATGATGAGTCTGATGAAGCATTTACTGATTGATGTAAAATACCCCCCACATCAAAGCCCGTAGTGTAGACCAAACACACCTATATGGAAACAAGCGCACGACATCGGACTGTCAAACCGCTTCGGGCAAATACCCATCTTTCTATATATTTTTCTTGCTTCATATTTACTCTTCACAGAGACATAACTTTTCATATGATCTCTTCTCCTGAAAGGGCAGTTCACTACTGCCCTATCTTAAAGTAAACTTGTCCTTTACAATATTTTCCAATTGTGATAATGTAAAAATATCAAAAATTGGAGGTGTTGTATATGGAGTTTAACAGAAAGACACAAACTGTCAAATCGTTTGCACGAGATATGAAAAATGGAAAATACAATATGTTCCATAAGTTACAGCGAAAAGAAGGACAATGGAAAAATTATGAGCAGAGCTTATTAATCGACTCAATGCTTCGCAACTATCCTGTTGATCCGATTCGTTCAGAAGAGAAAGAAGATAAAATCAGATATGTATTTGACGGTGTTCAGCGCAGCACAACTATCAGAGATTTTTTAACTGATGGCTTCAAATTAAGTCAAAAGCTGAAACCAGTAGCAATCGAAGGCACTGTATATAACATTGCAGGAAAGAAATTCTCACAGTTGGATGAAGTTGTCCAGGATAAAATTAACGACTATGAAATGATACAGTATATCTTTTCTGATTGTACAGATGAAGATATTCGTGAAATGTTCCGCAGACAAAACGCTGGTAAACCATTATCCAATACTCAGAAAAGAAAATCATTAGAGAGTGATGAAGTTAGTGCAATTATCTTTGATATTGCAAATCATCCATTCTTTGCAAAAGTATTATCGCCAACACAGTTGAAGAAAGATGTTGCGAATGATATTGTGCGCCAAACACTTATGCTGATTAATACTACAGATGATAATGATTTCACATCATTTAGAGCGAAAGATATTGATACATTTGTAGAATGGTATAATGAACATGTTGATGAGAAAGATATTATTTTATTGAAATCTGCTCTGGCATTCTTGGATGAAAAATTTGAAGAAAAACTTAATCTCAAGTCTACTTCTCTTCCGATGATGTTATATGCTGCATATACATGCGTGAAGAATGAAAAAGACTTTGATGAATTTGTAAATATTGTGCAGGAATTTGTAAATAGCTATGGTGATAATATGGACTATGTTCAGTATTGTACCAGCGGTACATCTTCTGCTCAGTCTGTCCAAGGAAGATTTAATTACTGGAAGAATCTTTGCAAAGGATTATAGCATATAATATTGCTGAATCAAATAAGAAAGCATGGATTTATTCGATGTTATGCTGAAATAATATAAATTTAATTTATATTCAGGTAATTCCATACCTGTATAGTGAGGTAATTACACTCACTAAATATTGTAGAATGAAATACGATAATGGAAATAGAAACTTAATATTGAAATTTATGAGAAGTCGCCTTATTGGTGGCTTCTTTTTGTATACAGGAGAAAATAAAATGGAGGTATCACAGTGGCAGCTAATTTATTAAAAGTTGGTAACGATCCAAACTCAGCAATCAAAACATTTTGCGTAGATACTATTGAAGAAATTGCAAAACTTCCTACTATGGAACATGGTGCAACAGGTGATTTTGCAAATATTCCTGGTCTTGAATCTCCTGCTCCAATGGGAAGTCAAGCTATTGTAGGAAATGAATCAGGCACAGTGAAAATCTATATGCTGTTTTCATTTGGTTGGAAAGATACAGGCACAGAATAATGGACGTATTATCTTACATTATTGCAAGTAGACTTCTCTCATGCCTTGGTGGAAATGGGACAAATATTAAACTAGATGAAAATGGAAATATTATTACAGATGAAGATGTAACATTATATGTAGATTTCCCTACTGCAAGTTTGATGACTGATGGAGATATATTCTCAGTTGCAAATAGTTATTTAATCGCAAAAATTATTGGTGATGTTGCTGAGTTAAATAAAAAAGCATGGATTTATTCGATGTTGTAAAAGAGTCATTCACGATGATGTGGGTGGCTCTTTTATTATGCAATTTTGTTGTTTCGTATAGAGTGATTATTTCACTCTGCGATTATATTTAAAGGTTTCATAACGACTATTATTCCACCCATAAGCCCAAATAGTCGCTCTATACGAGACAATAAATGAGATATATAAACCGCAGTTTCGCTGAAACTACGGTTTCGACTCCACTTTGCTAAGGCAAAGCGGTGTCGGAGATATAGATATTTTACTTTAAAGAATTTTAAACATTACAGGAGGAATTTATTATGGCAAAAACAAAGAAAACAGTTTATCTAAGTGAAGATTATGGTGTTATTGACACTACAACAGGAGAATTAAAAAGTGAAAGCGGTGATGCCGCAAATCTGGTTATGAGAAAAATTACAGTTGAAGAATTATTTGAAGAACCAGAAATAGAAAATAATGAGGTTAGATTTATGGATGATACTACATATATTAGAAGTTTTAGAGGTAATGGTGTGTTATTTCGACAACTATTGACTGCCGAAGAAACTCAGTTGGCATTATTCTTACAAGATTTTGTATGCTATAACGATTGTATTTTAAGAACTAATGGAAACAAACAAGGTAATCCACTAACACTTGATATGTTGGCAAGTATGTATGGATTAAAATATGATACTTTCAGAAAGATTATGTCATCTTTAAAGAATAAAGAAGTTATTGCATATCATAAATCTGGAAGTGCAAGTCCAGAGAAAAATAAAATGAAATGTATTACTTTAAATCCTTACATATTCTGTAGAGGTATGGAAGTTGATAAATGGATTAGTGATTACTTTTCAAATAGTCAATGGGCTAATTTTGAACGTCAGAAAATCAAAAAATATACAAAAGATTAATGATACAACAATATAGTATTAAGAGCTAGCGATGCGAAAATTCTTAAAATCACTTGTGAATATTGAATATTATAAAACGTACTTATCCGAAATTTGACTCATTTTCGGAATATCAATGACGGTTTTTATTTTATATCAAATATACATTAAAGGAGCTTAACATGGAAACAAGAATTGTATTTAAAATTAGCGTAGCAAGACAATTAATCAAACTCGGATATAGAGTTATTGATCTAAAACCTCAGAAGAAAAAAGATGGAAACTTAGATTTTACGAGATGTTATTTTGTATTTGAATACCAGAAGGGACTTGATGATGATATTAAGTTGCTGATTAATAAGTAATTTCGGATTCTCAATGCCTTTGATGGCACTCATATTCCGAAACTTAGTAGAAACTACTAAACATTTGCAGAAATGATTTTAATATAGTCTCAATATAGGTGACTCAATGTCAAATTCTTGAAAAGTCAATAATCATAAGAGATTTTAAGATTCACAATTTTCCCAAGATTTTAATATTATGGGAAGATTACACCCCACAAGATTTAGATTATAAGAAAAAATGCTAGAATCCCTTGGTACACTTGAAAACCTTGTTCACAGAATGACTACATCAGAACTTCTATGTTCACAGAATGACTATGTTTTATATTTTGTGAACTCATATTATAATTTTTACGGAGAGTAGTTTTGTGCTGCTCTCCTATTTAATTGGAGAAATATATATTGACTATAAACGGTTGGCGTTTGTTGTCCTGTCGGTGGGACGTAGTTGAATCTTTAGAGTGAGAAACTAAGGAAGTCATGAGCCTTGGTATAGTAGATACTCGCACTACTCTCTCACTCTATTTTACTAATGACGTTTGCGGGTGGAAAGCGAGAAATTGAGAATTATGAAAGCTATGTTTTTCAAAAATATGAAAGAAGCAAGTGATTATTTTAATTTTAAATATAATCCAAAAGCAACCTTTAAAAATGATGATGAACTTTCACGTTTTTGTGAATGGAAAAGAATATCAAGAAACAAAATTGAAGTATTAGATATTTTTGATGTTCCGAAGAAAAAGCCGGAACATAGAAACAAACAAGAATATCATCACAATGTTGGAGATGTTATTCAAGGAAATACATCAACTTATACAATTTTAAAGCAGCAAAGATTGCCGAGGAATAAACTTAATCAGATAGTATATGAAAAAGGATATTTAGCAAAATGTAATAAAGATGGATATGAATTTACAATTCTTGAAACTGACGTTAACTTAGGTAGAGGTTGTCCAGTGTGTAGTAATAGAAAAGTTGTAAAAGGCTTGAATGACGTTGCTACTACTGATCCTGAAATTGCTAAATTATTTGAAAATCCAGAAGATGCATATAAAGTCACCAAATCATCTGCAAAAACATTTAATTTTAAATGTCCTAATTGTGGACACGTAAAAAAAGATAACACTAATCATATCGGATATTTTGGATTTTCATGTCCTAATTGTTCAGATGGCATCTCTTATCCAAATAAATTTATGGCAAAATTACTTACAGATTTAGAAATAAAATTTGATAGAGAAGTAAAATTTGATTGGTGTCTATATCCATGTTTTATAGATGAAAATGAAATGGATTACGGATTATATGATTTTGTTATTCCATCACTAAATTTAATAATTGAAGTAGATGGGGAGCTTGGACATGGTAAGAATGTGATGAAAACAATTAGACATAATCGTAGAATTATCACAAAAGAAGAAACTTTATATCGAGATAGAATGAAGGATAAACTTGCTATAGAAAACGGATTTAAAATTATACATATTGATTGTGTATATGATAGCGTTGAAAAAAGATTTGAATTTATTAAAAATTCAATTTTAAATTCAGAGTTAATTAAATATTTTAATTTCGATAATGTTAATTTTGAAGAAATAAATAATTTTTGTATTACTAATAGTTATATGAGAATTGCTGTAAATTTATGGAATGACGGCAAAAATAAGGAAGAAATCGCTGATGAAATGAAATTAGCCGTTAGTACAATTGACAGATATTTACGAGTTATGTCAAAAAGTAATTTCTGTGATTATAATGTAAAAAGAAGAAAAGCTTCTTAGTATTAAAATAAAGGAGGTGGCGTTATGCCTACTAAGAAAAATGGCGCAACGCCAGCAAATCAACAAAAAGGGAAGAAGGTCTGTACTTGCTGTCATCATCCAAAGAACATGACAGACTTCTATTTGTCATATAGTCCTATGTATTCTTTGGATAATAGAGTTCCTATTTGCAAAGAATGTTGTAAAAATTCAGCTTTAAATAGTGATGGCACAATCAATTATATAAAATTAAAAAGTCTTTTAATGCAGATCGACAAACCCCTATACTATGATTTGATTGCTAGCAGCGAAGAATCTTTGCTTAAAGAAAACAGTTATATAGACGAAAATGAATTAAAATATCATGGGAAAGAAATATTACAAAAATATTTTACTCTTATAGCAATGCGTCAAGATCGTCAACGCAATTGGTCAGATGCAGAATCAGAAGGTCATATGCACCAGAGTAATAATCGTACAATTAGTGAGAAAAGTGCAATTGTAAATAAATATTCCTCACTATTTTCTATGGAAAATAATTTATACTTTGACGATTTAACCGATTCTGGGATAAATGAGGATAATGCGCACTGTGATGTTCTTAGTTCTCCTAAAGCTAAAAAACCAAAAGAGCCTTTAATTTGGAGTGATGAATGGAAAGGTAATTATACAGAATCAGATATTGATTATCTCAATTCGTATTATGCAGGATTGGAACGTGATTATAAAATCATCACTGAAAACCATAGAGATTATGCTCGTAAAATTGCAAAAGCAAGTTTACAAATGGATAGAACTTTTGACGACATGATGAATGGCGTTGAAGGTGCAGATAAAAAATATGATAATGCTACAAAAGCATTTGATACTCTTTCTAAATCAGCAAAATTTAGTGAAAGTACCAGAAGTGTAAACGATGTTGGTATCAGTAGCTTTTCTAAGATTACCGAAATGGTTGAAAATCATAACTGGATTCCAGAGCATAAACCCATTGAAAAAGATGAAATAGATAAACTTCTCGATTATTTATCTACAATAAAGAAATCGTTGTAGGTGATTGTTATGAAATATATAACTGAATTACCATCGGAACGATTGAAAAAGGCTCGTGAACAATATGCAGGTAGAGAGAATTTAGATAATCCATATTCTAATACTGTTATTCGAGAAGAAAGCATTGATTATGAAGCATGGACAAAATTTATTTCTTATTACAGATATTATATTGATGAATTTGCAATGGATATATTGGGTATAAACCTGTTTCCATTTCAGCGTGTAATACTTCGTGCTATGTCACGTTACCAGAGTGAAATGTTGATCGCATGTAGAGGATTAGGTAAGTCATGGATTGTTGCGGTTTATTATATATGTGTTTCTATTCTATACACAAATATTAAACTCGGTATTGCAAGTGGTAATTCAAAACAGGCTCGTAACGTAATTATTCAGAAAATCAAAGGTGAATTATCGAAAAAAGAAGCTGTTGCTAGAGAAATAAACTTTCCTATTAAAACAGGACAAGACGATTGCGTTTGTGAACTGAAATCAGGAAGTGAAATTCGTGCAATTACTCTCGATCAAAATCGTGGTGGTGATGGCGCAAGATCATGGCGTTTTAATATGATTCTTGTGGATGAAGCAAGACTTGTCAAGGATAATATTATTGAAGAAATTTTAATTCCTATGACAAAAACCAAACGTGAAATGGCAATTCGTTGGGGAATGAGCGAAAAAGGTAAAGTAATATTTATCTCTTCTGCTTATCTTAAAACAAGCCCTTTATATAAAAGATTTATGTATCATTATGAATCTATGATAAAAGGCAATAAAGATTATATGGCAATTTGTTTCCCCTACCAAGTAGGTGTACAAGCAGGTTTATTTGATAAAGAGGACATTGAAAAAGAGCTTGAAAAACCTCAGATGACTAAAGATAAATTTGCTTATGAGTTTGAGGGTGTTTTCGTAGGTTCTAGTGGAGAAAGCTATTATCCATATGAATTAACTAATCCATGTCGTGTATTAGAAAGATGTGAATTGCAACAACCAAAGAAATCAAATTGTATTTATGTTGTTACACATGATGTTGCGGTATCTGGCGAAAAAGGTTCTGATAACTCTTGTACTCATGTTATCAAATTAAAGCCACGTCCAAATGGTACATATGTAAAGGAATTAGTTTATACAAAAACAGTTAATGGCATGAAGCTAAATGCTCAAAGAGATTTTCTAAGGGAATTAATTCATATTAGATTCCCTAACACTGTAAAGTTATTGATAGATGCTAATGGTGCAGGAGCAGGTTTACCGAGTATGTTCTATGAACCTTGGGAATATGTCGATCCAAAAACGGGTGAAATTACTGAATATCCACCAATTGTATCTGATGACGAAAAAGATATAACGCTATTGGAAAATGCCCTCCCACTTATAAGAAATGTACACGGTTTAAATGGATTTATAAATTTATATTATCCATATATGAAATCATGTTTCGAGGATATGAGTTTGGAATTATTAATACCGTCTGCGGAATTAGACAGCCTATATAAAAGTGGTGGGATTTCTCATGAAGAGTTCTTTCAGCACATGGAACATGATATTTTACAGAGTGAACTTAGTAATATCAAACAAGATTTTACCGACAAAAATAATATGACATATACACGTATTGTTTCTGGTAAAAAAAGAGATAGAGCCACAAGTTTAATGTATGGACTAAGTTTTGTTTGTGAACTTGAAACAAACAATAAAAAGAAAATGTATAGAGCAAATGAAAACTATAAAGATGCCCCCATCTGTGCATCATCAATATCATTCTAAAGAAAGGAGGTTTCCATGTCAAAATCAGAAGAACCAGAATATATTGACAATCCTGATAAGGATTATAAATTAACAATTGCTTCAAGCATACAAGATAATGATGGAGATGAAACCGTCCTTGTTACAGCAGAAGCGATTAAAAAACAATCTGAAAATTGGATGTATGAAGCAATGCAAAGTTTTGATAAAGGTGGTCAACAATACTCCGTCAGATTCAATGAAGCATCCTCATCTTCTACATCTGAAACTACATTAGATGATATTAAAGAATTAGCGTTAAACGCTCAAAGTGATATATCTAAAATTCAGAAAATCAATCAATTAGTACGACAAGCCGAAAATGAAGATGACATTATTGGCAAGGTACATGAATCTATAGAATCTAATCTTAATGCAAATGTCAGATATTCATTTGACAATCTCCCTAAAGAATATGACCAGGATATAAAAGATAAAGCTGATGGCATTATCAAACGATTTCATAAAGAAGTAAATATAAATGATGTTATGACCACTTCTATTACTTCTACTTACGATGAAGGTAATTGTATTCAGTATCTTCGCTCAAAGAAAGCCAAAGGAATTTATCATCATGTAATTGACAAATATCCATTAGGTGTAGCAATTATCTCTGATTATTCTTTAAATGGAATCCCATATGTATTAATTGATACAACAGAATTATCAAACAGACTTCAAAAGTCTACATTAAAAAATAAAAAGAATAAACCATTATTCTTTAAGAATACAACCGAAGAAATAAAAAATAACTACCCAAAAGAAGTTATTGATGCTTATGTTGCAAGAGAAAAATATGCACGACTTGATATTAGGCGCACAGGTGTTAATCGTTTTGGAAATCTTGGTAGAGCTTATGGACTCTCTCCTATTTTTAAGGCATTGAAGCCAAAACTTATGCTTGATACTTGTGATAAAGCAGATGCAGTTAATGCGAAAGCTAAAGCAAAAAAGATTATCACTCAGATTATGCGTAAAGAAACTATGGGTGACACTTACGATAAAAAAGGTCTTGAGGATATGGCTTATGCTCACACCTGTTTAATGGCAGCGTGGGCTAATCCTACAGTAGTTTATACTCCACCGCCATGTGTAGAAAAAGTCATGTATGTAGAACCATCTGTAGAATTTACAAATGAAAGCACTGTAAAACAATATCGTTCTCGTGTTACTTCTGCATTAGGAATTTCATTTCTAAATACAGATGGTCAACAAACAGTAAGTACGGCAAATATTTCTATTAAACAGCTTATGCGTACTATCAATAAGATTGCTGAACGTCAAGAAGTAATTTTACAACGATGGTATGAAATTGTTTTGACAGAAGAAAAGATACCTATTGAGTACTGCCCTACTCCACATATTCTCGATGCAGAATTATTAGAGTTTGAAATGAAAAAGGATCTTGCAGAGTTCTTGTATTCTAAATTAAATTGTTCATTCCGCACAGCATATGAAACATTGGATATGAATTTCAATGATGAAATGGAACGCAGAAAAGCAGAACAAGATAATGGAGTTGATGAAATATTTATTCCACATCCAACATCTTATAACTCTTCTGGTAATCAAGATGAACAAGAAGATGTACAACAGGAAGAAAAAGATTCTAAAGGTGGTAGACCTAAAGGAAGTACATCAAAGGGAAATTCTGTAAACGAATCGAAACAAGAATATGATAGTAACTATCAAGAGTCTAAAACAACTTAAACGAGGTGATTGAAATGGATAATGAACATATTATTCTAAATAGTCGCCCCATATCTATAGCGTCTTATACCAATTATAAGGAAGCTGTCTTTTTGATCAGTGTGTTAGATGAACCTGATTCATATGGAAGAATCATTCCAGAAGAAGCAGGTGAGAAATATTTTGACACAATCATTGGATATCCAATTGTAGCCAAACTTAAAAAGAATATTTTCGGACAACCTGTAGATTTTGGTGGTCATGAATTGATCATTCAAAAAACTAAAGATGGGAAAAAGAAAAGTCATTTTGACACTGTTCCGATTGGTAGTGTGACAGACGCATGGATTGAGGAACGTGAAGTAGATGGTTACGATGGTACGCCAAAATGTATTTTAATCAAAACTAAACTATGGACTTCACGATTCCCAGAATACTTTAAAGTATTCGATAAATTATGGGACGATGGAGAAATTAGCAGCTCATGGGAATTAACTGCAACGGATGTAGTTACTGAGGGTGCTAATAAAATTTATAAAGTTTTTGAATTTATTGGCAATTGCATTTTAGGTAGCAATAGGAATCCTGCCGTTCCAGGAGCAGGTGTAATTGAGTATGCCGAAATGGATGATTTAGAAGAACAATTATCTTCTGCTCTTCTTGCTGATATTTCAAATACTGATATAGCAAACTATGAAGATATTGAAGAAAAGGAGGACATGAATTTGGCTGAAAAGACAAAGAAAGATGTCTCTGTTGAAGATACAGAAAAAGAAAAGAAAACACCTGATTCTGTAGACGAAACAGAAAAAGACAAAAAGAAAAAAGATGAAGAAATTGCTGAAAAGAAAAAGAAAACTTCTTGCGCAGAAGATACATCTGAAACAAAAGAAACTGCTGAATCTGCTGTTGAGCCAGAAGGTAATCCAGAAGAACCAGAAACAGCTTCTTTAACAGATCGTGATTTGTTTAGAAAGATTAACAAAGCTTGTGAAGATGCGATTAAATTTTGGGGCTATATCTCTTATTGGTTTCCAGAGGAACATACTGTTTGGTTTAAATCTGATGATGCTCCAACACAGTTAGACTATAAGTTATTTACATATACAGTTGAAAATGATGAAGTAACTGTTTCTGAACCGCAAGATGTAAAACTTACTGTTTCAGTATCAGATGTTAATACTGTTCTTGCTGAAAAAGATGAGAAAATCGAAACATTAACCGCAGAGCTTGAAATCAAAGATAAAGCTGTTATCTCCGCAGGTGAAAAAATCGGAAAACTCAATGTGCAGATTTCCGAATTACAACCATATAAAGAACAGGTTGAAAAAGCAGAACAAGAAAAGATTGAAGCTGAAATTGCAGAGGAAAAAGAATCCCTAAAGAAAAATCTGCTTAAAGGTGGATTATTTACTGAGGAAGAAATTGCAAAAGCTGAAATCGCAGAATTAATTGAAGCAAGAGATAAAACTGCCATCAATAGTTTAATCGCAGAAAAATATATTGCTTCTTTTGATAAAGAAGAGACTGATGTAGCAGAGGATGTTGAAACAGAAGAATCAAATCCTGTGACAGCAACAGCAAGCTTAGAAACTGATGATGTAAATGAAAGTGCAAGTTCTTTCATGACTAAATTTTTATTAAGACGATAATAGGAGGAAAATGTAATGATTCGTGATATTAGACGTAATGGCGCACAGCCAAAAGATACAATGCACAAAGCTGGTGTAACACTTGTTACAGGTATGGGTGTTGTAATCAAAGATGCTACTACTGTTGAGCTTCCAAAAGCTGAAACTGTAGCAAATATTTATGTAGCAACAAAAGAGCGTATTCCAACTGGCATTAATGCAGCAAGAGTGGATATGTCAGACTATGATGAAGATTTTGTAAAGATTGCCAAAGGTGAGTTCCTCGGACTTGAAAGATATACAGATGGTGAAAAGTTTGCAACAGACCAGTATAAAGCAGAAGATTTTTCTGGGGAAGTTGCTGATGGTACACCCGTATCTGTAGGTACAGATGGAAAATGGCAGAAACTTACAACTGGATCTTCCAAATATGTATATGAGAAACCATTCAAGGATAATGGTCATGATCTCATTATGATTCGTGTAGAAGCTGATGCAGTTGCACAGGCGTAATTAAGATAAGGAGGAATTAACACAATGGCTATTAATACAGAAATTAAAGACATTATGAGCAAAGAGGGCGTACTCTTTGATGTCGCTGAAAAGGTAGAGTATAAAAGAGAATTAACCGCAGAAGAGAAGGAAATTGCAGAAATCTCTGATGCATGGTGAAAAGATTAATTTCAAAACACTGCTTGTATTTAAAATGCAAGTACCCAGAGTTAAATGCTGGTAAACCCTAAAGACTTATAAACCTAAACAGTAGTTGGAAACGACAAGCTGAATGGTTGTGAAAACAGAAAAAATTATAAGTATAAGAGCGAGGTTAAATCCCCTGCTCTTTTTTAATGGGAGTTCAGCAGGGAAAGTCCTAAGTAGTTATTGAAAAGAGAATAATTATATGGAACACCCCCAACGACTATCCCTTGGCGAGGGAGTAAAACCACAAGCTAATGGTGGAAGAAAAATACTGCTCTCATAATTTTATATGAGATGAACATATAGTCTGAGCTGCATGGAAACATGTAGAGGTCTATCCGTGAGGAAAAGACTGCACTAGAAGTTGCGCTCTAATGTGAACGAGATAGGTATCTATTTATTAAATTCGTATATTAAAAACATTTTTAGATTGTGTAGAATTTAAAGATGAGAAAGGTGAAAAATGCCAAAGAAAATTACAAATGAAGAATTTGTAGATAAAATGAAGATGTTAAGACCAGATTTAACACCTCTTGAAGAATATGTAAGTGCCACTACATCAATAAAATTTAAGTGTAATAAATGTGGACATGTATTTCAAAATTCTCCATCAAGAATTTTAGGAACACGTAACCAAGGTTGTCCAAAATGTTATGCTGATAGTAAAAGATTCTCACATGAAGATTTTTTAGATAAAGCAAAATCAAATAAAAATGTTCATATTGTGGGAAGATATAGAGGTATTAAAAAAGATATTGATGTCAAATGTGTATATTGTGGGAAAACATTTCCTATGAGAGCTGATAGTGTTATTGATGGACGAGGACATGGTTCTTGTATCCAGAAAAATTTAGAACGAGAGCCGAAAAGAACCCAAGAACAATTTATTAAGGACTTGGAATCTATAAATAATAATATTGAACCATTAGGTACATATATAAAAACAAATGATAGAATGTGGTTTAAATGTAGAATTTGTGGTAATGAATGGAATACTTTGGTAAAGCATGTTTTATATGATTATTCTGGATGTCCAATATGTAATCAATCCAAAGGTGAAAGAAAAATATCAAATTATTTACAAAGAAATAATATAAAATTTATTCCGCAACATACATTTGAAAATTGTAAAGATATTAATTGTCTTCCATTTGATTTTTATATTCCATCAATAAACACATGTATAGAATATGATGGAGAACAACATTTCAGAGAAGTTGAATACTTTAGATATTCTTTAGAATATATTCAAGGACACGATGAAATAAAAAATAATTATTGTAAAAATAATAATATAGAGCTTATTAGAATTCCCTACACAGAATTTGATAACGTAGAAAAAATTTTAGACGAATTTTTTAAAAATAGATAACTATTGCACTGTAGAGAAATTGGAAAAACTGGAAAAGATCCAGAATGTACAATCGCTGAGTTCATTAATAGAACTGTAAATGAAGAAATTTATAATGCACCAGATGAACTTCTGGATCAAATTTTTGAAAGAGGTTCTGTTGGTGAGTTTGATGATTATGAAGGTCACAAAGATCCAAAGAATACACTTGTTGCATATGAGGCAGCACGTGGCGGTAATGTAGATCGTTCCTACATTGATATTTCCGTACTGAAACCTACATGGAAGAATCGTCAAGTTGAAACCTCACTCTCATATACTGATCTTCGGAAATCGGGCTTCAAATCTATTGCTACTCTAACCACTTTCATGAAAGAAGCTTGCCAGAATGCGCTCTTCTTTGATGCTCTTGCATTAGCTGATGAAGCTGTAACAGGTGGTGAGCAACTTATCGCTGTTTCTGGTACAACACCTACACTTGAAGCTATGGATAAACTTTCTCTGTATCTTAATGATAGAGCAAGTGATAGTGTAATTGTTACACTTAACAAATATGCTCAGGCTATTAGACGTATGCCAAATTTCGCACAGTACATGAGCAATACTATGAAAGATGATTTCAATAGATATGGTCTTGCTAAAACATATGATTCAATTGGTATTGCTGGTATTTCTGGTGCAAAGAAAACTGGTACAGGTTCTCTCCTGATTCCTGACAAACGTATTTATGGAATTGCTGGAAAGATCGGAAACCTTGATATGAAGGGCGAAATTCATACATATCAGGATATGAATAACCAGAGTGAAAAAGTTCATATCATGCTGAAAGATTTCACATATGGATTCATGCTTACAAATATTGAGAACTTTGCAAAGGTTACTTTACAGTAAGTAGTCTTTTTTAATTACAAAAATTTTTAAGGAGGGTGTGCAAACGCCCTCCTAATATTAGGAGGAATCGTTATTAATATTCAAGAAACAAAACATATTTCTGTTTTAAATTATAATGACAATTGCGTTTGTATTAATGTTGCCCCAGGCAAAAGCACCCTATTTGAAGCTGCTGTAGATGGTCAACCAAATATTATTCCACTGACTCTTGACGAAATTCGTTATGCAAATAATGGAAGTGCGTTTAGAACAGGGACGCTAGAGTTCCCAGAGGATATTGAGGATGAATTATACAATGAGCTTCGTATTGATAAATCAAAAGTATTAAAAGCTAATGAGATTAGAGAGATTTTATTAAATCCAACCAAAGAAGGATTGATTAGAATTATTTCTATTCCTACACTTTCTGATTTTGATAGAGTGCGTAGTCAGTTCCAGAAACTTAAAACAGAGGGATATAAACTCACACTGGATATGGCAAATGTTATCGAAACACGCACAAGAGAATTATTTAATAATCATATTAAATCAAATATTTCTGTAGACGATGCAGATGTAGTAGCTCCAAGCAATAAAAAAGTTGAAGAACTTGAACGACAATTAGCTGAAATGAAAGCACTTCTACTACAGATGAATGCATCAAATCAGAATACTAAAGTAGATGAACAAAAGTCTACTATTAAAACTGAGGAAGAAAAGCCAACAGTTAAACCTGTTAAGAAATCCCCAGGTAGACCTAGAAAAAATTAATACGGGAGGTGACTCAATTGCCTCAAGAAATTACAAAATTTGAAAAAATTCTCAACAAATTCTATGATCGTATAGAAAAGGATGAGGATTTTTTTAGTTATTACAATATAGATGTTAGTGAAGCGATACAAATTGCTCAGACTCGTGCTACTAATTATCTATGTGAGGCACTTGATGAATTATCATGCCTCTCGAATTTGGATGTAGATTTTTCAGATTATGATGAAGATGTACAACAAATTGGTTTTAAATTATTGCCTAAAGAAATCAAACTGGTTGTTGAAATTATGTTTCTTATTTATATGAAAAGGGATGAATCTCTCCTTCATGCAATGGAAATTAATTTTACGCCATCTGATTTGAGTGTATTTTCACCAGGAAATGAAAGAACAAGTTACCGTAATTTTATTGCTAAATTGGAACATGATGTATCTATCAAGATTGACGATTACAAAAATCGAGATAGAAAAACTAACGCATTGAAACAGTTTATTAATTATGCTCAGTATGAGGAGGATTAACCTATGGATATTGAGTATTATATGAAATTACAAAATGCTTATGGTACAAAAAATAAACGTGAGAAAAATTTAGCAAAAATAAACAAACATGCTGATAGACATTTTGAAGATACATTTGATACTCAAGATGTTCTAGTAAATAATGAACCTATGCAGTTAATGATTATTAGAGATACCGACAACAATACATATAAGAAGAAAATAAAATCAAGACATAATGATGTTATCAGACTTGGTGACTATATTGAATGGAATAACCAAATTTGGATAATTACGTTACTTGATACTGATGATAAAGTATGGAATCGTGGATATATGTATTTATGTCAGTTGATGATTAGATGGCAAAATGCAGATGGTAAGATTGTTGAGCGTTGGGGATATTCAGAAGACTATACTAAATATAGTATGGGTGAAAAAGGTAACTCTACTATTACTGTTGGTGATTATCAATATGGTTTGACTATACCTGTCGATGAAGAAACAAAACAACTTAATCGTACAAATAGATTTGTCATAGACTATGAGGGAGTATACCCACCAGACACATATAGAATGACTGGTAAAAAAGGTTTCTTATCTGATGTTAGATATGTTGATAAAGGTGGTGTCATGACTGTCACATTATCTTATGAGCAATTTAATGAAGTTACAGATAAATTGATTGAGCTAGAAAATGGAACAAAGGCGTGGATCTGCAACTACAAATCCCCCACTACTCCTACTCTCCCACCACCAGAACCAGACAATCCAACCACATCTGTCACAATTACAGGTGGCGATACTCTCCGTTACGGTAGAGCAAAAACATGGACTGTTACTTTCTCTGATCCTGAAAATCAGCCAAACTTCACATGGAATGTCAAATCAGATTTCAAAATCACTCAAAATATCACAGGTAATAAAATACAGCTAGATTGCTCAAACGGAAAAGCAATTGATAGTACGTTTATGCTACAAGTTCTTGATAGTAAAGGTAATATCTTATCTGAAACAACTATTACTATTATAATGTAATCGGAGGTATATTATGGCACAATCAGTTGCTAGAGACTTGGCATATATCAAGGCTACGGTAATCTCTCGATTATTAAAATCCGATGAATTTGTAAAAGTAATGTTACGAAAAGAAGATTTTACTGATACGGAGAGATATGACATGGAGTATAAACAAATATTTGATTATCCTTATGTCGATGGAACACAGGAAGAAGTTATGCCTTTTGTCTGTGTAGAAACAGTTTGTAGAGGTACAAATCGTACCGTAAAATCTATGGATTTATATATCTGGATTTTCGTGCATCGTAACTGCATGAAAATGGATAAAACATGCACCAGTTATGGTGGTAATCGTGCAGACGTTCTTACAGATATTATAGAAAGACTTCTACGTGATTCTGATGATTTAGGAATTGGAAAACCAAGTCTTGATAACATTGGCTATACTGTTCCACAATCATCTTACTTTGGTCGTCAACTTAAATATAGTATACCAGACTTCAAAATAAAGGAGGTCTGATATATGAAAGGATTTTCAGATTATGATTATCTCTGTGATGAACCTTATTTTTATGAAGGTATAGGTCATGTTAAATGTCCTACTCTTAGGGACATAAGACGTATAACCTATGGACAATTCAATATTTTTCTCTCTTATATTTCTATTACTCAGAAACAATTTCTTGAAACATTTGGTCTTACTGAAAAATTCAATTCCCTCAGTGATGAAGAAAAAGAAAAAAATACTATTTACAATTTACTTACATTCGGAATGAATCGTGCAGATTTTCTTGCCTACATGATTAGTTTCTTTGTTATAGATGATTTTCAGTATAATCCAGAACAGAATGCTTTTCTCATTGGCGCTTATGAGAAAGACAATGATGGAAAGGAAATCTTTAACGAAATAGGGAAAATTGATAACAGTAATTTTGATGAATTTCGTGCGTTTCTGCAAGTTATATTAGGGATTAAATCTGAGAAAGAAGTTGAAAAACCGAAATATAAAAATAAGTTAGCTCAACGGATTGCTGAGAAATTAGCAAAACATAAGAGTGAACAAAAAGAAAAACAAACATCTGCGGATGATGATTATACATTACCAAACATGATTGTGAAATATTGTACTCACAACAAAGTTGGAATCAATATATTGAATGTTTGGGATATGACATATTATCAATTCATGAAGATGTTTTTAGAATATAGGATGGGAAGACAAGCAGATATAAATGATATGATGGCTGCTAATTCATTCTCATTCAAAAACTCTAAGGACTATAAACCTATGGAGTATATGAACAAAATTAAATAATGAAAACTTTCAAACAAAGTCGCCTGTGTTAGGTGGCTTATTTTATTTTTAAGAAAATGGAGGAATTAAATTATGGCTAGAGAGCTTAATATGGCAAACCGTCAGTGCTGTGACGTACATATCCTTGATTATGCTACAATGAAACCTTGGATGTTAGTAGATTTCTGTAACACTACTACTGCTGGTTTTAGTGCAGACGCAGTATACGCAAATAAAAAAGGCGCAAAGGATATTAAATTTGATAACCCACTTGAGGGTACTATGAAACTTAATTTCCAAGTTCATCCATTCCAGATTTATGCACTGTATTCTGATGGAGAAATTGAAACATCTGCACTCATTGCTCGTAGAGAAAATGTGACAGGTGCAGCGGAAGGGAAACTTACTCTGACAAATACTCCAAAAGCAGGTACAGTTTATGCTGTTGATCCTGATACTGGAAAAATTATCGAAGGTACGGTTTCTGAGAAAGAATTTACTGCTACAACTACTTCTGAGATTAAAGAAGGTACAACATATGAAGTATCTTATCTTGAGGAAAAAACAGCAGGCGTAAAGAAAATTTCATTTAACAATAAGAAAACTCCAAAAGATTTCTTCATTCAAATGGAAACAGTTGATAAAGATGAGAAGGGAAATCTTGTACCAGTAAGAATTACTGCTTATAAAGCATCTCCTAATAGAACTCTCGACTTATCATTCTCTTCTGATGGAGATCCTGCGGAAATCGAGATAGAACTCAGTGTTCTTCAAAACGAAGACGGAGATGTAATGGATATTATTGAAATTACTGAATAATATATTTTTGAAGTAGGGTAATATAATATTATCCTACTTCTTTTTAATAAAGGAGTTGAAATTGAGTAATCGACCATTACCTAAGTTTAAATTAGAAATTGACGATATGGTAACTTCGTATGATAGAAATATGAAGATAATTGATCGTGAATATAGACTTAAAACTGCATATAAAAACGGAAAGCCATATAATCACAATGAAAAATGGTATAGATATAAATGTTTAAAATGTGGAAATACGGATTGGGTTATAGAAGATGCGTTTATTGGTCATCAACATGTAGGTTGCAATGCTTGTTGTCACCCACCGAAAAAATTAGTTCCAGGGATAAACGATATAGCTACTATTGCTCCTTGGATGGTAAAATATTTTGGAAACTCAGAAGATGCCACAAAATACATGAAAACAACAAAACAAGTAATTGAATTCGTTTGTCCTGATTGTGGTAGAAAACATCGTAAATTTATAGGAATGGTATATGCTTGTCATAATTTATCTTGTCCATGTCAAGATGGATGGAGCTATCCAAATAAATTTATGTATTCTATTTTGGAACAAGCAGGTGTCAATTTTGAACCAGAAAAATTGTTTGATTGGTCTAATGATAGGCGATATGACGATTATATAGAATATAATGGTTTAAAGATTATTACTGAGCAACATGGTAAACAACATTATGAACGAGAAATTAATAAAGATGGTAGAACTGTTGAAGAAGAACAAGAAAATGATAAGATGAAGTACAATCTTGCTATTCAAAACGGTATAGATCACTATTTTATTATTGATTGTAGGGAGTCTACAAAAGAATATATTCAAAATTCAGTTCTTAATTCTGGTCTATTTTCTATTCTGAATATAAACCCAAAAGATATAGATTTTAATAAATGTGATGAATTTGCAACATCAAATATTGTAAAGCAATTTTGCAATTATAAAAATGAACATCCTAAAATGACTATAAAAGAGATTGCTCCGTTATTTCATATTGTATATGGTACAGGTTTAAAATGGGTTAAAAAAGGTGCTAAATTAGGATGGTGCAAATACGAAAGTTTTGATGGAGTGCGTCTTAGGCATAAACGAAATGATATGAAAGTCGTAGAAAAACCTATCCACTGTATCACTACAGATACATACCATCGTAGCGCAACAAAATTCGCAGAGTATTATCAATCTCTTACAGGTAAGAAACTCTGCGCAAGAAATATTCGTTCAGTATGTACAGGTAAACGTAATCATGTCAATAATATGAAATTCGAATATATTACTCAAGAACAATTCAATCAATTAAAAGAAAAATATCCAGATAAAGTATACGGAGAACTATTTGTATCTCACGCATCATAAAGGAGAATATAACCACAATGACAAAAGAATGTAAAGTATTACTACGCAATCAGTATGTTATGGTTGTTGATTTTGATGGAAAAGAAATTCAAATGCCATCTGACCGCACAGATAAAGATACTGTATTCGTAAAGTATGAAAATAATAGATATTCTATCACTTGTAAATTAGAAGAAGAAAAGAAACCTGCAAAGGTTAAACCTGTTTCAAGAGTAAAGAAGCAAAAGAAAGTAACGGAGGTTGAGTTAGCTGATGATGTTGCAACAGATGAACAAAAGGATAAATCTGAATAAATTAATCGTAGTTAGTATAAGTAATTAGTAGGGATACTGGCTATGAATTAATGGCTTGTATCCCTATTTTTTACGATTTTCAGGAGAAAACGTGATATGAAAAAACAATTATTTGATAGCTTCGAGGAGGTAGTCGAAGCTTTTGGAGAGGATAATCTTGTGGTTATCACTTTTATGCCACAGATTATTTTTTATCTTAGTAATTTCAACATTCAACCTGTATGGACAACTCCATCAGAAATTAATGATAATAAATTAGCTTTTTATTTTATCAAAGCAGAAACTAAGAAACCGTATGAAGCATGGCAAAAACGCAGATTAGAGAAAGAACGTAAATAATGGCACGAAGTGTAGGTAAACAATTTGAAGATAATTTTAAGAAAAGCGTACCAGACTATGTACTCTCCCACCGTCCACCTGATTCAGCGCAAGCTTTTGATGTGGGATCAACAAATAAGTTAAGATTCAGTCGTCACAGCCCATGTGATTTGATGGTATTCGATGGAACACGAAATCTTTTTCTTACACTTGAATTAAAAACATTTCAAGGTTCATGTAGCTTTGAACGTGATAAAAATGAAAAAGTTAAGAAAAATATTCATTATCATCAGATAAAAAGTTTAAAAGATTTTGCACAATATAATCGTGTTATAAGCGGATTAGTATTAGACTTTCGGTCAAGCGACAATACATATTTCTTAAATATTAATCAATGGGATGATTTTATCTCACATATAGAAAAGAAAAGTTTCAACGAAAAGGATTTGCTTGAATATGCAAGTCCTATTTTAATTCATAAAGAGAAATTAAAAGTAAATTATAGATATGACTTAGAATCATTTTTAAATGATGTAAATTATTAAAATTTTAGTTAGGAGAAGAAAATATGAAGAAAAGCTTACTCAAGGTAAAAAACACAATCACATTTGAAGATAAACTCAATGCAATTGATCTTATTCTGAATGCTTTTTGGGATGATGAAACAGGTGAATATATACCTTGGATGGAAGAACCTGCACGAATTATTGCAGTTGGAAAATATTTTATTGAGGGATATACACTAGAAGATGGTGAAAATATTTTTAAATTATATTCATCTGATGATGATTTAAAGAGTCTTATTGATACATTTATCAATCCAGACTATGAGTCAAGATGTGAATCTGTAAAAGAATACATTAAGGTCATGGATTTTGTAGACAAGATGGTTCATGACAAACTTGAATGGACTAAGCAGAATATCATTCATGCAAATCCAGATATGGATAGAATTGTAGAAGGTGTTAATGTATTTATTGATGCATTTAAGAATTTTGCTAATCTTGATCTTACTGCTCTTACACCAGAAATGGTTAAGGATGGAGTATCTTTTATGGAAAAACTGAAAGAATCTGGTTTTGAAATTAATGCAGAGAATCTTACTAAGATTGTAAAAGATGCTGCGGCATTTAATATTGACAAAGCTAGCCAGGATATTATTGATGCTAAGAATGAACAGATTAAGAAATTGCAAGAAGAAAATAAGGAACTAAAGAAAGTTAAAGGAAATTTTAGTGCCAGAAATGTAATGGCACAGTCTGGAAGCAAAGTAACAACAATGGATAAAAAGAAATAAAAATTAACATTTGATACTGGTAAAATATTTCGCCACACCAGTTCTCAACTATTAGCGTGAAACGTGATCGTAAATATTTAAGCCCACGTTTACCATATTTACCACTAAGCTAATTAGTGATATTACAATACCGTAATTCATGTATGTATACCTCCTTACCAAAATAATATATCTATGATAAAAGGTCATAGAAACTTTCAGCGTAGAGGATATGGGTTCACGCCTGCCCGTAGGCGACCGCATAGTTGAGAAACTGCTTCCCTAAGAATGGAAGTACATTCTCATGATATCTTTTGAATATCTCCACCCAAGGAATATTTTACCAGATTATATTATGTAGTTCAATACAGAACATTTGTTTAAGAAGAGTAGTACTCTTCTATCTCATACGGAGGAAATTATTATGGGGATAATTATGGATGCAATTGATGCACAAATTATTAGGCCAAGAGTTGAAGCTTCTGAACAAGAAGGTTTTGAAATGACTCAAACAGATATTCAGAATTTCTATTCTAGTGGATCGCCTGTACAGTATATCAGAACTGGAACATATGAAAGTTCACCCCGTTCATCTGGTGTATCTGGTGGTAATGGAAATTATCATTATGATATTCATTTGAATGTAGCGGAATACCCTTACGGCAAACATTCAGGTTTGCAGATCATGAGTGATATACAAAATAATGGTAGTGGGGTATTGGGTACTCCTGGTACATGGGATGATGCTGTACAGGATATTATAGAAGCCGTAATAGCGAATTTTAGTTAAATTCAATATATAAAACACACTTACTCTCCTTTCTCTCGGAGAGTTTTATTTTTGTAAGAAAGGAGAATAAATTACTATGGGAGCGCAATTTCAAGTTGACGTAAATGTTGTTACTCATGGTGCGGAAAAAGTTAATGAGCTTGAACAAAAATTAAGCAAAATGCAAAATAAACCTGTATCTCTTAACTTTCAGGTTAAAGGGCAAAAGCAACTTACCAATTTGATAAATCAAATTAAACAAGTTCAAAATATGCTTAAAGGTATGCCTACCCCAAATATACCGAATAATAATTTACCTAGAAATAACAATCCTAGTAGGAACAACAATCCAAACAGATACCCTACAAATAAATTAAAATATAATATTGACACAGGAAAATATGCAGCCGCATCATCCAGAATGAGCAAACAATTAGGGGCATATGGAACTCAAGATACTGCAAATATTCAAAAGGCTACAGCGGCTCTAGCTTCATATAACCAGGCTTTAGATAAACTTCAAAATCATTACAATGGATCAAATGTTTTAGGTAAAAAACAGTTACAACAAACTTTTCAAGATATGACTAAAGCAGGAGATACTTTTAAAAATACTTTGTCTCAAATTAGAGACGAATCGTCAAAAGCACTATCTCCATCTATCGCTAGTGCATCTGGAAATAAAGTTGTTTCATATATGAATGCAAATTCTAAAGCAGTTAAGAAATATGGAGCGGAACTGAAAGAACTAGAACAACAATATCGTTCAATGACAACTGTTGAAGAAAAAGCTAGTTATGATAAGGCATTTACAAATTTAAAATCAAGAATCCAAGCGGAAGGATTAAGTGGTAATTCTACTTGGAGCGAAACGAAACGTGCGCTTGGACAAATTGCTCAGTTTACTGGAATTTATGCTGGCTTGCAACGTGTTATGGTTCAACTTCCAACAGAAGCAATTTCTGCTGTTAAAGATGTAAATGCAGCACAGATTGAATTAACAAAAGTTAGTAATGCTTCTGGTACACAATTATCGCAATACTGGGATGAAGCAGCTCAAAGCGCAACAAAATATGGATCGACAATTAGTGATGTTATTAGTAGTACCGCTGATTGGTCAAGACTAGGTTATAAATTAGATGATGCCAAAAAATTATCAGACGCTACATCTCTATTGCAAAAAGTAGGAGATAATATGACACAGGAATCCGCATCTAGTGGATTAATTTCTACATTAAAAGGATTCCAAATGAATGCTGACGAAGTAACTAAAGTAGTTGATGTTGTAAATGAGGTTGCGAATACTGAACCGATTGATACGGCAGGTATTTTTGATGGTTTAACTCGATCCGCTTCATCAATGAAAGCTGCAAACAACACATTTGAAGAAACTGTAGCTTTAATTACGGCAGCAAATAGTGTAGTACAAGATCCAGATAGTGTAGGTACTGCATTCAAGACAAAATTTTATCGAAATTGTCTTTATGTACAGAAATGTGCATAGTTGAACATATCCTAAAACCAGTAAAACCTAAAGCTCTATCACTACAATACGGATGAAATAAACTGGTATGAATGTAACGAAAGTAATACAACGATAGAGATTCCATATGGTCAAAAGCCTAAGTGGAGAATTTACTAATTTTATATAAATTAGGAATGGTAGCTTGGTCGCAAAGCCCCGAATAGGGGTGTGTCAAACGATCATCCCCATGTCGGGACTTAGAAATATTCTCTATAAGAATTATAAAATAAAGGTAAAAATCCTGAATATCTAAGTCAACAGGAGTACGGCACAAACCACAAATGGTGTAGGTGAAAATCCTTTAAATGGAAAAGGTATGACTGCTGTTCTATTTTAGAACGTGGTTAAGAAATGATCTACTCTTATGCGAAAGTATAAGAACTCGCTATATTGATAAATAAAAAATAATATATGAAATACACTGAACAAGATTATATAAATAAATGTAATGAATTAGATAACGAATTTTGTGGAACTCATAAACACCCACATAAAGGAACAATGATTGACTATATATGTAAGAAACATAGAGATAAAGGTATTCAATCATGTGATTGGTCGCATTTTAAAAGTTATAAAAAGAGTTGTCCTTATTGTGCAGGAAGATATAAAACCACAGAGGATATTGTGCCTTTAATAAAAGACCAAAATGTAGAAGTTATTTCTGAATATTTAGGAAATGAAAAACCTATTACTTGCAGATGTAAATCTTGTGGTCATATATGGATTACTTTACCAAAAGTATTAATAACAAATGGATCTGGATGTCCAGAATGCGGAAAAATCAAACGAAGTCTTTCAAAAAGAAAATCTCATGAACAGTTCATTAAGGATTTAGAGTATAAAAATCCTTATCTTATTGCAAAATCCAAATATACTACATCTACAACTAAAATGAAGTTTGAATGTAAAATAGATGGAACAATTTTTGAAGCACAACCATCTAATATTTTAGATGGAAACACAATTTGTCCTACTTGTTCAAGAAAACTTTTACATGAAAAATTTGCATATTCAACCGAAGAGTATAATTCATTAATCAAAGACAAACATTTAGTTTTAGATGAACCTTATATTTCTGCGCATGTTAATGTACGTTTTAAATGTTTAAAATGTGATAGAACATTTTCTACTCGTCCATCAGCAATCTTATATAAACATAGTGGATGTCCTTACTGCGATGGAACTATTGGTGAAAAAATTATGAATGAAACATTAGAAAGTTTTGGACATTTTTGCCATCCACAACATACATTTAGTGACTGTAGATATATTGGATTACTTAAATTTGATTTATACGATGAAAATGATAATATCGCATACGAATATAATGGAGAACAACATTATTTTCCAGTGGATTTTGCTGGAAAAGGTAAAGATTGGGCTGAACAACAATTTAAAATAAATCAAACAAGAGATGACATTAAAATAAATTATTGTAAGAAAAATAATATTCCTTTGATTATAGTTCCGTATTGGGAACGTGATAATATGAAAGATTTTATTTTAAAAGAATATGAAAGGATGAATTTATATCAATATAGCAGTTAGCGTGAGTTGTGATCACGCTTAATACAAGGAATTTCAATGCGTATCAGAGGTGCGTCAACAGACATGGAAAAAGCAGGTCTTGACACTGAAGGTATGGCAGAATCAACCGCAAAACTAAGACAAGAAGTTATGGCTCTTAGTGGCGTGGATATTATGAAAAATGAAAATGAGTTTAAATCTACATATGATATTCTTGATGAATTATCTACTAAATGGCAAGATTTAACAGATATTCAGCAAGCAAGTTTAACAGAACTTATAGCGGGCAAACGCCAAGGTAATATTGTTTCCTCCCTCATGACCAATTTTGACGTTGCTCGAAAATCTCTTCAAACTGCATTAAATGATGCAGATGGATCAGGTGAAAGAGAACTTGAATCTTGGAATAAAGGTATTGAAGCTTCTCTCTCTCATTTAAAGGCGCAATTTCAAGATTTTTCTACCAGTGCAATTAGCTCCGATATGTTTAAAGGTATTGTAGATACTGGTACAAAAGCTTTAGGTGTAATGACAAAACTTGCAAAATCAGATAGCAAGCTTGTTAATTTGCCTAATGTTATGGCACTTGGATTAGGTATTTTCCAAGGTAAAAACAACAGCGGTAAGAGTACATGGGATTCGCCCCATGCATTTTTCAAAATGACTTATGCCGCTTGAGAGTTTAGCAGTAATGTGTACGAGCTTATTTATAAGCAAGGACTCTCTGGTGACTTTCTAAAATGGAGTTAGCGGTAATGCGCTACTCTTCTGTATTGAATTTCAGAACGGGAAACTTTCATAGTTCAAAAGGCTATGTCACATGAGTTTGGTACTAAACTTATATTTAATAGGTATAAGTGGCAAATCCGAAAGGATGCGGTATAGTAACAATCCAAACTACGAAGTAATCCGCAGGTAGGGCTTCATTATAATGGATGCCGACCTCAACGAGCGTAACGAAAGCATGGTTATGAAATATAATCATGAAAATGCACTCTAGCGATAGGGAAGATGGATGCCCGATTAATTCAGGGATAGTTTCTATATACTACCCTTCCATCAGCAATGGGAAATTATTTATATATAATTTGTATCGACATATATAAATATTGCAAATATAGAATTGATGATACAACCAAAATTAATATTTGTATGTAATATACGTCATTCCAATTAAACAGAGTGACTCAATGATCATACATATATAAATTAAAATTTTGCATATTTTCTCATTCATACTTATATCACTCTCCTATTAATACTATAGGAAATATTATATCATATGAATGATGAAACATTTTTAAAATTACATAATCAGTATGATTATTAGCATAATCGTAATTAACAAATAGATTAATTGAGGAAAATAAATGAGTAAAAGTTGTTTAACGTTTGATAATTTAATAAAAGAACTTCAAAAGGAAGCGAATGGTTTTTCAATAAATAAAACATATGAATTATATTCGCAAATGAAATATGCGTTTAAATTGATAAATTTCAAAGGAACTTCATTGGAATCATTAGTAAAGTATAAACTTACAGTAGAAAATGATCACATTGTAGGAACAGTTTATTTGGATGTATCACAGATGAGTAGCAGTGACCTTATATTGTTAAAATTTATATGGGATGATTTTAAAACGAATATTTGTAATAGAATAATAGAAAATCATACAGAAAAGGGTAATAATATGTTTAAACTTACTATTTCTTAATTTAAATAATTATATGTATTTTTATAATATGATACTTATTAAAAATATAAACATATGTTCTCGCTATCACATTTATATAATAAGGTATATAATAATATTAAAATAGTTATAGAGAGGATAAATGTATGAAAAAAGGAACTAATGATAAAGAAGAATATATACTTTTTCTTGATGAGACTTTGAAAACATCAAACAATCCTTATTTTTCATTAGCTGGAATAATAGTTAAGCGGAAATACTATGAAGATGTTTTTATTACACGAGTAAATACTATTAAAAAGAAATTTTTTAAAGATACGGATATTATTTTTCATTATAGCGATATGAATAATAAAAAGGGAAAATTTTCATTATTTGAAGACGGCATAATTAGGGATACTTTTTGGAAAGAATATTCTAAATTAATATGCGATCTGGATTTTACAACTATGGGCGTATATTTTGATCAATCTCAAATGACAAAGTTATATAAAACTGAATCAATCAAATGTTATGATATCGCTTTTATTGAAATTTTGCGTAACTATTTACATTTTTTAAAAAGTAAAAACGCAATAGGCTCTATATGTATCGAATCAAGAACTTTTGCAGAAAATGCTTCTCTTCAAAGAGATTATTATTCATTTATTGAAAAAGGTTCTTGCTATTTTACATCACATGATTATGCAAATCATTTTTCGTCATTAGGATTTATCATAAAACGTGACAACTGTGTGGGATTACAAGTTGCAGATATTTGTCCATCAGCCCTTCTTCGATCGGTAAATGAAAGTAAAGATAAATATTTATTGGGAAAAATATATAAATCTAAATTGTATATGCATGATACACCAGAATCCGATGTCCTTGGATTCAAGAAAATCCAATAACATATTGACATTTTGCTATAATATGATATAATATGGATTGAAATAAAAGAATAGCTTGTCTACGGCTTTTATTTCTGTGTGAATTTGAACTATCATTGATAAGATTCTATTCACTGGTGAATTTAATCCATTTACAATACGGATGTCTAGCTTGTCTATTCATCCGTATAATAATATAAAGGGTTATTGTAAAATAAATTATAAATTTATTCTATAATAACCCTTTATATTATTTTATGATATTATATCATTACCATTTATACCCACATTTCATTTTGTATATTTTAATACAATTTTTTCATATACAATTTTCGGAACATTTTCTTGTTGATAATTATCTATGAATTTTTTATCAAATTTCCATTTTACAACTGCGTTCTCCCACGATGGAATTTTACTTCCACGTTCAATAAGCATATTAAGGTGATCTTTAATTTCCAATTTTGTCATTAAACGAGATTCAATTACTGAGCAAAGAATAATACGTCTAGCTTCTGCTGATAATTTTCTTTGACTGCTTACTGTATATCCGCACCGATAAAGAACAGATTGTTTTTGTAATGCTATAAAATTATCATCTTGGTTATTGGTGCTGTTAGTTGTTTGATCGACAACTTGACATAATATTATTCCACTAATCATGTCAAAATCAGATTTCAACATATAATATTTACCACATGTTTTACAATATGCCAATTGAACATCTAAACATTGAACATCACACGTATCATATAAAACAGGAATTTTAGCTATTACATCTTGCATCTCATGGCTTTCATGTTTACATTTTTGAGTAGTTTTTAACACGATAATGTCTTGTATAGATAAATTTTTATGGAAAGTTATCATTTGAGATTTTTTAACTACTTTAGACTCATGAACATTATCAATTGAAGATATAAATTCTCTTAAAGTTTGAGCATCTTGTAGTAATTGATTTTCTTTTTCTTTATCAAAAATTTTATCGCTTTTCATATATGAAAATAAATCTGACGAGATAACTTCATTTATTACTTTGAGAGAATCTTTTATTCTTTCAATAGCAAGATTTATGGCAGATATTTCATTGCAAACCTCTTTGTCATATCTTAAAATAATGTTTTGTATATATTCTGGTATCATATGTAAATCTCCCTCGTTTATAATAGTATCATTAAACAACGAATCATAATTAATAAAATACACAATGCAGAAGTGGTAATTAGAATATATCCAATTACTCTTCTACTCTTTTTTGAATCATGTGTAATAATAAATTCAGATGATAAAAATATTACTGTTATAAATTCTGCTATTGTAATCAAAATCAGGAATGCGCACGATAATAATATTTCACGTCCACCATCATAAAGTAATATACAACTCACTATTGGACAAATAATGGCTAATATACCTATTATAATAGGATAAATAAAATCCAATGATCCATCCGCTAGTAATTTCAATAAGAATAAAATAATTAAAAATATTATAACTCCCATATAACTATCTCTCACTTTATTTATAGTAATTTCATTTATGCATTATAGCACAATATACATCCCAAGTATATAAAAATCGTAGGTAGCTCAATCAATTGCTAATATGCAAAATAAAATTGCAACAAATAATACGCTTAAAACAGTATCGGGTTTAATGGCTTTTCAATACAGAGCAGGAAAAGCTCCTAATGTCGATGCTGTTCTGAGAGATGCAAACGCATCAAATGATTTTAAAAGAACATATGGTGCTTATATTGGTAATTATATTCACGAATTAGACCAAAAGAATAATGTTGATAAGGCAGCACTTTCCAGTACTGAAAATTTAACGGCGGCAATTCAACGCCAAGGTGGAACAGTTCCTGTTGTTACAAGCAAATGGGATGCGTTTAAAACGGGATTAAAAGATGCTGGTTCAGTATTTAAGGCATCAGCAATTAACATTGGGGCTAATCTTGCTGTTTCTGCTACAATTCAAGGTATTGCCACAGCATTTGATTATGTATCTAATAAACAAGAACGTGCAATTGAATCTGGTGATGAAGTAATCCAGAATTATAAAGATATAAATGAGCAGATGGCACAATCTTCTTCCTGGATTGAAACAAATGGCGAAAAATATACTACTCTTTCAAAAGGTGTGAGTTCTTTAGGAACAAATCTTGGATTAACAAACGAAGAATATGCTGAATATCAAGAATTGGCATCTCAGATTGCAACACAATTTCCAGAATTGGTATCAGGATATGATTCACTAGGAAAACCGATTATTAAAGCTGCAACAGATGTTGATACATTAAAAGCTACTCTTAAAACACAAAAAGTCAATCAATATACTGAAAGTGTTAAAAATGCTAAAGATGTAATCGACAAATTAAATGCGGAAGTTAACCAAAATAAAAATTGGTTTTGGGAGGAAGCAGGTACAGACCAACAGTTACAATCATTGGAAAAATTCCAATCTGCATATGAAAATGCTTTTAAAAGCAAAGGTGGTAACAAATTTTTAGATTTAAACCAATGGTTAGATGATGGTAATTTTGTAGACGCACTTGATAATGCAGGAGTTAGTGTAAAAGACTTCGGTAAATTAATAAATGAATTAAACGACTCACAAGGGAAACTTAAAGCTAATAGCGACACTAATGATTTCCTTAATACTATTATTGGATCACAAGAATCTTTAAGAAATCAACGTGAAAACTCTGCTGATGAATTAAAAAGTTATATTCCTGCATTCTTTCAAGAACAACGAGCTTATCAAAATTTATTAGATGATGTTCCAAGTATAGACAGTGAACTTACATCATTAATAAATTCTTTTTCATATGAAGATTTAGAGAAAAATGGGTTTACTGGTGATAAAGCAATTAGTAAATTAAAATCTTGGAGTCAATCCGCTGTCAAAGAACTGCAAAATAAAGACATTCAAGATGCATTAAATGATGTATTTACAATAAATGATGATAGTTCTAAACAATCATTTGATTCGTGGCAGAAAGAAGCAGATGCTGCTCTTAATAAAGCTAGTGAAAAAAGTAAAAGTTTTTCACGTGAACAAATGCGGGAAGCTTCTGGAATCAAAGACCAATGGGAAGAACTAAGAGGTATTCAAACAAAAGTTGCCGAAAGATGGGATGATACAACAGGTATTAAATCAAGAGATTTAAGTATTGAGGATTTAGAAACTCTTGGTACTATGCTGTCTGATACACAATACGATGGACAATCATTTGAAGAAATGGTTGATCAAATTCAGAATGTTCAAGACACATCTCGTCTCACTCTTGAAAATATGCAAAAAGTAGTAACCGATACCACTGCAAGCTTATCAACGTTACAAACTGCAACAAGTGAAGCTTCATCTGCTACGGGATTAACTGCTGATACAATTACCTCTATGGGCGGTATGTTCTCTGACATTGATAATTTTGATAGTGCCGCATTGTTTAAAAATACAGCAAATGGTGTAAAATTAAACACTAAAGCATTATCAAGTCTTTTAGCAGTTCAGCATGATATTAAAGCAAATGATTTTACACGTTCTATAGAAGAACAGACTAAAGCTATTGCAGAGCAAAACGATGTTGTGCAAGCTCAAACTAAAGGCACAGATGCATATAAGACAGAACAAGATAAATTAAAATCTATGTTTGCGGATTTATCTGCATTACAACAAGCACAGTCACAGTATCACGCTCTTTACAAACAACAACAAGAACTCTTCTCTGATTATGGTCAGTGGCAACAAGCACAATCTACCGCTAATGCAGGTGATAAGTACAACAATATGGTTTCTGGTCTTAAAACGGCTAAAGAAGCGTGGGACAAAGGACTTATTGGAACAGATGATTTTAAATCATTTGCAAAACTTATCTCTCCATCTGGTGCAACAGATGATGTAAACTTTGCCGAAAACTATTCTAAAGCAGCACGTTATCTTACAGAGGATGAATCTGGCGTAAAGGCATTCTTAAATGACTTATCTTCTAAAGGTCTTGCGGATTTCAATGAAGAATCTCAGCAATGGTCATATAACGTAAAAGATATGGCAGAAGCCGCTAAACAAATGGGTATGGGTAAAGACTTCATGTCCAATATGTTTGGTAGGCTTGAAGATTATGGATTCCATAATAATGTTATTTCTGATGCAGAAGATGGTGTTTTAAAATTATCAGATGCTTATTCTAATCTTGCAGAGTCAGAAGCTAGACTTGAAGATTTAAAGAAAAATGATCCTACTAATACTACTGCTATTGAGCAAGCAGAGAAGGAAGTTTCTGGATATAAGCAAGATATTGATGAACTTGGTACAAACCTGAAAGAAGTCGCTTCACATACAGCAGAGAATTATAATCGTGAACTTGAAACTGCTAAAAATCAGATGAAAACCCTTGCTGATGAACGTGAACGTATTTTAAAGAGCAATGAATACGGCGATAATACTCAAGCGGTTGCTGATTATATGCAGTCACAGATTGACCAGCTAGGTCAGAATTATGGTCTTGATTCTTCTGCCCTTCAACAACAAGCAGAGCAAGCTGCAAAAGCATATTCTGACGCATTACAAAATGCAACTATTGACAATCCGGTTACACCTGATTTTGGTGAAGATACTGCTTCTGCTGATGCTTATGCTAGTGCAGTCGATAAAGTACAACAGGCAAATAAAGATAATAACCAGACATTATCAGATTCTATCAAAACATTACAACAATATAATTCAGAACAAATCAAAGGTATCGACTTATTGGATGGTGCTTATGACAGTGATGAATTAAAACCTGCGGAACAAGCGTTAGATAACATTTGTCAATCTCTTGGTCTTACGAGTGAAGAAGCAGGATTGCTTGGACAAGTTCTTGAGTCTATGGGAATTATCAAACCAGAAGTAGATGATTCTGAGGTTAAACAAGCTAAGACAGATGCAGAAGAAACAAAACAAACCTATGATAATCTAGGTGACAGCACAGTTTCTATTAATGCAGATGTTTCTGGCGAAGATAGTGTTGCATCTTTTGTTGACCAATGCTCTTCTATTCAGCAAGGTATGACTACTACTATTACTGCTACGGTCAGTGGGGAAAGTGAAGTAGAATCTCTCGAAAGTGGTCTTGAGCAAATCCCAGATAATACTCCTACTACTGTTGATGTTACGGTTAATAATCAGCAAGACTTAGATAATATTCAAAGTAAAGTTGATAGCCTTAATGCAGGTGGCAAGGATATTACACTTAATGCTCATATTAAACCAGATAGTGATAGTGAAGTAGAAGTTAAAGCAAAAGATACTACTGTAAAGGTTACGCCTGATCCAAAAGAAGTTGAAGTTACTGCTAAACCTGTAAAAGTTGATGTACAACCATCACAGAAAGAAGTTAGTGTAAGTGCAAAAGTAACGAATAAGCCAAACGCAACTTCCCAAGGAGTTATTAATTATAAAAAAGGTAATGTTGAGAAAGCCGATGGTACTACTTCCCAAGGCATTATCAATTATAAAAAAGGTGATGTCGAAAAGGCAGATGGAACTGTCTCAACAGGTATCATTAATTATAATTTAGGTAATGTCGCTACTCCTACTGGTATGGTTGCTACTGGTGTAATTAACTATACATTAGGAAGTGTTGCTAAACCAGGCAAAGCCGCTGGTACATTTGGTCAATCCAGAGCATATGCGCAAGGTAGTCTTACTGATTTATCTGCTTATGCAGGTGGTCATGTTTCATTACCAAGAGATGAAAAAGCTCTTGTAAATGAAGTAGGAACAGAATCTATTGTACGTGACGGACAATGGAGTTTGATTCCTGGTGGTGCGCATCTTGAGAATCTTAAAAAAGGTGACATTATTTTCTCTGCTTCTCAAACAGAGGATTTATTGAAACGTGGTGCAACACCAGGTCATGCTAGAGCATATGCACAGGGAAGTCTTAGTGATATTTCTCTTACTCATGCTTTTGATGGTGGTTCTGGATGGGGTGGATTCGGTGGTGGATTATCCAATAAAACATCGGTTTCATCTGGATCATCTAGTTCATCTGATAGCTCTGCTACTCAGCAACATACGGATGCTGTTCAAAAAGATACATCCGCTACAGAAGATAATACCAAATCTGCAAAAGATTCTACCGAAGCATTTGACTGGGTAAAAACTAAACTTGATAAATTTGCAAAATCTGTAGAACGTATTTCCAACCAGATCACGGACTACATATCTTCTACTTTCAAAACTGTACTTCTCAAGAGACAAGTCAAAGCAGTAGAAAAACAACTCAAGGCGAATGAACAGGGTTATACTGCTTATATGAATAAAGCTAATTCTATTGATATTAGTGACGACTATAAGAATAAGGTAATCAATGGTACATTCTCAATTGAGGAAATTGATACATCTTCTGACTCTGGCAAACAGTTAGCAAAAGATATTAAAAATTTCCAAACTTATTATAACTCAGCGCAAGATTGTAAAGACACAGTACAGGAGTTAAACAACAAACTTCTGGAATTATATGAAACAATTGTAAATATGCCTACAGAAAAGGCAGAGAAAAAGATTGACAGATTAAAGACTAAACTTGAATCTCTCAATGCTGTCTCTGATACTGTTTCATTGGGTGGATCTGCAATCGCAGCAATGCAGAATCAGATTAAAGTTGACAATCCTGGTCTAGGTAATGCACAGAAGAAGCTTGATAAGGCTGAAACTGCCAGAAATGCAACCAAGAAAACTCGTGCTAAAGCAAGTAAGACTTTAAAATCTGCTACGGTTGATGCAGAGTCTACAGGAAATACACTTGTCAAGGAAAGTGAGAAACAGACAAAATCCATAGGCAAGAAACTGAAAAGTGCCGCAAAGTCTAGTACAAATAAAGCTACTTACAATGCAATTGCACAGGCAATTCGTGAAGGCAAAGCAGTCAATACAAAGGGGCTGAAAGGTTCTGCACTAAAATATGCGAAATCATATAACAGTTCTTTAAAACAAGGTAATACTATTGCTTCCAAGGTTAAGGCAGGTAAAACTGTTAAGACTTCTGGAATGTCAAATATATTGAAGTCTACGGCACAGGCATATAACGCTGATGCAAAAGAGAAAGCTTCTGCACAGAAAGTATATGACAATGCTAAGAAAGCAGACGAAAAAGCTTTGAATGATCTGACAAAGGCTCAGAAAAACAAAGATAAGTTATATGCAGGTTCTACTAAGGAACAACAGATTCTTGCGACAACAAAAGGTAAGAAATCATATGTATACCAGAATATGCTTCTTACACAGGAAACTAAGAATCTCAAGGAACAGAACAAACAGCGTCAGACAGCTTTAAAAGAGACTCGTGATAGCTATATGAAGGCAAAAAATAGATATAATACTGCTGATGCTGATAAAACCAAATCTCAGAATAAACTTCTGAACAATAAAACTGTTATGTCTAAGTTGAATAAAACTCAACAAAAGGCATTAAAGGCAGGTAAAACAGTAAGCACAAAAGGTATCACTGATGCTAAAGTGCTGAAATGGATTCAAGACTATAATGAAAAAGTCAAGAAATCTGCGGATTTAAGCAAGAAACTTCGGATTGAACAGGAAGCTTTGGATAGAGCAACAAGTGAAGCAGCACAATCTCAGGCAGAATACGCACAGTCTATCGTAGAAAATGCAAAGAAGAAACTTGAGAATATTGCAAACTATTACGATTCCTTTACTTCTCAATGGGAAAACAGGAACTCTATGTATGAAGCATACATGGATAGGATGCAGACACAGGGTTACAATCTGAGTACGAAATTCTACGAAGCAGAGATTGGACAGCAACAGAAAATTGTTGACAATCTGTCTCAGAAGTATATCGCAATGAAACGTAACTTTGCACAGGCAGTACAGGATGGTAAGATTGTAGAAGGTACGGAAGAATACTATGAGATGCAGAATGAGATTGACCAAGTTGCGATTAGTCTTAAAGAAGCACAAAACAAAGTGGTTGAGTTCCAAGCATCTATTCGTGACCTTAAATGGGAACAGTTTGACCAGTTGCAGGAAGCCATCGGTCGTATTACCAGTGAGTCAGATTTTCTTATTGACCTTATGAGCCATAAGGATATGTATGACAAAGATGGCAATATGACAGAACAAGGTCTTGCTACTATGGGATTGCATGGTGTCAACTATAATACTTATATGGCGCAAGCAGATAAATATAAGGAAGAAATGTTGAAAATCAGCGAGGAACTTGCGAATGATCCTAACAATCAGAAACTCATTGATCGTAAGAATGAACTGATTGACGCACAGCAACAAGCCATCTTATCTGCCGAGGATGAAAAAGATTCTATCAAGGATTTGATTCAGGACGGTATTGATAAACAGTTGGATGCTCTGGATGACTTGATTGACAAGTATCTTGATTGCTTAGACAGTGAAAAAGATTTATATGAGTACAGAAAGAAAATTGGTGAACAATCTGAAAAGATTGCTTCTCTACAGAAACAGTTATCTTCTCTGCAAGGTGATAATTCCGAAGAGAACAAAGCCAAACTTCAAAAACTCAAAGAGGATTTGAAATCTGCACAGGATGATATGGAAGAAACTCAGTATGACAAATATATTTCTGACCAGAAGAAACTTCTTGATGAACTCAAGCAGGACTACAAGAAAGCTCTTGATGACAGAATGGATAATGTTGACGTACTGATTTCTGATGCTATCGCAAGTATCAATAGTAATTCATCTAATATTTCTCAGACATTACAGACAGAATCTAAGAATGTTGGATACACATTATCTGGTGAGATGCAGACCATCTGGTCAAGTCAGAGTGGTATTATCTCTCAGTACGGTGATGACTTCTCTAGTAAATTAACAGGTGTTAATTCTGCTATTGAAAATGTCTATAATCGACAGAAAGATATGATTGATGCTATCAATGCTATGGCTGAAAAATGGATTGCTAAAGCAGATCAGATGTTACAGCAACCTACTAAAACAGAAGGAGTTCTTGAAGAAGTAGAACAAAAACCAGATAAAGATAACGTTGCAGAAGGAAATCCAACACCAGATCCACCAAAAGTTAGTGATGATGAATCCATTAGAGATGCGGTACTGGTTGATCCTGATGAACCAAAGAAGAAGCCAAATAAAGACAAGACAGGTAGTAATAAAGCCGAAGTTGGTGATAAAGTTACTTTCTCTTCTGGTAGATATTATGAAGCATCCGATGGTTCTGGTGCATCTGGTAATATGTATCTTGGCAAAAAAGTTAAGATTACACGTATCAATAAAGGTTCTAAATATCCATATGCTATTGATGCTACGGATGGTACTGAACTTGGTTGGGTAAAACTCAATCAGTTGAAAGGTTATGCTTCTGGCATCATAAGAGTTCCGAATGACCAGTTAGCTTGGACACAGGAACAAGGTGAAGAAGCTATTGTTAGAAATGATGGTAGTATTCTGACTCCATTAAGTAGAGATGTGTCTGTACTGAACGCAGATATGACTAAGAACTTATGGGACTTCATGGGTAATCCTGGTTCATTCTTGAGTGATTATAGTGATGGCGAGAAGTTTGGCGTGAAGAATGTTGATAATTCAAGTAGTGTTGATGTTGGTGGTGTTACAATTCAGTGTAATATGCCTAACGTACAAAATGCAAATGATTTATTACATGAACTCACAACAAACAAGGACATTGAGAAAGCTATTTGTGCAATGACTATAGGTAGAGCTATGGGTGGAAGTTCATTAGCTAAATATAAATATAAGAAATAAAATTTTAGGGAACTACTCTTTCATCGGAGTAGTTCTCATTTAAAACTTTGGAAGGTTAAGGCTAATTAAATATTCAACGCATTAACGATCGCTATCTGAGCTATGGTGGTCGTTTTTGCATTTCTTATCAAAAATACTACTAACAGTTTCGTAAATTATAGTAAAAATAACAAAAGATACTGTAAAATGAATATATTTGTGTCAATTGTAATTCGACAAATTTTACACTTAAGAGACTATCTATGATTGGTAGTCTCTTTTTATATAGAAAGAGGTAATTAAATGTCAGATAAAACTGTACGAGATTTACTTGATAAAAGTATAAAACAAGATGTTGCAAAACAACAACAAAATAAGATTCAAAAAATACAAGAAAAGGTCAAAGATATAGAGCAAAATGAATCTGCTCAAATATCTGATATGGATAAAAAATATCTCAAAGATCTCAAACATCAGTGGAATGAACTTTTTATTGAAACTGTAAAAGTTAAAACACAGTATGAACTACTTATTCAAGATGTAAAACTGATGAAAGAAATTACACTTGCAATTAATAAAGGTGACACGTGGAAATATAAACTTGCCAGATGGCTTGTAAGATAAATAGAAAATAAATAGTAAAGGTGGTGAAGTATGAAAGCATTAGATTTTGAGTATGATGGAACTTTAGCTTCAAGCAAAGGAATTATAGTTTGTTCATTTGATTCAGGCGATGATGAAACTATAGATTATGGTTCTAAAATAAATTTTGATGTAACATCCATAAGAAATGGAAAAGAATTTGAATTAGTCAATTCTGGATATGATGAAGCAGGTGAATTTACTTTTCAAATTTGTAAAGATCCTTATATGCAATTAAATCGAGGGAATAAATATTTCACTACTGATGAACAACGCTTTGTATATAGATGGCTAAATAGAAATGATGGATTTCACATTTTAAAAATAATTACATCTGAAAATCAAGCTATGTTATTTAAAGGAAGTTTTAATATTGAAACAATTGAGTTTTGTGGAAAAGTGATTGGATTTGAATTGACATTTACTATGGGTAAACCATTTGCGACACAGGATTGTAAAACAATCACACATACATTTAAGGCAAATGAACAATTCACTATCATAGATGAATCAGATGATATAGGATATATTTATCCTGATATACAAATTAAATGCCTTTCAAGTGGAGATTTAATAATTACAAATTCGATTGAGAATCGCACAACAATAATTAAGAATTGTTCTACAAATGAAGTTATTTCTGTTGATGAAAATTTAAACATATCTACTTCTCTCTCATCTCATAAATTATATAATGATTTTAATTTTGTATTCTTTAGAATCTCAAACTCTTATGAAAATAATCAAAATATCATTTCTGTAAATATCCCATGTGAAATTACAATTAAATACTATCCTGTTGCGAAAGGAGTTGGACTTTAAAAATGAACGTACATAAATTAAGAATGGACACCTCTGGCAACGTAGAGGATATTAGTTTTGTTCTCGCTAAAAAAAATGGTGATAAACTTGGAAATATTACCAATGTAGATAATATTGTTGCTAAACATTCTATGAAAGAAGCATCTGAATTTACATTTGCTGCACACAAAAAAATAGGTAACAGCATTATTAAATGTTGGAATGACATTAAAGATTTTAAATTAGTTTGGATTCCTGAGTGGGATATGTGGTATGAAATTACTGTAGAAGTAAATGAGAAAGATGAAAATATCAAGAATGTTTCTGGTAAGACTTTAGGTGAAGCCGAATTATCTCAAATTATGTTATATGGAATTGAGATTAATACTGAAACAGATATTGCTAGAGAAGACTATAAAATACCCACAACATTTTATAATCCAGATCATCCAGAAGCTTCATTGATGGATAGATTACTCACAGATAAAGCACCACATTATAAAGTTAAACACATTGATAAAAGTTTGATGAATTTACAGAGAACTTTTACATTTGATGATACATCAATTTATGATGCACTCCAAGAAGTTTCAGAAGAACTTGATTGTTTATTTATATTTGGATGTGGTTCTGATGAAAATGGAAAACCAGAAAGAACAATTTCTGTATATGATTTGGAAGCAAATTGTGTAGATTGTGGGAATAGAGATACATTTGTTCATAAATGTCCTAAATGTGGAGGTACAAATATCATATTAGGATATGGAGAATATACAAATGTATTCATTTCAAGGGATAATCTTGCTGATGAGATTACATATTCTGTTGATACTGATTCTGTAAAGAACTGCATGAAACTTGAAGCAGGTGATGATTTAATGACCGCTGCTATTCGATCATGCAATCCTAATGGAACAGATTATATCTACTACTTCCCAGATGAAACAAGAGAAGAAATGTCACTAGAATTGCAAGAAAAATTAAAGTCTTATGATGCCTTATATGAAAAGTATCAATCTGATTATAATTTTATTATAAATGATTCTTTTGTGACAAATTATAATGCACTTGTAAATAAATATAAAACTTATGAAGAAAATTTAAAAGATACAGAGATTAAGAATCCTATTGTTGGATATCCAAAGTTGATGCGTATTTATTTTGATACAATTGATATGGTGCAACTTTTAAGAAATAAGTTAATGCCACCAGTCGATAAACCAGATAATAACGCAAAATCACAAGGCGAATATTTGATGGCTAATCTCCCATCTTCTGCTTCTACTACTTCTCTTAAAAATTTATCTGTGTCTACTGCTGATAATATTATGGTTATGTTGGCACAATCTATTGTCAAAGGTGTTTTCAAAGTTACAGTTACAAATACTACATTGTCTAATAATGTATGGAAGGGTAAGTTTAACTTAGAGAATTATGCTGATAAAGATGATAAATTCACTTCTCAATTTGTATCAATCAACATTAATGAAAATTATGAATCTTATGTAAAACAACGTATAGATTCTATTCTTGCTCGTTCAGATGAAAATTACTATGATATCGTAGGATTATTCAAACAAGATATGACTGTGTTTAAATCACAGTTGAAAAAGTATTGTTTAAATACATTACAAATATTCCAAAAGTGTTGTCAGTCTTGCATTGATATGATGGTACAACAAGGAATTTCTTCAAACAGTACTTCAAGTATATATGGAATCAATACAAAAGTTCTCTATGAGAATGTATATATTCCTTATTATAATAAGATGAATGCAATTCAAGATGAGATTAAAGTGCGTGAAGATGAATTGTATACTGTCGAAGGAAAATATAATAATCAAAATCAACTCGTACAAGATGGTATTCAGATTGAAATTGAAAGAATTATCACAGAAGTACAAGATGCACTGAATTTTAAAAATTACATTGGGATTGATTTATATAAAGAATTTAGTTCATTTATTCGTATGGATAAGTTTTCTAATGATAATTATATTTCTGATGGACTCAATAATACAGACTTAATGAAAAATGCAATTGAGTTTATTACAGTTGCTACAAAAGAATTATTTAAGTCTGCTTCTCTCCAACATTCTATTACAGGAACAATTAAGAATTTCTTACGAATGAAAGAATTTGAGCCTGTGACAAATAACTTTAAAAATGGTAACTGGATTTGTGTTGGAATTGATGATAAAGTATATCAATTAAGAATTATTGAGTATGAAATTGATTTCTCTGATACGCAAAATATTAGTGTAACATTTTCTGATGTTGTTTCTGCACCAGATGGAATGACTGATTTGGAAAGCATTCTATCAAATTCTTCTAAGATGGCTACTTCTTACAATGGTGTAACTAGACAGTCTACTATCAACACTAATTTTAAGAATGAAATGAACGAAATGATTGCTAAAGGTTTGAGTATGACAAATACAAAAATCGTTAGTAATGCAGATAACCAGGATATTATATGGGATGAGCATGGATTATTATGTCGTGAGTATGATGATATTATTTCTGATTATACAGATTCACAGTTAAAAATTATTAATCATGGAATTTATATCACTGACGATAATTGGAAAACTGCAAGAGCTGGTATTGGTAATTTTATTTATTACGATCCACAAGATAAAACATATAAGGAGTCTTATGGTGTTATCGCTGATACTCTTGTAAGTAATTTAATCCTTACAAGCGAAGTGGGTATTTACAATGAAGAAAAGTCTATTGAAATGGCTAAAGATGGAATCATTGTAACTACCAATACTATGAACAAAAATGTATTTACAATTCGTAAGGAAATTACAGATGATGAAGGCAATATAACTTATGAAAGACAGTTATATATTGATGATAATGGAAATATTAGATTAGCAGGAAACGCTTCTATCTCATGGGATAGTGTCACGGGGACAGAAAATGTCGTTGTAAAAGATACTTTGAATGAGTTTATGGCTACTGTCAAAGAACAGATTGATGGTAAGATTGATACATTCAGACAGAGTGATGATCCATCTGTAAATTGGACTGACGAAGAAAAGAAATCACACGAAAATGATTTGTGGTATGACACTACAAATAATATCGTAAAAATGTGGAATGGTTCTACATGGGATGATTTTACGGGTGATGTGCCAGAATCAGTTTGGAATGAGATTAATGGCAAAGCGCAGATATTTATTGATACTCCAAAAACACCTTATAATAAAGGGGATTTATGGGTTGACGGTAGTGATATTCTTACCTGTATGATTTCAAAAACTGATAAAGAAACATATTCTAAAAATGATTGGCAAAAGAAAAACAGTTATACAGACAATTCAGCGTTAAATGAATTTAAGAATAATGTAGGCTATACTCAAATTAACAGTGAGTGGGTAATTTCACCAAACATCAAGGGTGGACATTTGATGATTACTCAGAATGGAAGTCAATATTCTGCTGAGATTACACCAGACGGTAAGCTAAAAGCTACAGGGGCAGAAATCACAGGTGCGATTACTGCTACTTCTGGATCATTTACAGGAACAGTCAATGCTACTTCTGGTATTTTTACTAACGTAGATATTCAGAGTGGTAAAATTGGTGGATTTACGCTTGCAAATAATATATTGTCAAGTAGTTTTGCAACAATCAGCCCATTATCTTTATCATATGGAAGCAATTTTTCTGTTGATTCAAGTGGAAAGTTAAGTGCGAATGGTGCAACTATTACAGGTGATATTAATGCTACTTCAATTTATGCAAAAGACAGCTATAAGATATATGCGAGTGGCTTAGGAAAATCTATAAAAGCCATATGGTGTGGTGATAATTGGGAGCCAAACGATGGATATGTAGATTTATACATTGGAAATGATTCTAAATCTTGGGCAGCGTTTATAGATAAAACGTCTAGTGATTCTAAATTTTCTCGAAGAGCCATTGTGGCTTCACAGTATTTTAACACAGGCAACCGACAAAATAACTATTCTTCTGTGAATTGTGTCACCGATCAAGACACGACATATGTCGAACTTACAACTATAAGTAAAGATACACCTGCTTCCGTAAGACTACAAATTGCTAATGATAGCGGATTATGTTTCATTCCAGGCGATGTAAATGATAGTGCATTGACTTACGATGAAACAATTAAACTTGGAACAAAAAGTCATAAATGGATGCAAGTTTGGACTAAAAATCTGTATGCAAACGGAGATACAGTTAGATTCTCTGGAATATCCGCAAAATCTTCAACTAGATATCTTGTTATTGATAGTAGTGGAAATGTTGGATATAGAGATGGTAACGGTGGGGGAAGTGAATTAGTTCAAGAATATACTGCTGGCGTTGGTATTAAAATTGTAAACAATAAAATTAGTTTAACTGGGACTTCTAAAGATAATTATAGGTATGTCAGAAACCCTATTGACGGAACACTTCATATGTCTAATGGTTGTGGATGGGATCTTGTTAATACAGATAATAAAGAAGTTACAGGAATTTACTGTAATGGTAGTAATGAAGTAATAATAAGTGAAAAAGATTATGATACCATATTACGTGGATCATCCATACAATTAGGAAACAGCAACACAATTGTTAAGATTCCATATTTGCCAAATTATACATCTGCGTCAAAATATCTTGTAGATGATGGCAAGGGGAATATAGGTTGGAAAACAATTTCTTCTAGTGGCGGTTCTCTCACAGGTGGATTAACCATTAAATTAAACGGAACTTCTCAGATAAGTTCATGGAAAGGCGCATCAGATGCATCTGTAAACATAACGGCAAGTAGTATTGGAGCTGCTACTACAAGTTGGGTTGAAAGGGCATTTGGAAGTAGAATAGATGTTTCTAATGGATATTTATACTTATATAACAATAATGGTTCTCAATTAAGCTCCGTACAATTACCAACAAGTTCTGGTGGTGGAACAACGTATTATGGAGGTACAGGTATTACTATTTCTGGAAATACTATTTCTGTCGATAGTACTGCTTCTTCTACTCATACACATGACAGTATTTCAAATGGAAGTAAAACCATTACTGTAGGTAGTGGATTAATGTGTGGAAGCACAAGCGGATGTAGTATTGGTCTTGAAACAGAACCTTGGAAAAATGGATGGTTTACAGGTACGGTTATGTATGGAAATTTGAAAAAAGGTTCTGATAGAAATGTTAAACATGATATTTGTATTTATGATAATAAAATAGAACAAGCATATATGAATTTCCAAGGCGTTTCTTATAGATATAATTATTATGATGGTTATGATTTAGGAGATAATATTCATTATGGATTTATAGCCCAGCAAATTCAAGAATCGTTAATAAAAAATGGAATTTCTAGTGAAGATTCATCATTGGTTAATTGCACCACATACGATAAGCCAAATTCAAAAGGATTACTTAAAGAATACTCTTTATCTTATGATGAGTTCATTTCTCTCAACACTCATATGACACAAAAAGCTCATCATCGTATTGACTCTCTCACACAAGACAACCAAAAACTAAAAAACACTATTCTCTCATTACAAGGAGAAATTGCAATCATAAAACAAAAATTGGAGGAATTAGCATGATTAAAATTAACACAACAACTAACGTAAATGCAAATATTTATGTTGGAGATGCAGAAAATCAGAAGAACGTAGCTTATGCAAACGCATCTGTAAGTAAAAATGGTGATGTTTCTATTAATAAATCTATTCAAGATGGCGAAGCATTCAAAGCGAATAAAGAATCAGTTCTGAAAGATTTCACAGAGTTTGAAACTTATGTGTATAGCTTAGTAGATACTGCTGAATAGAATATAATCACATAAATTACAATGACAGACTATGGATTAATTTCTGTAGTCTGTTTTATTATACCCAAAATCAAGGAGAAGAAATTATATGAAATATAGAAATATTGAAATCATTAATGTAATTAACTTTCTAAATAAATTTGGCGATATGAAATTACCTGCAAAAATTAGCTTCGCTATCATTAAGAATCAGAACTATTTCAATAAAGAATATAAAGATTATACTGATGTTCTGCAAAAGATGTATGAATCTTATTCAGACCACTTTAAGAAAGATAAAGAGGGGCAAGTTGTTGTAAATAAATCTGGCATTCCAGAACTTGATGATAAAGATGTTGCCAATAAGATGTATGAGGAAATCAATGATTTACTATCTCTTGAGGTTGAAGTAGGAAGATTTTATATTGATGAGTCTACATTTGACTATGATGATTCAAAATATGATGTATTAACGCCAAAGGATATGTTTGCCTTAATGGACTTCTTATGTCGTAAAGATGAGGATAAGACAGAATGACAGAACAAGAATATAAACAGAAAGAAGCAAAAATAAAAGAACGTAATAAAAATATTACGATGAAACGGAAACTTCATCGGATGAAAAAGAGTAGATTCAAATTCAAAAAAATACGGACGAGTAAAAAAGTTCTCTGGACAATCATTGTGATCTGTTTGGAGATTTTATTTTTCTCTGAATATATGGCGTTAAAAACTGAGGACACAAGTTTTATGTATGCACTTATTGGAGTAGCTACTACTCTCATACCTACTGCACTAGGTTATTTCAAAATGAGTGATAATGAGCATAAACGTGGTCAATTTGAAATGCCATTAAATGAGGACTACTCTTCTATTTCTGATGGCGATGAACAAACTGACAGCGATAATGCTGTTGGATAATAAAATAACACAAGGAGGACTCGTATGGATATTTTAAATGGTATCAAAAACTTCTTATCATTCATCAATGATAATTGGACTACTATCTTAGTTATCATTGGTTTGGCTTTAACTTTATGGAAGAAAATTGAATCATATTCAAAACTCTCCACAGACAAGAAAATTGAAATTGCTAAGAAACAGATTTCCGAAAATATCTTAAAACTGATTACTCAAGCAGAGAAAGATTATGCTGAATGGGAAAAGGCAGGAAGTATTAAGCGTAGTGAAGTAATCAGTGAGATTTATAAGGAATATCCTATTCTTGCAAAAGTCGTAAATCAAGAGGAACTTGTTAAATGGATTGATGAACAGATTGATAACGCACTCCCAACATTGAGGGATATTATTAAACAAAATGAAAAAGATACATCAGATACAGGAAAGTAATGAGGTAAATAATCATGGACAAAAATATGGCGAATCGTGCTTGTTGCGATTTAGATATCCGAGATTATTACACCAAAGCTCCTGTTATGCGTGTCGACTTCTGCAATACGACAACATATGGATTTAATTCTGATGCTGTTTTTGCAAGAAGAAATGGTTCAAAATATATAAAATTTGAATCTCCACTTGAAGGGAACATTGACATTACATTTCAAGTGCATCCATTTAAAGTATACTCTTTATTGAATGGTGGTCAAGTATTAACTGATGCAATCATTGTAAGGCGTGAAAATATTACTGCTTCTGTAAATGGGAAACTTATTTTACAACACTCTCCTATTATGGGGAGTGTTTTTGTATATACAGAAGATGATTTTACAGGTAAAGAAATACAAGGTTCTGTTGCAGGAAATACGTTTACTGCACAAGCAACTTCTGATATCAAATCTGGTCAGACTTATACCGTTGGTTATCTTGAAAATAAAGCCGAAGATGTAAAACGTATAGCATTTAATAATCGTAACTACTCTTCTGCTTATTATATTCAGATGATGACAGAAAACAAGGATGAATATGGTAATAATATCGGAATGCGTCTGATCGCATATAAATGTTATCCGAAGCGTGAATTAGAGATTAATTTTTCTTCTGATGATTCTCCTGCCGAAATTACAATGTCGTTTGAATGTTTTCAAGATGAAGATGGAAACGTCATGGATATGGTTGCACTTGATGAGGATGAAGAAGATGAATATGAAGATATTTGGATTAACTTCACGACAGGCACATTGGAAACTTACTCACCTACTTATTATATACAAAATGGATATTTATTACAAAACGAAGTAAAGGAGGATGGATATTGATGGCTGCTAAAAATCTCGGAAAAGTTTTTATGACTCCAAAAGGTCAATGGGATAAAACTTTAAGCTATGCAAAATTAGATATTGTAACAAATAAAGTTGGGAAAATCAGCAGTGGATATATCGCTACTACTGACATTCCAAAAGGTACAGCAATCACCGATGCAAAGTGGTTAAAATTATTTGATCTTGTTGATGGTGATGTTACAGATGAGTACAAAGCATTACAGAAAGATGTAACTAATAAGGCTACAAATGTTGATACAAATAAAAAAGCTGTAGATACGATTTATACTGCTATTCAGAAGTTATATGACGTAGAGATTTCTACTACTGCTCCAACAAATGAACGTACAGGGTTATGGGTAAATCCTGATGATGAACAATCAGTAAGTATTCCAGAATTAAAGGATAATGTGGTTAATACTACAGACACATGGAGTTCTCAAAAAATCTACACAGAGTTACAAGCTATTTCAAAATATATTCCAACAGAGGATGAAGAAAAAGCATATGTATTTGGAGGTGATAAATAATGGCAGATGTTAAAACTGAAAAGAAATTTGCGAGTCTTGAGACTGCAAAGAAAATTAATGATGATGTTGCTTCGTTAAAGGAAGATATAGGTGAGATTCCTAAAAAACAAGGATATCTAAGCAGTTATGTTACAGATAGTACTATAAAAATTAATAATGAAATTTATGATGTTACAACTATTATAGATGGACTGTTAAAAAATGGATGTAAAAAAATCGTAGTAGATGTTGATTGCTATGTTCAGAGACCAATTATTCCGAACAACGGATTAGAAATAGTCGGAAATGGTAAAAGCGTTATTTATTTTGAATCTGGAGATGGATTTAATTTTTCGGAGGGTAGCGACAACGTATCCATACATGATTTAATAATAAAGGGATATAACATACAAGATGATGTAAAGGTTAAAGATAACTGGCTCATCAACATATCAAGTGATTTACATAATACCAAATTGTACAACTTGGATATAGAGAGCGGTTATAACGGTATAAAGATAAATGGATGGATAAATAATTATCAAAATATAATTGTTAGTTATTTTAAAGGAATTGGCGTTTATATTGGAAGAAGTGACAACACTTTTAACACTTTTTATATAAACGGTTGCCGAAAAGAGGGCTTATATATTTCATCCAGTAATAACAGAATTGATAATATAAAGATATTATCATGCGGGGAAAATTCTGATTCTTCTTGTTTTTTTAAAGGTAATAGGAATACTATATCGAATGTAGAGATTCAAGATATATATAACAAATGTGCGATATTCGAGAATTTTAATAATAATATATTGAACATTAACTTAGATGGGATAAGAACACACATTACGGACGACGCATCAATCGTACTTGCTGAATTTGTAAATTGTAGCAGAAATGTTATCAATTTAATTTCATCAAAATATGGTTCTAGCGTTAATGACTCGTCTAAGGACGATATCATAAGTTTAAATAGCAATTGTAATACCAATTCATTGATATTATCATCATTGAAAGTCGCATTGCAGGATGGTGGAGTGAAAAATAACATAACGGTGTTAAAAAACGATATTGTTAGTTACAATATTGATAAAATTTTGACTCTGGAAGAAACATACAGTGCAAAAAAACCGACAGCGATTAATTATGTTAAGTGTACTAATGTATCTAATGAATATAGCGATGCTATGTACGCTTTTAAAAATAATGGAGATGTTAATTACAGCGGGCCTAGGTTCACGTTAAAAGAAAAACAGAAACTTTTTTGTGTGGTGGTCTTATCTTCAAACACCGCCTATAATGAGCAAACACAAGCAACTCTTATGTTAACTGATCAACAAGACAATATGAATCATACTAAAAGTATCGGAAATCTTGAAAATAACCAAGTTCTTACTTTAATAGGGGCTGATGATGCATCACTTTTGCCATGGGCTGTATTAAATAACGTGATGAATTCAAGCACGATAACGAAAATTAAGTATATAGGTTTTTTTGATTTTAAGAATTATTCTGCCATAATGTCTGATATTATTAATTAACTAAAGAGGGCTTTAGTTAACTAACAAAACGGGCAGAAGAAACACTCTCCTGCCCTTCTCTCTTATTTACCCAAGTCTAACAACCTATGCAAATAAGAATCAGTTTGCAACGCATCAGGACTCTCATCATCATTGACAACTACAAGTTTATTTGTTTCATTTTCAATGATTTGCCTGATATAATCAAACACATGGAGTGTATGGATGAAACTTTGCATTTGTTCATATGTAATCATGTGGGCTTCATCTGTTATCTCAAATATAAGGATCTTTAGACCTTTTCGATGTTTATATGTGTTAATGAATTCATTAATCTTTTGTTCATCAGATGTATTTAACTCGTCTACCACATAGCTTTCGATATGGTCAATCCTTATACAAAGTAACTTGATGTAATTTTTAATCTCATATAATGCCATATTTACCACCTCCTTTCTTGATAGGGAAATTATACCTGATTGAAAGGCACATTTCATTGTAAAAAATTTGGTAAATATGGAAATATTTGGATGCTATTTTGGCATCTTTTTTAATTTTTTAGAATTGAAATATTGAAAATTTTAAACCATCACAATTTAGGAGGTTTTTATAAATGATAAAAATGAATTTAGGATCAGCTAAAATTCGTGATCCAAAAACAAAACAATTTAATCCAATTGCAGGATTAATTGGAGAATCCGCTTATCAGACTGCCGTTAGATTAGGAACTTTTAGCGGAAGTGAAAAAGAATGGAATGATTATATCAAAACAGAGCGTGAAAAAGCTCTTGAAGATATTCGTAAAGCAGGCGAGAATTTATCCACTTATATCTCTGTACAAACTTTTGTTGATGTTAAGCAGAAAACACCACATATTGATACAGTAAAAAATTACTATAATTTACAGCGTACAGGTAAAGTTTATCAGACAAAAATCTGGAAATTCGCAACCAACCCAACATCTAGCGGAGAAAAACTCTTAGATAATGCAGGACTTGAATTTGTGCCATCTACAGGCACTACAGAAGGAAAAGACGATTATCTAAATGGTAATCACCCTATGTTTGAGTGGGTGCATTGTAATTATAAACGTAACGATGATGGTACTGCTTATCCTATTGCTACAGAATATGACGATAACTATGCTACTACAGGTGCAGTTGATGTAGGTGCAATGCAAATGTCATTCTACTGGAATTGGGATACTTCTAATCCAGAATACGATCTTGTTACTATTTCTGATATGCCAAATGAAAAATATGGATTAAAACCTTGGACAGAATGTAAACGTGTAGATGGAACAGTTCTTCCATATTGTATTGGTTCTGCTTATGTATCAGGTATTGCTTCTGATGGATTACTTAGAAGTCAACCTGGATTAAAACCTGAGAAATGGCAATGTCATAATAATATGATTACAAATTATCAGAAGAAAGGTAAGGGACATTGGGGAGCTGGTGCAGAAAGAAATACATTTCAGATTCTTTTCAATATTATTAAGGGTGCTACAAAGAATAGTCAGAGCCTATTCCAAGGTTGCACAGCATACAATTTCCAATACTCTGCTTCTGTTCAGTCTGCGGATGCACATACATATTTCCCAGTAACAAATGCACAGGCACAAAATATTCTTGTTGGTTCTTATGTATCAGTTGGATATGGAGAATTAAAAACTGATACCAATACAGTAAATCTTGATCGTGGAGTAAGAAATATGCACAAATACGCAGACGATGTAAAAGTGCTACGTATTGAAACTCTCGATGAAAATAATAAAGCTGTATATCTTGACATCGAAACAGGATTTAATACTACCCCAGTTAAGTTATCTGATACAATAAATTCACCTATTACTCTCTCATCTATGCATTGGTGGTCAGGAACTACCGATACTGTTATTGGTCGTCATGATGGTTCTCCTGTGTCTAATACTGATGGAAAACATGCATATAGAGTACAGGGACGTGAGTACGCAGTAGGTGGTTATCTTATTGCTTCTGACACAGTTATGGACTTCCAGAGCGATTATAGCAAGAAAGTATATATTGCTCCAAAAGGTCTTGCTCATAGTTCTTCTGATGCAACAATTAGAAGTAAATATACATATATTGGTATAATTCCTGCTAATCCAGATGGAAAAGGATCTGATTATTGGATTGGTGACATTTCAGTTGATGTTAATACTGGTGGATGGTTCCCATCCGCAAAAGGTTCTTCAAATTCTCAAGGTTGGGCTGATATGCTGTACGCAGGTGGTACAAGTACTTCTGGTACAAGAGAATACCTCATGGGCGGTTCTCTGGGCCATGGCTCGGATGCGGGTACTGCATACGTCAATGCCTGGAGCGGGATTTCTTGGGCTTCTTGGTACAATCTCGGTGCCGATTAAATATAGGTTGTCAAGGGGTGAATTTTTGAACGAGCTTGCGAAGCAAGTGAAGAGAAAAAAGAGGGGACTTCTCCCCTCTTAATAAAAGAGAAAGAAGGTAACTACTTATTAAAGAAATATGGTCACAAGAACGAGTAAATATATTTAACGATTCTGTAGATAAAATGATTAATGGTTTGAATCCATATCAAGCTGTTGCATTTACAGACGGTGCATATTCACAGAATAAAAATAAAGGTGGATATGGTGTTGTTTTATTTACTCAAGATAATAAAGAAACTTATGATAAAGTGTTTCGTTGGAAAACACAATCCCACCAACAAATCATAAAGCTTCATAATGTCGGTGCTGAATGTGAAGCTGTAAAATTTGTTGTTAAGAAAGCTATCGAAAAGAATCTTCAAAAAATCACTATATTTTATGATTATGAAGGAATACTTAAATGGCTTACAAGGGAATGGAATGCAAATCAAGAATATACTAAAAATTATGTAAATACTATGTTGATATATTCAAAACAAATTCAAATAGGTTTCGTAAAAGTAAAATCGCATTGTGGAATAACTTATAATGAATTAGCTGACGAAATTGCAACAAACGCATTATTAAAACCTTAAACAGAGAATTAATCAAGAGTGTGAAAGCACTCTTATTTTATTGCACAAATTTAGGAGGAAATCATTTGGAAGAACATAATGAAGCAAAATATATCGTTTATTGTCATACCAACAAAATAAATAATAAAAAATACATTGGTCAAACTTGCCATACATTAAAAATCAGATCTGGTAAGGATGGATGTCGGTATCATGCATGTGCATATTTTTGGAATGCTATTCAAAAATATGGATGGGATAATTTTGAGCATGAGATTTTATTCGAAGATCTTTCTAAAGAAAGTGCTGATAGAATTGAAAAAATATTAATTCAAACTTTTAGAACGCAAAATTCTAATTATGGATATAATATTCAGAATGGTGGTACATTTGGAAATACTGCCACACCAGAAGATTTAACTGGTAAACAGTTTGGTAGACTTACTGTCATTGGTAGAGACTTTTCGATTAATAAAGAAGTTAGATGGTTATGTCAATGCAGTTGTGGAAATCCAGAATTAGTTAGCGTGAGTACACATAATCTCAATAGATGTTATACACAGTCATGCGGTTGCTATAGAAAAGAAAAAGCAAAACAAGATAGTACTATTCATGGAATGACTGGCACAAAAATTCATAATAAATGGTTATCTCTTATTGCTAGGGAGAATGTTTGCGATGAATGGAAACAAAACTTTATGAATTTCTATGATTGGGCGATGTCTCATGGATATGAAGATAATTTATTTTTATGTCGTATAGAATTAGATAAAGGATTTAATCCAGATAATTGTATATGGATGACAAAGAAAGAGTACATAAGAAAAAATCAATCAAAATCGTATACATATGATGGTAAGACCATGACTCTTCCAGAATGGGCTGAGTTATACAATATTAATTTAGAAACATTAAAACATAGAATTAACAAATATGGAATGCCAATCGAAGAAGCATTGACAAAACCAATAAAGAAAAAACATTATTATACATATAATAACGAAACTCATTCTATTCCAGAATGGGCTAGTTTATATAATTTGAAAACAAAAACTTTAGAAGGCAGATTGAATAGAGGTAAATCTATTGAAGAAGCTTTAAGTATGTAAAATAAGTATTAAACGGTCTTACACTACGGGCGGTAATCTGAACAATGGCTCGAATGCGGGTACTGCATACGTCAATGCCAGGAGCAGGATTTCTTGGGATAATTGGTACAATCTCGGTGCTGAATATATTTAAAATATTTATTCTTTAGTAGTGTATTTCATACTCGTAAAAAGTATTTAATCGAAAGATTAACGTAACCTGATGGTTAAAATTATTTTCATAAACCAACCTCGCTAACATAGGATGAGCTATATTCTAATATAGTTGGGCTTAGTAGCTTTTGCGAAAAGCCTTTTAAATATAATCGTGTATACGATATATGAATTGATAAAAATATGCTATCTAATATTTATTTTACATATAAAAATAAAAAACAGGAGGTGTTGCTACGAAAAAATATTGTAAAAATATTGACATTACAAATCGTGATTTAATTTCAAATGCAACATATCGTTGCCTAGCAGATAAATATACACGTAACGATACACTTGAATTATTATCTGATATTTCTGGATTAAGAAAATGTCAAATATACAATATTTATTACCGTTACGGAATAAAAGCAATAAAACCATTTGTTGAAATTCTAATAACTGTAATCCATTCAGAACTTATCAGCAAATCTATTTCGTTTCCTACAATCTGGTATAAAGAAAAGATTGATTTATCATCTCATAAAATCCGCAATATAGGAATACAACATGTTAAGCAACAAATATATGACTATATAGCAATTGAAGGACTTAAACCATTATTTTGTCGCATAGGCGTTCATCAATACGCTTCGATCAAAAATAGAGGTTGTGTAAAAGGTTCTCGTATGATACAGAGATGGATGCGTAATAAATCTCTTAAATACTTTGCAAAATTAGATATCCGCAAATGCTATCCTTCTATTCCACAAGATAAATTAATTCAGTTCTTAGAAAAGCACATTAAAAACGATATGTTGATGTGGCTTATCAAGGAGCTTATCAGTACATTTGAACAAGGCTTATCTATTGGTTCTTTTCTTTCTCAATATTTATGCAATCTATATCTTTCCCAAATATATCATTTTATTGGACATTTGCATAAAGAACGTAAACATAAGGATGGCACTCGATCTTCTATTCGTCTTGTATATCATAGATTGTTCTATATGGACGACATATTAATGATCGGTACATCAGCTAAAGACATGCATAAAGCAGTCAAGGAAGTTATTAAATATTGTAAATCTCTTGGTTTGAAAATAAAAGAATCATGGTTTGTGAAACAGATGCCTTTTGCCAATAAGAAATGTGACGGAGCATTTATAGATATGATGGGATTTAGAATCTATAGAACTCACATTACTGTCCGTAGGCGTGTGTTCAAAAGAATCCGCAGAATAGCTATACGATTATGGAAACGAATAAAGACCCATCAAAAGATTTTAGAATCTCATGCAAGAAAAATGATCTCTTATTGGGGATTATTAAAAAATAGTAACTCAACAAAAGTAATTCAAAAATATCACATAAAAGATATTATGAAAATTTGTAAAAAGGTGGTAAAGAAATATGACAAAATCTCGCTTTATGGAAAAACAGCAGCCTGTCAATGTTGTTGAAAAAGACAAAGTGTATGTGTACGTCTGTTTGAATGAAACAGAAGTTACAGAAGATCATACAAATGGGGAAGAATCTGCTGAACCTGTAACTATGTATGAATATGATTACAATGAAATTATTGAAGATGTTGGTGTTTTAGATATTGATGATATCAAAGCTAATCCAAAAAAATATCTTAATTATGAAAAAGCAGTTGAAAAGACTGATAAAGAACGCATTGCTGAACTTGAAGCAATGAATGCAGAACTGTCTACTACTGTAGATAGTATCTTAACTGACGTATTACCTGCCCTTATGGGTGAGTAATTATATAACTATAACTTTATTAACAGAAAGGACACAGAAAGGATATGAAAGATATGGCAACATTTATCGCAAGAATGATTATGGAAAAAGCAGACAAAAGTCTTGAAGCAGGTCAGAAGAAATACAGAGCGTATTTTATTAAAACTAAACTGTATAAGAACTGGAAGGAAGATGTAGATACTATTCTTATCACAGATGGTTATGATGATGTTATTGTTGAGGCATGAGTAAAAAGAATGTATAAGCTTTTGTCGAAGAGGTAATATACCTCTTATTTTTATGCTCAAATTTAAAGGGAGTCTTGTGTTACAACAAGGCTCTCTATTTTTATGAAAATGAGGTGATAATATGCCAGAAATTAAAGGAATTGATGTTTCCAGATGGAATGGAAGCATTGACTGGAAAACTGTTGCTAATTATGGAATGGGATTCGCTATCCTAAGAATCACAGAAAAAGGAAATATTGTTGATAGCACATTCGAACCTAATTATAAAGGCTGTATTGAGAATAAGATTCCTGTTGGAGTCTATAAATACAGCTATGCTACTACTATTGCTCAGATTAAAGATGAAGCAAATGTAGTTATTAAAACATTGAATAAAAGAAAACTGGATTATCCAGTGTTTCTTGATATAGAGGATAAATGTCAGGAGAATTTATCTGACAGTTTAATGATGAAAATGATTGAAGCGTTTAGAGCAATTATAATCAAAGCTGGATATAAATTTGGTATTTATTGCGGTTATTCTTGGTATCAGAACCAGTTACCAGAAGGTGCTAAAAAGTACGATGTATGGACAGCAAGATATCCTAATAATGATACCGGTAAATTACAGGAAAGATTAAGAGTTCCTGCTTCTACTGGTGTTATTGGATGGCAATACTCTAGTAAGGCAACCATTCCTGGTATTCCAACAAAAACCGATCGAAGTGTATTCTATAAAGACTATTCTAAATCTTCTACTACTTCTACA